GTTTGATTATATTCAGAATCAATACTAATTTGATTACCATTTTTTCCTACCTTATAACCAACTTTAGAATCTGAATTTGCGGTAGACCAAGTCAGTCCTCCTGATAATCCACCATTTCCATAGAAAGAATCGCCAGCAAAACCAAATTTAATACCATCTAAACCTGGCTCGTATAAATCCGCTAATACATTAGGTCCGTAAACAGATGTTTGAACTTCTTCTCCAAACATATTTAAAGGTAATTTTCCCGAAGGACCATCAACATAACTAGGGTCAACTTCTTTACTACCCACATAATAACCCCCTTTAGTTGGGTTATCTAAAACACTATTTAATAAGTTTTTAGCACCATCAATAAGGTTACCAATGATTCCTTTATCATAATCAGGACCATATCTATTAAAACCTAACGTGTAATAAAGTTGTGATTTTTGACCTCCACCTGTGTTATTAAGAAATAATTGAGATGCTGACTTTTGATGTGTCAATCTACCTATTAATCCTTTATTACTACTAATACCAAGGGCTTTACCTATTTGACCCGCAAGGTTTAAGTTCTTAGGGTCAGTTTCAAAATAGTCACCAGGAATTTCAGAACCTGGAAAATAAAAACCTCCAAGTCTCGCCGCAAAATCTGCAGCTCTAAATAAAATATTACCAGGTCGAGTAATTACCCAATCCCTTTCTACTAAAGGTATCTTACCCTGTAACATTTGAACGGCCATCAATGGGTCGTTCGCTGCGTTAGGTAAATTAATTCTACCTACAGTATTTTTAATTAATTGTCTATCAATTCTTTCTTTTAACTCTTGTCTAAGAGTTTTTGCACCAAGTTGTACAATATATGAGTCCTGAGATAAACTACCGTCAGAACCTGTAGGGTCGTCTTGTAATAATATTTGGTAAGGCGTATAGTATGAAGGAACAAACGTAAAATATGAAGAAAAACTTGGTGTTAACTGTTTAGTCTCCACAGAATATAATTCAATATTTGCATTGTCCCAAGAATACTTATTTGCGGTTGGTAATTCCTGTTGTGATAACGCGGGATTATACGAAGGCCAACCAGCACCTGTTAAACTCTGTTCAGGTAGTGTCGCATTATTTATGTCATACTCTTCAAATTTAGGCGCTAAAATAACACTACCAATTGAAAATAAATTAACATAAGGGGTACTCCATTTATTAACAGAAGGAATATCTTCTTCAGAAATTGCACTAGAGTTATATGACGGCCAAGTATTACCGTTTAAACTTTGTTGTGGTAAACTAGCTAAATTTAAATTATATTGTTCGTATGTTGGGGATAGTATTACATCATTAATTTGATATAATAATATTGACGGTAACCCGTATTTGTTAACTGAAGAAATAGTATTTTCATTTATTGCTCCCGCATTGTACGCTGGCCACCCTAAACCATTCAAACTTTGTTGTGGTAATGAAGCGTGAGTAATATCGTATCTAGAATAAATTGGTGTTAGTAACAAATTACCAATCAACGCTAATTGTACAAAATCAAATGAATATTTGTTTACTGATGGAATATCTTCTTCAGATATTGCATTAGAATTATATGACGGCCAAGTATTACCATTTAAACTTTGTTCAGGTAAACTAGCATTTAAAACATCATATTCTTCAAATTTAGGGGTTAATAATAAATTACCAATTTGAGCTAATTGAATAGTGGTAAACGCCCATCTATTAACAGATGTAATATCTTGTTCGGAAATAGCATTAGAATTGTATGAAGGCCAAGTACTACCGTCTAAACTTTGTTGTGGTAATGAAGTGTCAGTAATATCATACACACCATTATTGTTTGATAAAACAATCGGTTGGGATTGGGTTATAGTGTCACCAAACCCACTAATTGGTCCGTATTCATTTAAATTATATAAACCGTGGAATGTAGGTCCTAAATTTTTAGGCGGATTCTCAATTAAAGAGTCGTCCTGATTAAGAACCCCCTCGTCTCTAAGAACAGTATCTCTAACTATTGTACCCGATGGTGGTACATAACTACCTGGCACCGTATATGGTGATAAGTTTCGAGCTAATAACTTATTTCTAAAACCTTCTGTTGATGGAAATGTTAATGTACTTGGCATCCCTTAATTTTATCTATAAATAGATAATAGTTTTATTTTTTTTAAAGTATCTATGATATTATGCAAACGCAGAAGTCGGAGTAAATAAATTACCCGCCTTGGCTTTATTCTCACCACTACCTTTAAGGTCGTTCATCATTCTTTCAGTTCGACTATTTCCTTGGTAGATTGCACTTGCAACGTCAGACTTAGATAACATATCCATAACAAAACTTTCCATTCCAATAGGGTTAACATTAACACTAATAGAACCATCGACCTTAACAGTACCTGTTTCAGGTATCGCAGGTGTTGTGTTGTTATTATTATTAATATTAGAGTTAGGTATTTGATTTGGCGTTATTGTTGAGTTTGGAGTTATGGTAGCATTTGGTATTGCAGTTTGTACATTAGAACTATTAACTGTTTGACTTCCCGATAACCCATTTAACGCAGTATTGATTTGTTCTTTAACGGTCTCAGGAATTCCTGTTAACATACTACTATTAAGTAGTGTTTTAAATGCCGTAAGGTCAACATTACCTCCCCACATCTCCTGAGATTCTGAATAGTTTTGTGGAACATTACCAACGGCACCTTTAATTTGTTCGTATGCTGCCTTACCACCTGAAACCATTTCTTGCCCCGCTCCCGCAACATCACCTTTACTAAGTTTATCAAATGATTTACTAAGAACGTCGGTTAACTTTTGAATATTTTTAGATATTGTTTCTACGTGAATTTGATTTTTATCATTAGCATCTCGTTGTAACCCCATAGTCATATTTATGGTTTCTTGACCTGTGGCAACAATTTTACCAAGACTTTCAATATCTTTAACAAAACTAGGTTGTGTCGCAACTGCACGTCCTACAACTCCTTGTCTTGCGGCTATTAAGTTTTCAATATTTTTTAAAATACCATTAGCCTCCAACTGCATTTTTGCGGGACTTGCTAATTTTTCATTCATTGACTGAATTTCTTTTAAGTCTTCAGACTTAACTTCAGAAACTAATTTTTCTTCACCTGAAGCGGTTTTAATAATATATTGACCCTCAAATTTACCACCAGTCGCACCAAGTTGAGCCATACCCGCAATCATTTTTTTAGAATCTTCGTCGGCAAATTCAGGGTTAAATGTAATTTCCCTCATTTTTCTATCAAGGTCCCCCGCATTCATTGCCCACTTCGCAACTTGGTCGGCACTCATACCCATTTCTTTAGCGATTTCTCTTAATTGTCCTTGGGCACCAGGTAAAATTCTAATACTTTTAGTTTGTTCATCAAAATAAGTCATTGATTTTAACGCCTTACCAACTTCTTCTTGTAGTTTAGCAGGGTCATTTCTTGACATATCCATTAATTTATACGGGTCAAGTAAACTAGACACTTGGACACCTAATCTTTGAAAGGCTGCTGACATTTGAACCGCGGCATCAGGTTCAAATAATTTATCCGCCAAACCTAAAGTTTGACTCATATCAATTCTTAATAAAGACGCTTGAGCGGCCATTTTAGCCATACCTTGTACACCTCCATCAAAGTTGTACAAAGCCATTTTACCCATCTGACCTTCTAATTGTTTATATACGGATTGTGACGTTACACCTAATTCTTTTGCGGAATTAAGAATACCCGTCATTTCTTTACCAATATTATTAATTCCATAACCCGCATTTGCAAACATAGGTATCATTGCTGAGGCTTTAGCCCCCGCATTTTCACTCATACCAGCAACTAAGGAACCCGCGGCATATAATTCTTTATATTGGTCAGTATTTAAACTTGATTGAGTCTGTAAACCTTCAATTACACCTTTTTGAATTTTTGCAACATCAGTAATACTTCCACCTAATGCGGCAACTGACGGTGTTGCGTCTCTAAGAAGGTCTCTAGTATTCTGAGCCATCTGTTGACTACCTGCAAATAGTCTTGAAACTGAGTTAACAGTAGATTCAACAGTTTCAATAGATTTTTTAATTTCATCCGCAAACCCACCTAACTGTGTGTTTGCTTTTGTCATCGCTTTAATAACAGAATCAAGACCTGGTAATACTTCTAACTTAACTCTAGACGCCTCTTCGTTTTGTTGTCTTAACGACTCTAAATCTTTTTCATTGTCTCCTTTAGTACCTTGTAACATAGATTAATTTTAATATAAATAGATTGACTAATTATTTTTTGGAGTTATTTCCTTAACAAATTGGTCAATTATATATCTCCGTAGATATACGGGCATAGAAAGAAAGTCTGTATATGACACATTTAAGTGTTTAGTACAGACATAGTATTCCCAAGATTGGGTTTCTCGATAATTAGAAGAAAGGCCGAAAAAACTCCACCCCAAAGGCTATATTCGCATATACCTCTTTTCCTGACGGGGCGTTAACTTTTCTGACTAAGTCAAGTCTTGGTTCATTTTCCTCAACAAAGTTTCTTATAAACTTAGCATCTGATATAGGTAAAGAGTCAATGGTTTGTGTTATAAAAGCAACATCTGAATTACCATCAATTTCCACAACCATTTTATTTAATTTCCAAGTTTGTTTTGGGGCAATTCTACCAACAGGGTATTGGTCGGCCATTTTATCCAACTCACTAAGTTCCCCAAATGATAACGGTTTTAACTTTACTGTAGAATTAGACTTTGGTAATTTAACAACAAAATAACCTTCGTCATTAGGTTTTTGTGTAGTTTCTTTGATGTATAACTCATCTAATAAAATAGTGGTTTCAAATTTTTTACCTGTGTCAGGGTCACTTAATGTAATATTATATTCAGGTCCAAACGCACTATTTCTTAAAAAGATAAGAATAGCTTCTAAGTCACCTTGTAATAATTCGTCAGGTCTTAAATCTGGTTCGTATAATTTATTACGTAATAACGTAATAACCAAACCATCTTTACCTATACTGTCACCAGCCATTAAGATGTTTTCATCTGCCGCGGTAAGATAACCTACTTTAACCGCTTTCTTTTTATTTTTGTAAAATACTCCTCCTGTAGGTAGTTTTACTACATCGTGAGGTAGAGAGAAGTTTTGTTGTCCATATTGTTGTGTTGTATCCATATAAAAAAAATAACCATAGAGAGTTTATAGTGTCCCTATGGTTAAATATAGTAGTATGTATTTTTTTATCAATAGTATTGTATTAGTAAACTAAGATACATCTGTCCATACGTAAAGATGCACTAATTTGTACTAATCCGTCATTTGAGTAACCTAAATCACCAAATGATACGTCAGTTAAGAATGTACCTTCCAAAATCCATTTCTCAACAACAACACCTGTTGGGTCTAACATTTCAAGGTCGACATTTTTCTTGTAACCTGCAGCATAACCCATACGTCCTGTAACTGACTCAGCGTGTAAACGAACCCACTCCATAAGAGCTTGTGCTGCCGAAGGACCGATTGGGTCACGGAATTTAACAGAAATAGGGTCCCAGTTGAATCTACCTGCAACGAATGTTGATGTATTTAAAAACTGAATCTCAGTTGGATTAATTTTAATGTGTGGTCTAGAAGTTGATTCTACAAACCATTCGTTAATACCTAATGTAGAAGGAAAACGTAAGATAAATCGGTTCTGACGTTTCGGTTCGTACGGTATCGGCATTTTCATCAATAAATCAGCCATAGTATTTTATTTTTAATTATTTTGTTTTTTATTTATTACTATAAATACTTCCAACTTGAAAATTTTTGTATTTACTTTATTTTTTTATTCTGTAATCTTCTACTAGAAAATATCTAGTTATTGATTATTTCTAGTTTTTATTATTAATTTATTAATATTTAACTTTTTCTCCTCCTGATGTATAATAAGTTTGTAAGATATTATCTGGTTTATCTTCAAAATGTTTCTTAACTGTTTCCACATTCTTAAGGTCATCATCGGAAAATCCTATTGTAGGTACAAAATTATTACTCACTTTATTTTTAAGGAACGCTTTTTTATGTAACTGAGAAGATAATTCTCTAACATATCCCACAAATTCTTCCAAAGCTTTCACTTTTTCTTCCTCAGGATTTGCCTCCGCACCTGTACCAAAAGAAACAGGGTAAAATTTACATAAGTCAAGATAACTTTTAATTAACTGAGCGTCGGACAATTCACTTTCGTCTGAAAAATTTCTGTATTTTTTTAAGTTTTTTAATAATTCGTCTTTATTGATACCATTAAATCCTGACACAATATAGTTATAAACTCCTTCTTTTAAAGTCTTAGGGTTATGTCCTCTCGCGGTTACTATCGAAAAAATTGAACCGTTGTTAATACATTCAACAAAATCATCCCAAGCTGGTCCTGGTTTTGCCAACATCGCGTCAACTAAAAACGCCTTATCACCTGGTGTTCTAAAATTTCTAAACGGGTCTTCCGCAAAACCTACAATGGTAGTTCCGTTATAATCAAACTCTTCTTTACCAATTTTAGACCTATAATGTGCAAAATCCTCGGTAGTCATACCGATATCTTCACCTTTATCAGATTTCACCATAATTCTTGTTGGCATTGTTACGATATTGTCGTCCCAATCAAAAGCATAATACTTTAAATCTGGTGTCCCTTCTTCAGTAAATCCTTCTTTTATTCTTCTTTTCATATTTTAATTTAAAGGCTAAAGGTGGGGATTACTCCCCACCATATAAGTATTAGATATTGTCAAATGACGCACCTGTTGGTGTAATCAAGAACTCAATATCGATGAATTCTAACGCTTTAGTTGGTTTGATGTAAATTTTACCTACTAATTGGTTTTTATCTAAGTCTTCAGGAGATGAAGAAACTGTTACACGGAAATCGTATAAACCTCTGTCTCTTCTGATAGCATCTAAGATAGGATTAACCGCGTCCAAGAAATCTTGTCTAACTTTCGCATCGTTTTGTTCAAACAGTAATCTAACCGCCACCGCTGAAATCAATTTACGTGCTTGTAATAACAATCTTCTTACGTTGATTCTATCAAGAGCCGACTCTCTAATTTGTAGAGTTTTGTTACCCCAAATTACAGTACCAACATCAGAGAAGGTTGCGATTGGGTTAAGTCTACCTACATATAAAGTATCTCTATCTTCTTGTGTTAATTTACGTCTCGCTTTAATTGCGTTTACAAGACCTCTTGTGTAACCCGCAGATGCGAACCAAGGGAACGCGATGTTGTCGGTTAACGCTAAGTTTCTTGTTACTTCCGCAGTAGCTGGAATGTAAATTTGTGTATTGTTAACTGTATCACGAGTTAATACCCAAGGGTAGTAAGTTGCCGTGTAGTTAGAGTCAATACCTGTCTGTTCTAAGTTATCTACCGCTTCTTGTGGATAAATCATATCTAAAGTATCGGTTGTAGAAGGTACAAACATATTAAAGTCAGGAGTAGTACAGATATATAATGAATCCGCTCTATCGTACTCAATCATTTCAATCGCTTGTTCAACTAAGTTACTATTATTTACATAATCAATACCTGGTGTTACGAACACGTTAATGTTCACCGCCTCAGGGTTTGAGAATGTTTTTTGTCCTAATAGGTATGCGTAGTAGTCAGTATTCGCCCAATCTTGAGTATTATCCCCAACTGTTATACGTTTAAACATACCTGTACCAGTAGCATTTGGATATCTATCTGAATAACAAGCTCCCGCCAAATAACCTGAAGAACCTACTTGGAATCTATCTGAGTTTGTACGGTATTCTCTATAAATGTCCCATCCGTCGAAACCTCCGTGAACCATTAATGAGAATTTTCTTGCGTATAATCTGTAATAAGGGTTATTAGCGTTTGTTGGGTCATTTCTAAACTCAGCATCACCAACCGCGAATGCCGTTCTACCTGAAGTAGCATATAAGTCAGCGATTTTAACAACAGTTGCTCCTGAGTCCATATGGAATCCTTTAGTTAAGTAAGACCAATCTTGTAATACAGGGTCACAAGTAGTACCTAAATTTTGTTTACCAACATATTGGAAAAAGTCTAAATCATAACCTGCTCCCGCCGCGGTAGATAAACCTAAGTAAGTTCTTCTTACATTGTCACCCGCACTAATCGCTGGATTATCTTGACCATTACTATATCCAAATGGAGGGTTGAAAATAACTTCTCCTGGGAAATCATACTTTGTTTTATAAACAGGGAATGGAGATTTTACCGATTCGTAGTTTCTAAAAGTATAACCTTCAAAACCACAAGGTAATGAATCTGTAGGTGCATCTTCATTAATTTCAACCATTACAAATTTAGAGTTCAATGCGTATTCCCCATCTGCCGTACCAATTTTTTTAGCTACGAAATTATTTAGATTAGGGTCCATAGAACAATTAGTGAATTTTTCTAACACAACAGGTGCATCATCAGTATCGTACCAATCACGGATAACAACATCAAATGTTTGATTTCCGAATGACATATTCATAATTGAAATTTTCAATTGGTCATTTGCCGAATTACCGTCAGCGATTGAGATAAATTTAAATAATCTGTAAACTTTAGTACCTCTTAATTCAGACACTAACCAAGGTGATTCAGGTGTTTGATATCTTTCACCGTAGTATCCAATACTTGAAGAGTTGTTACTTCTTGATTCTGGAGTTGAAATTAATTCCGCTCTAAGTCCTCTAATATATCCTTTTTTGAACGCCCAATTTAACATACTTGAGAATGTCTCCTCAACAAATAATGGGACCTCAGTTCTTGGTTTAGCAAAATTACTTCCACCAAATACTTTTGGTAAGTAAGTTGCGTCTGACTCTTGTAATGAAGTTTTAAATACAAATGTTTTACCTTCATCATTTGTTACATTAATTGCAAATGGTGCAAATGGGTTTTTCTTAACCGCAGAATAACTACCTGTAAAGTCTAAGGTAACCGCACTTAACGCACTAACTTCATAAGTTGGTCCGTCATTAGTTGTATCATAGGTAGTTAAACCTCTTGACCTTAAAGTTGATACAATTAAATTATTGTAGTTACTGTAAGAAGTACCTGTATAGTAATAAATTTTACCGTGAAGAGTACCCGTAAAGCAATCAGGTTGTGTTGTAGTTGTTGTAGTTATAGGTGATGTCGTTGTAGTAGTTGCACAAGGATTCAAAGTTGTTGTTGTAGTTGTTACAGGAACCGTTGTTGTAGTTGTAGTAGTACCTGTTTTAGGTAACATAACCAACTCTGAAACTACAGTCCAAAATGACATACCTGAATAACTATCACCACTGAAATTTTCAAATAATGAATAATACCAAGAATCGTTGTATGATGAAGAGAAGTCTGTGTTCGCCTCATTAACACTTGGTACATTTAATACGTTATTAGCGTCTGTAAATACAGGTGATAAAATATCGTAGTCGATATTATCAATACTACCCCAATAGTTAATTGATGTACCACTCAAACTTGGTTGAGCAAATATTGATAATAATTGTTGGTTAATGTCAGTTTTTAAAGTTGACACTCCACCGTTAAATTTAGTATATTGGTTATTAATAATGTTTTGAATTTCATCAGGGAAATTAGTTACATATGTAATTGAACCATCTTGGTTACTACATCCTGTGAATTCAACATCAAAACTAAGTGATACACCTGTACAAGTAATGTCACAAGTATTATCATTATAGTTAGGAATACTAGCACAAACCTCATCCATTTTAATCGTTGTAGGGTCTACGTTAGCAATTGTTTGAATTGACCAAGAAGGACCCGCATCGTATCCTGACAAACCTAATACTCTTGTCATAAACATTTGATTAGATTGTTGTAGATATGATTTTGCTATATACGCCGATTCGTACTTAGGGATTTGCGTGTTTATAAATTTTTCAGGGTTCGTTCCCCCGAAGTAAGTTTGGAACTCATCGTAATTACTAATGAAGATAGGTTCAAAAGCGGGACCTTTTAAAGCCTCACCTACAACCCCTAATGTAGTAACACCAACACTTTGAGTAACAAAGCTTAAGTCTCTTTCTGATGTGTACACTCCTGGTGACACGAATACTTTACTGTTTGTTGCCATTATTTTTTAATTTCTATTCAGATTTATTTAATCATAAATATTTGTTTTTGCACCAAAAAACTTTACTTTTTAAAACATATTTATATTCTGGCAGACTTTTTTCTGCCTTTTTTCTACTTATGGATATGGACAAGGAAACCAAAAAAATTAAAAACCTTAAGATTTCGGTCGAATCACACGAGATATTGAAGAAATATTGTGATAAAAGGGGTATTAAGATTTATAAGTTTATTGAAAATTTAATTTTAGAAACTTGTAAAGAAAAAAAGGATATATACGGGGAAAATTAAACTAAGGTAGCTGTAAATTTCAAATTAGAAGTCTGATTTGAATATGTTTTTGTTATTTGAAACTTAACTTCATCCCCTCCATTTATCTTTATATTAGTTAAATCTGACCCATAATATTCACCATCAATATAGACTTCGTATTTCGAAACGTTATCAGAAGATATCCAACTCAAATCTACTTTATCGTAAAATCGTTTAAGTACAAATGTGTTTTCGTCAGAAAATTCTACATTAACTTCATATGTTGATGGGTTGTCCGATTTTTTTACTCTTCTACCTCCTCCGTTACCGTTAGATGCTTCGTATATTTGAAAAACTCTTTCAACACCAGGTTTAACTTCAAACTCGTCTTCATCTAAAAGAAACCCCATCATAGTAAATTCATAACTTTGTATATAATATTTTCTTTTTTCAATATCCATAACAGATTCGTCAGATACATTGTCCATAATAATTGGAATATAATGACCTTTAATATTTTGATACGCCTGTCTTGATGAAAATTTTTGTAATATTGTTTTGTTAAGAGCGTTCAACTCTCTCATTCGATTACAAATTATCTTAAGAGAATATTTGATATCAACAGGTACTGGTTGTGGTATCTTATAAACATCAACATTAATTCTATTACCATCAAAACTTGGTACAGATGCGTAATAAAATTGTCGTCTATTAGGTATTGTATATTGTAATGAAGGTAGGGAACCGTATTTAATTTCAGGGGCTCTTACTACAGTAATAAATGGAGGTGCCGCGTTTTTATCCAAATCTTGAAATTTCCAAGTTTGGGTAAACTGAGACCAATTTTGAGTTGTGACAATAATATCGACAGTCGGTATTACTTTACCCTCAACCGATACCTTTAACTCCTCTTTAACAAAATCTAAAAACCCTCTATCTAAATCAGCGTGTAATATTGATTTAGGTAAATAAGTTCCGTGTTCGTTAATCTTATCAAGTAACTCAACTCTTCTTGGGTATAAAGTTCTGTAAGGGGTTAACTCAATATTTTTTTTTATTTGTTTCGGAAATCCCATATTAGTATTTTAAAATTTCGTTAATAACGAATAATTTATTCTTTTGATTAATCATATCTACCTCTTTTGCTCGATATACAGGTTGTTCTGTTGATTTATAAACAAAACTATCGTATTTGTATGGGTTATATGTAACAACATTATCGTTTGATTCCTGAGGCATATTTTCACAAGGGTATTTACAATAATCAACTAAGTCACCAATAACAAAGGCGTGTACATTCTTACTTTTTTCACTTCTAACTTTTTCTTTTCCACCCTTTCTAACTCTAAACTCAACATCACTTAATTTAACATAGTCCGCGTGAAGTATTACTTTAGATTTATATGTAACTGAAAAAGTGTGTTTATGTAAATTATAATAAACCATAACTCGTTTACCTTTAAAATCTTCTTCAGAGTTATCGTGACCGCATTTATGACATACATATGGATTGTCACCGCCTTCTGTTGTATCCCAAGACCAACCACAATCATCACATATGATTTTGTCATTAGTAATGGTTTCCATTATTAAATTTTTTTGTCTTTCACTAATTAATATTTTCATTATAATCCTCTAAATTCGTCGGCAGTTACAGGTGTTGCCGTTATAGTTCTGTAGAATGGTTTATACCCACCATAAGTATGTTTATTGTCAGACACAACTCTACCGTCATTTGCGACAACATAATATCTAACTCTCGTTTCTGTTTCATAGTAACCAATATAATCACCATAAGATATATCAATACCTAACTCATCTAAATGAGATTGGTATACTGAAATTCTTGCGTTACCAGGTTCAAATTGTTCTACTTTACTATTACCCATAAATTTATTTTCAGGGGCAACTATCTGTAAAAACGCGTTAAATTGAACAGGTGGGAAGAATTTAATTCCGTCAGAAACAGTTTCACCGTAAACATCATCTGTTTTAGTTTTATATCTATCAACTCGATATAATACTAAAGTGAAGTTCATATCACCTTCTAACCATTCTCTACCCATATCAATATCTAAATGATAATCCTCCGCTCCGAAGAACTTACCTAATCTTGTAATTGGTACTTTATTTTGACTCATATTGATAAATATCCAAAAATTTATTATCATTACATAAATAGATGACTGAGTTGGAAATTAATAATTCAAACAATCCCCAATTAATAGAAAGAAAAGCACTTGAAATACTAGAGTCGTATTCAGGTGCAAATAACTATTTGTTAAGGTTAAAGAGACAACAGGACTTAAATAAGAAGTTTTACCCAACAAGAGCTCAAGCTGAATATATCATTAGTTTTCATAATATAGTTCCTAAAGTGGCCAAAAAATGGGTTGACTTAGACCCGTACTTTGCTCAAAAAATTGCCGACGAAAAATTATATACAAAAGTTCCTGAACAAATATGGATTGAAAAACTTTTAGTTGAGAAAGATAAATCATATCATATTTGGGGAAAAATTTTTGAAAATGAAGAATTACACGAAATATGGTTACCTAAAGGTGCTATTATAAAAACTCACAATGTTGAAAAGGTTGTAATTGACTATTCAAAATATTCCCATAGACCACCTCTTAATCATCAAAAGGAAGCGATTGAAAAGTTAGTCGGTTGTAAAAGATTTATACTTGCGGACGATATGGGGTTAGGTAAAACGACCTCAACTATTATCGCTGCTTTAGAAACAGGTGCTAAAAAAATATTAATAATATCACCAGCATCCCTTAAGATTAACTGGATGAGGGAAATTCAAAACTACACCGACAGAAGTGTTTATATTTGTGAAGGTAAAAATTTCTCAACTGAACACGACTTTGTAATCATTAACTATGACATTGTTAAAAATTTTTACGATATTAAAGACAAAGAAAACAGTCCAATATATCAAATGAATTTTGATTTAATTGTTATTGATGAAGCTCATTATTTACAAAACGCTCAAGCTCAAAGAACTAAATTAGTTAATAGTTTTGCAAAAAGAGTCGATAGACTATGGTTACTAACGGGTACCCCATTAACCTCAAGACCAATTAATTATTTTAACTTACTAAATCTTATTGAATCTCCTGTGGCACAAAATTGGATGGCTTACGCAATTCGTTATTGTGAAGGATATCAATTTAAAGCTGGACCACGAAAGGTTTGGAACGTGAAGGGAGCATCTAATTTAGAAGAACTACGAGATAGAACTTCAAGACAAGTCTTAAGAAGATTAAAAGAAGACGTATTAGATTTACCTGATAAAATTATTACCCCCGTTTATTTAAGACTAAAATCAAAATTATACGAGGGATTAATGGGAGAATACTTTGATTGGTACCGAGCCAATTCAGAAGAATCCTCATCATTAACATTACAATTTTCAAAACTAACAAAAGTTAGACAGATTATTGCCGAAGAAAAAATATCTAGCACAATAGAGTTGTGTGAAAATATAATAGAACAAGGAAAAAAAGTTATTATTTTTACTAACTTTACTAACTCACTTCAAAAAATAGTAGAACATTTTGGAAAACAGTGTGTTTTCTTAGATGGAAGTTGTACTCAACCACAAAGACAATTTGCGGTTGACCAATTTCAAACCAATGATAAAATAAACGTTTTTGTAGGTAACATAAAAGCGGCAGGTGTCGGTATTACATTAACATCCGCAGAGGCGGTTATAATGAATGATTTATCTTTCTTACCGTCAGACCATAGTCAGGCTGAAGATAGAGCCTATAGATATGGTCAGAAATCAAATGTTTCAGTATATTACCCAATATTTGAAAACACTATTGAAGGAGTTATTTACGACATTTTATCAAAGAAAAAATCTATTATAGAAACAGTTATGGGTGACAACCTTGATAAGGCAGATTTTGTAGAAGAAGTTTTGAATTCTATAAACAATAGTAGATAAATCGGAATTACCGATTATTTATTAGAATAATAAAAGCCTTAACATATGAAAAATCTAGTAAATAAGATTGAAGCCTTAAAAGAGGAGGTCACACTAGTTGAAACTAAAAAAACTCAAAAATTCTTTTTATCTGAAATGAAAAGAATTGGTATTGAAAAATTACCTTACTCTTACACATCTCTTAAACGTTTTATTGACCCCGAAACAATGGACATCCATTATAATAAACATTATAAAGGTTATGTCGAAAAATTAAATTTGGCGTTAGATAAGAAAAAGTTTGGTGATTTAGACTTAGAACAAATTGTAAAAACAATTAGTCGTTTTAATAAAAATGTTAGAAATAATGCAGGTGGAGCATATAACCACGCACTTTTTTGGAAAATGTTAACACCAACACCTCAAAAACCTAAAGGTTTAATTCTTAAGAAAATTGAAACTGAGTTTGGTACTGTAGGTTCATTTAAAAAGAAATTTGATGAAATTGCAAAAGAAAGATTTGGTTCGGGTTGGGTTTGGTTAGTTGTAACTAAAAACAACTCCTTAAAAATTATGTCAACTCCAAATCAAGACAACCCATTAATGAATGATATTAAAGATGGTGGGTACCCTATTTTGGGATTAGATTTGTGGGAACACGCTTATTATTTAAAATATCGAAACAAACGAGACGAATATATTAAAAACTTTTGGACTGCGGTTAATTGGGAGTTTGTAGAAAAGTTATATAAAATGAAAATTGAGACGAGAATCGATGAAGAGATTGTAATGACTCAACTAATGAATTCGTCTAATAAAGATATTCTAACTGAAGATGAAATAAAATCTCAAAGTTGTTCAACAAGCGACGAACAGATGTTTAAAAAATTATTATTCCCTCCAACAGATTTATTAGAGAAATCTGACTCATATGGTAAATTTAAAAAAGAATATATTACAGGATGGATGGATATACTTAAAAAATCTTATCCTGAAAATTGGAGAGAAAAAAATTCTTTATTTACAGGTCACGAAGCTGGATTATATAGTAAAGAAAATGTTAGGTCATTACTTATGAACTTAACCTCATCATACACCGCTTTTTGTATTATTCATAAAGATGTTAACGAATATCTTAAGAAAAATAATCAAAACACTATCGAATATGGGGATAACCCAAATACAAACCTAATTGAACTACGAAAATTTTTCTCAGTCCTTGATGGGTTGAGGTCTAATATCTTTAAACGAGGGGAACAATCTAACACCCTTAGACAAATTGGTGGTGTATTAAAAAAGACTGACTGTTTAGGTAAAAGAAATGAGGAAGCAACTATGAAAATTATCAACCAAAATTATGGTGAGGGGGCTTGTACTATCGTTTCAGGTGGGGGTATGACAAAAGATATGTTGTCAGGAATTGATGCTAATGTAGTTATTGACGGTAAAGAATATACTTCACAGATTAAACCTTTTAAAAATATCTTTGAAAAAGACGGGTATTTTGTAGTCCAAGGTTCATCAAGTACTCAATCTTATAACAAAGTTAATTTACTTATTTTTGTTAACGTTAAATCAAAACAAGTTAGAATTTATAAAACCCCAAAAACCAGAATCTACCAAGGGAGTTATTATATTCCAAAAGAAAACGAGGTTGCAACCATATTTGCTAAGGGAGAATTGGAATTAATCGACTGTAACAAATATTTATCTGAAAACATTATATGGGAATAATTGCAGAACCAAATAGAACAAAATTATATACGAGAGTAAAACACCTATTAGGTGCTCCTCTTAGAAGTGTTGAATTGGAGGATGAAATGATGGACTCATTATTAGAGTTATCAATTGGAGATTACTCTCAATACATCCAAGATTGGTTAATCGAATCACAATGGTCGGCACTACAAAATCTTAATCTTGACGAACAATCGTTAACAAGAGCTTTCATAACGAGAAGTTTGGACTATGAGACAAGATATACTTACGCATATTCTAAAATCGTAGGTTTACAAGCTGGTGGAGATTGGGTATTGAAGAAAGACTATATTGTAACTCAAAAAAATCAACAACTTTACGAAATTCCTAAAGGTAGAGAGGTGAACGAACTATTATGGTTTACTCCTGCAACAATGAATAACGTTATGTTTGACCCATTTGCCTTTGGGGCTATGGGAGGTCCAGGTCTTGGTGGGGTTGGAGGATTTTCTCAGTTGGGTTATTCAGGTTCGTATACTATGATGCCAGCTTTTGATATGTTATTAAGAATGCAAGAAACAAATATTCAAAGACGTATCATTGGTAGTGATTTAACTTACAGAATAACCGCATTACCTGACGGTAAAAAAATGATTCACCTAATGAATACTCCTGGCGGTAAATGGGATTTTGGTAGTGCTAATTACCATAACGGTAAAGTTTGGTATTGGTATTATGATGTTGATGGTGCGGATAGAGATAAATGTTTAAGTGACAATCCTGATATCGTAAAATTACCTTCAGACGTTCCTTTGGATGAAATTTCTTGGGAGGATTTGAATAATCCCGCACAACAATGGATTAGAAGATGGTTCATTGGTTTGTGTAAAGAAGCTTTAGGACGAGTTAGAGGAAAATATAGTGGTAACCTTAAAACACCTGACAGTGAACTTACTATGGATTATACAAGTTTACTAACTGAAGGTAAGGACGAAAGAGCAAAACTACAAGAAGAATTAATGGCTCGTTTAGAAAGATTAAGACCTGAAAAACAAATAGAAAAAGACGCGTTAATCGCCGAAAATCTAAATAAGGCTTTGAAATTTAGAGCGATGCCAAGACAAATATACGTAATTTAATTTTATGGCAATAATAAGAAGTACTCCTTCGGAAAGAATAATAAACGGACAGGTTATCATATCGTCTGAAAACGCTTTAGTATCTGAAACCCAATTCAGAACAAAAGGTGAAAGTACTGTTGTAGTTAAAGATGTGGAATTTTCTAAAGTGACTTTAGACCACTCATCAACAGACCACATAGTCATTAAGGCGTTGACTAAAGTACTAATTCTACCAAGTTCAGGAAGAATTGATGAAGAGTTTGACGAAATTCTAATAGATAAAGGAGCTTGTGTCGAATTTAAATTTATATCAGGTAATTGGTATATTTTAAGTTCAGACGGATTAAAACAATCCTAAAACAAAAAAGGAATATGTAATTTTAACATATTCCTTTTTTTTTTAATTAATATATTCCTCCCAACCTTCATCCGCCAATTCATACATATAGTCAGGACTTAATCCTCGTTTATTCCAATAAATCATCTCAGGTTCTGAAATTGCTAACACATCCTCAAGTTTATCTTGACCTGACTCGTCAAATGGTTTTCCGTTAATCAACTCACATTGGTCTTTAGTAAACAATCCACGTTTTTCGGGGTCTAAAACTAATAACCCATCTCTAACTTCATCTTTAAATACAACCAATAATGGTTCAATACGTTTGTTAAATGTGGTAATTGCTCTCGGTACATTATAATCACCAGTTAAGTCAGGATTGTCTTCCAACTCTTTAGGGTCTAACATATAACAATTTAAAACTGTGTCGTTACCTTTTTTCTGAACATCACCGTGAGAAGCTCTAAGACCATTATTAACATAGAATATAACATCACCAAGATTAATATTTAATCCGTGTTTAATTGCCAATTCCATATGGGCCATCTTACTCATAGAACCACCAGATTTAGTTTTTTGGGTACTTCTAATTCTGTAATCTTCTAACGATAATTTAACCTTAGCTCTTTGGGCGATTTGTTTTAAAGGAATTCTTCGGTCAAATATTTTCTGTAAGTATTCATAGTACCATTCAACAAACTCTTGTCCCTTACCTTCCAATAATAATTTAACCCCTTTATCTAAGAACGCCTCAATATAAAGTGGTAATTTCTTAGATTTAATGGTATTACCTGTTAATTTTACTTTACCCTTAGCATCCATAACCGCATAATTCTTACGAGCTAAGTTAATACAAGAAGGCCAAGTACCGTCAGTATCTAAGGCCATCTCACCTCTCATAAATAAGTCATTGAATTCTGCAACGTCGGCATCATCACCTGTATACTCCTTACCCTCTTTAACTTTCCAATTTAAACCTTTACCAACATAACGTCTGTTTTCCCATCCCTCAGGTTTCGAGAAGTTGACACCGTCCGTATCCATTACAAGTGGAGTATATCCACGTTTCATAAAGAACTTAATCATCATACGAAGATATTGTCTACCCGTACAGGTAATCTGTTCTCCCATATACATATCACCCCACGCAAACACTTGTGGAGCGGATAACGCACCGAACATCGAGTTAATAAAAATCTTAATCGGCAACTGTTTACGGTCATATGATAGAGATTTTTTAGGGTCTGTTTTCTCATACTGACCCGCCAAATTCTTATATAAGATACGAGTATCACGGAAATATTTTAACATTGCCTTCATACCTCCTGTAACGTCACATTCAGGAAACACATCGTGTACTAACTGAATAGAAGGGTACAGGGAACTAAAGTCGAGTTTCAATACGTTTCTTGAATACCCTACTTTAAGTAATCTTGATAGTCCTCCTACGAAATCAGTTTTCTCTTGTTTTTTAGGGATTGCTAATTTGAACTTATATGACCAAGCCAACATCAACATTTTCCATAATGTTGCGGTACCCATAGTTGAAACTCTTTCGTACGTTGTTGGAATCATAGACGCCAATAAGAACGAACCCTGATTGAATTCATCATCCACAATAAGAGTTTCTTCTAAGTCATCGTCAAGATATCTCTCAACTATATTATCACCTGTGGTTTTAATATAAGTACCAGGGAATCTTTTGTCCAAATCGTTAAACGCAGGGTTATCCGCTCTTTTATATTTACCGTTTGTAACATTTAACCAATACTCTTCTTTCTTGGCATACATAGGTCCAATATCTAAGTGGTCAATATAGATACGGTCATCGGCTTCCGCATCAATATATTGAGTAATATATTTCAAACCCGCAGATTTAATACTCGAATTGATTGCTTGCGCTCTACGAACTGAGTGAATAATATCAATAATATTGTAACCCCATATAGATACCTGATTAAATCGTTCAACCTCATTTGCAAGTTTTAACATACTCTCTTTTTGAGATATTGTTCTTGCGGGATTTAAAGAACGACAGGTTTTTTTAATATCTAAGTTAAGAGCCTGACATCTTTCAAAAATCCAAAACCAGTCGAAGTTTGCCGAATTGTAACCACCAATAATACTTGGTTTTAATTCATCAATAATATTAAAGAACTCAATAAGACCTTGTCTTTCTTGTTCTTCTGTGGCACATTCGATTACCTTTTGGTAACCTTTATTGGTTTTTATTCCAATCATAAAGATACGACCATCCTTAGGTTCAAGTGCGGTCGTCTCTAAGTCGAATACAAGTCGAGTAACATCATTGTACTCCTCATATCCTTTAAATAAACGTTTTTCTCTTTGAATTAAGTATTGTTCTACAGGAGGTAGAATCATTATCAAATCTTTTGCTCTCTCACTCCAAGGGTCTAATCCACCATCTCGGAAGAACTGTATTAAGGTACGGTAACCTTTTAAAGATTTTACCATATACTTAAGACCTTGTTCCATCCTATCATTACCTTTAGTCTCTAACTTTTCGATAACAATACCATACTTGGTCATATACTCTTTCTGAGCGGCTTTTGAGTTTTGATAAAAATTCAAACCTCTTAAGTCTCCAACCCAAGCAAATGCAATAAAACTGTCTTTTTGAATTACTTTACCCTGACCAGGGATTTCTTTGATTTTATATACTGAATCTGACACATAATCAAATTCGACCGCGACAATGAACTCTTCGGGGTCATTACCTTCTAAAAAGGTTTTAATTTCTTCTTGACTAATCATTTTTTCTATCTTTTACGTGTGGTTCATTAGCTGCCGAAAAATTCGACATTTACCTTACAAACATAAATATAGAAATTTAAAAATCCGAAGTCAATTAACAACAAGCAGTATCAGAAATAAAACTATCTTGGACCGTGATGAATAATTGTTCTCTAATAGGGACTATTAGGTCGCCTTGTTCGTTCTTCAACATAAACTGACCTTCGTAACGTCCAACTTTATTAGTATCTTTTTTAGTAAAAGTGTAATAAATATAATATTCTGTTGGGGTATTAGGGTCAATAAAAGTTTTTGAAACAAACCCCGCTCGTTTAGAAACTATTTTAGGGATACCCGTTTCAACATCAACCATACTAAATAGGATTGTTGAAGATTCTATCAAATCCATAAAGTTTTGATAATCACTTCTACCGTCTTTTACGACTTGCATTTTAAGTACAGGTAATGTTGCGTTTTTTTTGATATAAAATTCCATCAAGGTTTTTTATTATAAATACCAAATTGTTCTAAATAATTACAGGGTTATAACATTATATCAAAATATTCTCTCCAATCCGACTTTATTAAATAAAATAAATCTTTTTGTCTGGTATAACAAATATCAAATATTTTTTCATCGCTACCAATGTAACCGTTATTAATAGATTCGTCAATTGTCTCAACAACTAATTCCAATAAAGGACTAATTAAGTGGGATGGAAGTAAAAAACAAGTTCCTTGTATATTCCTAATTTGAGATAAACTATGATACTCTTTATTGGAAACATTAAAGTCTTGATTGTGACTGAAGAATGTAATCTTATTATGGTCTAAATTTTTAATTTTTGACATATTAGGCCATTGTTTGTTTTGATATAAACTAATATCGTTTCTCAAACCGCCAGCGTCGGCCCATATAACCATATCATTATTAAAATATCTTTTTTCCACGGTATCTTTAAGGAAAAATACTTTGTTGAACATAATGATATTATACAAAGGTTGACACATTTCTGGTACATCAGGAAACCCAACTTTAGATTTAAATGAATCTGAACTCATTAAAGAAGATAATGATTCATAATACTTTTCATACATAGGTAATTCATTTAACGGTTGTTCAACAAATACAGTCTTTTCAAGGTTAGGGTCAAATTCTTTACGGTATTTAGTCAAATCATCAATAAATTTAGATTCGGTATATACTACAATATTACAATCTAAAGATAACGTATTTCTCATCCACCACCCGTAGGTGTGATAAGACATTCTAAAATTATTCCAATTTTCTCTACCTATGTCGTATAGAGCCATTACGATAACAGGGTTATTTATATCCATTCCCAATTTATTTTAATATTTTTATGTTGGATGTCTACATTATTGACATCAAAATAGTTTGAAGTATTATCTGGTTTAATTAATGAACTTAATTTATAACCGTATTTGTTTAACACTGTTGGGACAAATCCTTCGTGATAAGCATAATACCCATTATTGTGTATTTCTAATAATTTCGAAAGAGCTTTATTAGAAAATCTTGTAGTGGGAAAAAATGACCCAAACATCTCGTTAGTATTTTCAGGTAATAAATCACCGTCACCAGGAAATCTATCAAACCAATTATTTTTTGAAAAAGTTCTATTGTCAATTGTTGGGACGTTTTCTTGAGAAATTACTCCATTTTTTTTAAAACAAAAGTATGATAAGAAATCAGAATCATCACTATCAGTTTTAATAAAAAATTCATCCCAATTTTTCATTTTAATATCATCATCAAAAAACCAATAAAAGTCGTAATTTGGATTTTTAACATAAAAATATAACATTCTTAAATGAGCAAAAAACCAAACAATATTTCGATTACCATACGAATTCCAATAATGATGTTTACTAACGTTAATATTAAAATTAAACTCATCTCGAATGTCTTGTTCTGTAAACTTAAACCCCACATCAAATGACGGGTCTTTTGTAATATCAGATAACCAAACCATTTCTTTTTTATCTTTTGGGAAGTTTTCCCAGTTATTAACATAACTTTGAAAAACATCAGGTGTTGTACAAATACAATGTATATTATTCATATTTTTTAGTTAAAAGTTCATTCCATTTAGGTATTCTATTAAATTGGTGTACTATATCATATGGGTTACCACTTTTTGTACATATTTTATCAGTAATTAATTGAGGTATTCCGTACCTGTTTTCAATGTTACCCTTAAACCCAAAACTTTCAAAAAATTGCGTTGGTCCCGCAATTGCACAGTGAACTACCCATCCATCCGTTAGATTAAAAATCTTTAATTTTTCAATCTCTTTATTTTTAACCATAACGATTAACGCTGCTTGGTCTTGAATGTTTGTAAGATTTGTACTATTTTCGCATAATTCAAACATTCTTTTATATAATTTTATTAACGGTAATCTTTTACCTCCAATAACTCCAGAACATATTACTTCTTGGTTTCTACAATCATTATAGTCATTAGGAAATAGTTTGTTAATCCAATCCGAATTCCAAGGTTCTTCACTTACTAATACACCTTCACCACCAACAAACACATCATAGTTTAAATCCATTTTATCAAATGGATTTGATTGAAAAACAACATCAAAAACATCGGTTATTAAAAATAATTCGATATCAGAATTCTCTAAAAATTCAAAAGTTCTTTCAAGACGTTTATGATTTATTCTCCAAGTATCCTGAATATTAACAGGTATTGGTATAATACCCATATCCTCACACTTTTTTAACTCATCTTCGGTTGAGTTAGTACATAATAAAATAACGTCCCCATCGACAAATTTTTTAAAACTATCTGACCATACTTTAATTTTTGAGATATGTTGACTTATGTTGTTTGAAACACCTAATAATGCTTTTTTCATATTAACAATTATTGTTACTAATAATCAATTTATCGTTAAAATTAAGGATTGTTGGCCATAAATATTCCACGAGGTAATTGATATAATTTATTTTTTCGGTCTTAGGTAGAGTATCTCTAACTCTCTCATAAAACTCTATTGGATTTTTTAATATTAAATCTTTTGAAACTATTGATTGGGCTGAATTAATAAATTTAATTGGTTCACTATATGGTATTCCAGTATTTTTTGCATATTCAATTGTTTGTTTTAGAATGTCTTTATTATCTCTAATATAAGTCTTACCTAACGGTAAAAATTCCTTTTTAAAATCAAATCCATTAACCTTTTCAATAAATGAGTTACAATGATAAAATGGATTGTCTTGGGAAAAACAAACAAAATCAGGTAGATTATTATAATTATCAATAATGTAGGTTAAATACACTATAGTATCAAATCCCACATTTGGTAAGTTATTCTCAAACTTATGATTGTTTTCGGGGTTTTTATTGTAAATCACGTAATTGTGTTTTAACTCACTAACCCATTCTAAACTTTCTTTAAAATGACATATTACAACGATTAAATTCATAATTTACCTTCTAGTTTATCACACCATCCTTTAGATGTTGAATACGGCCAAACAACCCATTTTGATGGTTTTTCTGCGGTTTGAAACTCTCTCCAAATCTTACAATAACCGTCTCTATCAGATTTAAGTCTTGCAATCTCGTTTTTATCGGCATCTTTTCTGAATAATTCTTGACCACCCTCTCTTTCAAAAATTACCGCCCAAAATTCATAATCGTTTTCAGGTACTTGGTTAAATGACACATCTATACAGTGTTTAAAAATTGACGAGAAACTACTCATCCATTCTTCGTCATTTTTGTAAGGGTTAGGGTTTGGTGGGTATTTTTTATCTAAGGTATATTGTTGTACCGACCTTTTACTAAAAAGAAGACCAGAATACTTTTCATAATCTCTAAGTGTTCTTTCAGTTCCGAAACCAAAAATACCAAATTCCTCAGGGTCAAATACCTCACCATCCATACTAAATAATCGTCTATTTTTTGCGTGGGCTCTTGAATTTTTTTCACCCCAAGTTTTGTCATCATCCCATTGTTTGGTTCTTCCCTTACGAGTATATTCGTGCCATACAACAACTTTGTGTGGATGAAATAAATCATATCCGTGAGTATACGCTCTAGCAGCAATTGAAATTTCTTCACCGTGAAAATAAAATTCAGGGTCGTGTTGGACTTCTTTAGAAAACTGTCCTAATGTAAAGGCGAAGTGTGCAGAATAAAACCTTGAAGTTATCGGTTCTGTTAAGTTTTGCCATCCTGGTATTGTTTCAGGTAAAAAGAATACCGCACCTTCAGGAATGAACCTATCGAACGCCATTCTCCACGGAACTGTGACTCGACCCTTAGGGTCATTCTCAGGGTCAAATGAAGAAACGTAACCTGTTAATAATGGTTTCTTATAACCTTTTTTTTGTAAACCTTTAATCATATCTATCAAAGTCTTATCCCAATTCTTCTCGAATCTCATATGGGAATCGATTTGCATTGTATAGTCTTCTTCCTGATATAATTGTTGTGTTAAGTGTCTTGCCCAACAAACTCCTTTAGATTCTTCATATGGTATGTTTAAAATTCTAAATCTATCATCGTTCTCATATTCAGATAAATCGTCAAATTTATCTTCAGGATGAAATTGTCTTGCAATTGAAAAAACTAAATTTTTTGGGTTCTTAGCTTTATCGATAGCGTCTTTGATTGTTGGTATTAACTGAGGGTCTCGATAAGAGGCGATTTGAATAAAAATTTTCATATTAGTATTTTAGATACTAAAATATAGGAAATAAAGGAGTAATATAAATAAAAAATCCCTCAAGATATACTGAGGGATTGATTTGAATTTGTTTAAAAAATTAATAAATCTTATTTAATACAAATATATCCGAGTATATTGCGTTTGACGCACTGTTACTACTAAATTCAACGGTCGCATTTAAAGTGTTTGATACTGTAGTATCAAAAGTTGTATTATTAACAGTATTGAAGGCGAATCCTTCTGGTGCCCCATTAGATTGTTTTGTAGTATGAAATACCCCAAGAGAAACGATAGATGCAATCCCTGCAGAACCTGTTGCTCTTATAGTGAAATTAACTGAGAATTGCCACACGTCATTTGTTGCTGCATTCATAGTTTGAGGTCCACTATCAGCCAAAACAACCGAGCCAGATTTGACCCTTATTCGTATGGTGTCCGCATTTTTTGAAGATAATAAACCGCCAAAATCAGCTCTAAAACTATCACCAATTTGAAATTGATTTGGACCTACAGTTAATGTCCCAACACCCCCATCAATCAATGTTGATTCTACGGTAGTCGCACTTACTACAATACTATTACCTGTTTGTGAGAATAATCCATAAACTGTTGGGAAGGGAGCCGCGGGAGCTGATGTTCCTGATGTTCCATTAACCCCTGAACTACCACTAGTACCTGATGTTCCTGATTCACCTGAACTACCACTAGTACCTGATGTTCCTGATTCTCCTGAACTACCACTAGTACCTGAAGACCCATTACTTGTTCCTGAAGAACCTGATGTTCCTGAAGAACCTGATGTTCCACCTAAATAATATAAGGTTGTTGTTACGAATGAATAATGACTAATCCCTTCAGTAACAAATGTTAAAGAATGAGTCTGATTAAATTGATTATTATTCTTACCTATTACTTTTACAACTATCCTATCTGTAATATCTAAAGTACTACCTGACTGATATATATCACTAACATACATCGCAACATTAGGTGAATTTGTAGTAACAGGTACGGGGTCAGAACTAAATAAAAACGTTTCGGTCCCGCCACTATCTCTTTTATAAACTTTACAATATATTTCAAAAACCGAATTTTGATTTTGTTTATACGCGTGTAAATTAAATGTCCAAACACCTGGTGGTAATACACTAATACCAGGATAGTCTACAGGTGTTTGATATTCAGCAATAACACCTTCTGTTTGTGCGGAAACACTTACGGTTATTCCTGTTTCTGAAAAATTATCAGCAACTGGTGAAATTTCAAAATAAGGTGATTGGGTGTTTTGAGTATTAAAAAATAAAACCTGTCCGCTAGACACCCCATTAACTCCCGATGAACCATCAGTTCCTGAAGAACCACTAGTTCCATCAACACCTGAAGTACCACTTGAACCGTCAATACCAGACGTACCCGATTCTCCCGAACTACCTGATGTCCCACTTAAACCACTTGTTCCTGATGTCCCATTATCACCATTTCTTGTTACCGCAGAAAAAGGTATTGATTCAGTCTGTCCTGAACTTACTGTATTGTAGTTTACGATAACCATTAAGGAGTCTGAGTATCCTGTGGTTGCTCTTGGTAATAACGATATTGGAGAATCTGACATATTTTAAATTATTTAACTGTTATTATGTATTCTAAACCTGATTTATTTGGTGTTAAATCAGTGTCTTCAATTTTATTGTTTCCAAAGTAAAATTCTTCTGAGATTATTTCAAATGGTAAATTTAATTCTGTTTTAATTAAATTCTTAACATCTAATATTGTTAATCCTTCAGAAATGGTTATTCTATTTTCTTGTCTGAATAAAATCTTTTTTTCAGATTTCATTACTTTTACATCTATGTTTACACTTCTCATATTTTTGTTTTTTTAATTTTTATTAATCCCACCAAACGATGTCATTTATAGAATCATAATTATCTAAATCGGTTATTTGTTCTATTAATACTGAATCCTCATTTATCATAATCACAGTTCTAATTGGTGAATTTTGGAAAGTCACTATGTATCTATCTTTAAGAGCTTCAACATAAATCCAACTAGTAAATTCAGTATCATAACTATTTAGTAGATTTCCATTAAAATCATAAAGATTAATAATAATTAATGAAGTCTCAACTTGTTGATAAACGAATAATAATTTATCTTTACCAATCTCAATTCTATAATCTTGATTTTCAGGTAGTAAAAATTCAGTACCTATAGAATCTGCCATTAAGAATCTACCATATCTCGTGTTAGGGTCGTATAAAAATAATTGGTTTGGGTCTAAAAAGGTATTTGAGAAATACCAATTAGGGTAATAAATGTTAGGGTATGAATTAATTGTTGTAAACTCAGTTGTCGTATTATTAATATAAAATGAATCTTGGTTTACTTTTAAATACAAGGTACCTCTTGTTGTATAATAATCTACACTAGGACTACCTGAATAAAATAAGTTATCAAGTAAAACACCTGACGAGTTATAATACCCAAAATAAACATCTCCCGTAGTAGTGAAAATTGAACTATAAAAATTATTCTCAACCGAATCGTAATTCCAATAATTAACGTCAGTTATTAATAAATTTGTATTTGTTAATGTAATTCCATTTGTGGAATTAAGTGATATCAAATTTAGATAACCTGATTCGTCAGTTCCAACAGTATACCAACCATCATCAGTTATATACCCCCAAGGACTAATGGATTTACTGGTGTTTGCATAATTATATGTAGTAAATCCACTATCTCCGCTCAACATATAAACAATATCACAGTTTGAAGTTACTGTACCAATATTATTCCAACCATTGTATTGATAAAAAATCATAACAATATTATCAGAAATATTATCGTCAGGCCAAAATATACTGTTACTATTTACTGAAAAATTATCAAAAAATTCTCTGTTATGATAATCAATAGTCATTGTATTAGTGTTACCATCAAAATGATAAATTTTATAATCAACGGTAGTATTATTACCATCCCAAAAAATTAAAACTATTTTATTATTACCATAAAAATAATAATTCATATTGTTATAAGACGCTCCGTCTAAAACATAAGAATCTCCAATTATACCACCATTTTCATCTCTGATATCAAATTCTTGGTAATATTGATTAACTTCATCGTATATAACCCCCACCATAAATGTTGTTTCCGCTTGTAATTTAAAATTAACGGTATATCCACTTTCGGCAAGAGCGTAAAACTCAGTTAAAGTACCATCTTGTTTACCTAAATAATAAGTTGTTTCATTATTATCTAGTGTATGTTTTCCAATTACTATAGATTTTTCTTTATTTGTTGCATCCCAATCCCATTCAATATCAACATAGTATAGACTAGGGTCCCACTCAAGTGTTAATACTACAGTTCCGTTAGAAACTTTTAAAACACCATTACTAATATCTTCATAAGACAACCATCTACCCTCAAGAGTGTCCATATCACGATTACTTGTAGTTGCACTATAGGTACCAATTACCTGATTAGATGAGTCTGTAAAGATTACATACTTTTCTTGATAATCACCTCTACCCTCAAATTCATACATAAATCCTAACTCTGTTGATGGGTATATGTTATTTATAGCCCAATATGTTGCATCAATACCGAAATCAATTATTTCTGCAGTGAAATCAGTTGCGTTCATTGTAACAACACCATAATTATTAGAATCAATTATTTGAGATACTAATACAAATAATTCTTTTTCTGTTATTGGTTCTTCAATAAATAAAGTATATGTGTAATCATATTCAATCACATTTAAGTTATAATAACCATATGGATGTGATGTAATGTTATTAAAAGGAATTGTTTTTTCCCCAAGATTTTGAGTGTCACCTGAAGTTGTACCAGTGACTGGCGTAAATGTGACAGTTGCGGTTTTACCACTTAAATTATCACTTAATATTCTTGCTCCTATTGCCATAATTTTTTTATTTTATAAATATCTTTTATTTTTTGTTTATTTTATACGAAAGTCAATTTCCAAGACACAATATTGTGATAATCTTGAGCCCCACCTGTGGCGGCACCAAAACCTATGTAATAAGGTGTCGAGTCAAACGCAAATCCATTGTATTGTTTATTTGGCGTACCAGGTTTAGTGTTCGTGGTATTAAAGTATAAATTAAGTGTTTGGGTTGAATGAGTATAATCCGCCCAAAAATATAATACTTGTCTAAAGTACCCTGAACTAACAGAATCTGTTGATTGTAAAACATTATTCTTAAACCATCTGAAATTATTAACTGTATACGTATAAAACCCTATCGCATTTATTGTACTAGACTCCGTAATTAAACCAATTCCTCCACCTCCAGAACCGTTAGTATTGTTGGTTGTTGTCCATTGGATACAATATCCGTCAGCACCTGTTCCTCCTCCTATATATGATTTCCACTCAAGTGAAAAATCTCTATCATATCTAACCGAGGTTGACCTATAAAGGTTACCTGTCGACGCAACTGTTGGTGATGTTAAATAAATTTCGTTTGATGTTTGTTCAACATAAGGACCAACTAATTCAAGTCCTGAAATTGATGAAAAATCAGTGTAATCAAAACCGTCTAAATTAGGTGTCGGTGTCGGTGTCGGTGTAGGTGTTGATGTTGGGGTTGATGTTGGGGTTGGTGTTGAAGTTGGTAATGGTACGTCAATATTATAATAACTAATACAAACAGGTTCACTTAGATTAAAATTACCAATTGAAGGTATGATTAATGTTAATTGAGGTTGAGGTTCGGGTCCACTATTACCATTATTAAAAAACATACCAAATTCATAACTAATAGAACCACTATAACCACTGTAAACCACGTATCTATTTCCTTGAGCGAATGTTAAAACGAAAGGGTTTTGTAAATTTTCAAAATATGGATAAGAATTATTACCATTTCTATCTATTTCATTCCAATAAACCCCACCTAAAGTAAATGTGTTAGGGTCTAATGTTGCAACTCCACCATCAATAAAATTAGGGAAAATAATGTTTCCATTACTTGGCGGCTGATAAGGAAGTACCACTAAGTTAAATGTTTTACCAGTACAAGATAATATTTCATAACTTAAATCGTTATTAGGTATTATTTTACTAATAATATCATTTATAGGTATTAAGTTATATGTGATATCATTACTTGGGATAACTTTAAAATTAAAGTCTCCGTTTGGAATTAACGCGTAATTGATATCGTTATTAGGTATTATTGTATAATTGAAGTCACCATCTGGTATTGTAATGTAATTTAAATCATTATCAGGGATAATCAAATAATTAAAATCGTTAACAGGTATTGGTGTGTTACATTCAATTATTAATCTACCACCATTTTCTTGTAATATATAGAAACCATTTTCTTGTAATAGAAAACAATTTTGGACTTGAGTCGGTGTAGGCGTTACGGTTGGCGTTTGTGTTATCGTAGGGGTTGGTGTAGGCGTTACGGTTGGTGTTTGTGTAGGCGTTACGGTTGGTGTTTGTGTTATTGTAGGGGTTGGTGTAGGCGTTACGGTTGGTGTTGGTGTGTGATAGAAAGTTGTTGTTGTAGTCGTAATGGGTATTATAGTTGTTGTAGTTGTAGTAATAGGGTTTATTGTTGTAGTTGTCGTAGTAATAGGGTTTATTGTTGTAGTTGTCGTAGTAATAGGGATTATTACCGCACAATTAGGACAATCAAAATCAAATAACTCAAATTTATCTTTTAATAATAAAAAGTTATGTTTAACCTCATCGGCGGATAACGGCTCTGTGTACATTCTAAATTGAGATATACCTCCGTCAAATGACCCCGCAAAATTTTGTTCTAATAATATGTTAGTCGTTAGACCTGATAAAGAGGTTCCACTCAATATATTGTTTGGTAAACATTCAGGGTCTTGCTGGTAAACTAATCCACTTAATGATTCAGGACATCCTGTGAAAGTTAAGTTGTTATGTAACCCTTGAGTTCCTCCACCCCAGGATACGTTATACGGTACCCCAACCTGTCTTTCTTTTTCAGTGTCTAACGCCCTTGGTATTATTTCTTCAATATCCTCAAATGTGTGAAAGATTCTTCCGTTAACGTAAACTTTAATTCTACCTTTTCTGTACTCCTTTTCAATTAACCATCTTTCATTTAGTCTAACAACTTCAATTCTCTTGTCAATGTCAGGACCAACATCGGATTTTGGTTCAATTAACCTTACAGATTCATTTACCAATGAGAATAGATAAGGGTCTTCACTAATTAACCCTAAACCTCCTTTATACCATAAATCACAAGTGTCAAACCAAGTATATCTTTCCCACACTAAATCTAATTGCACCCAATGTTCCTGTTGTAAAAACGCAGGGTTTACCTCTTGACAAAAGTCATATATACCTTTAGGAGTACATAAATTATCCACAGTATACCCTGTTTGATATGTTACTCCTGTTGTTGAACAAGTTCCTGTGGTGACACAGTCGCCTGTAAACCTTAAAATCCTAACACCTATCTGAGGGTTATGTGGGTCTCCACAAAGTTTAAAGGCGATTGCGTTTGATAAATCATCTAACTTTGGGTCTTTATCAGGATTAATTATCTCAGGGGTTTCAAGACAACCACATTCACAATCTATATTATGTGATACCGACTCTTGAGTTGGTTGATAAACTTGAATACAGTTTGAGTTGGTTATTGCCGTACTTGAACAAGCACAGGTCTTTAGACAAGTTAAACTTTCAGTGACCCTTGTGTACCCACTATCGGAAATAGGATTTCCGTCCGCTCTATGATAAAATTTATTTTCCGCTCTGGTTCCCAAATAAAAGAAAATATCTTTGTTATTAGGGTAGAAATTATTTAGTGTTGTTTGGTATGCTGGTGGATTAAACTCATCTATAAATCTTGGTTTTAATAAAACCTCAACCGACCAACCTTTATTAACTCTTTCAGGGTATAATGTATAATCATATCCGAATAACTTGTAGAACCCCTGATAGAACCCACCATATAATTCGTGATATACACCAATCTTTGGTGAAATTTTAGACACAACATTATATGATATATCTTTTTGTAACCCTGAAAAACGAATGTTTGGACTTGCGGTATAACCAGTAACTTGATGTAATTTTAACCTTCGGTCGAAAGATAATCTATCAAATTTTTGACTGTCAGACAATAAACCCTCAGTTGCGGTGATTGTCACCCCTGTCATTTGTTCAACTAAACCATTATCAATACCCGTTAACCCTATATCACAAATTGTTTGTGAACTATAACAAGTTAAGTCATTATTGTTTGGATTATAATAATTTGACGATATTAGATTATTGAATGGGTTATAGGCATTATAGTTTAACACAAATAATTCACTATTACTTGGGTTATCTAAATCAAAACTAAATGGTAACCTATTACCGTCATCTTCAGCAATAAGTTTTGGGGAGAAAACTACCTCCTCCTTATAGTCTCTTTCATCCGAAGATAAGGAAAAATCTTGTATCTCGGACTTATTAAGAAGATACCACTTCTTAAAATTATACTGGTTTATATTTTGATAGGCCATAATTCTATGATAAATACCTTGTATCGCAGTATTTATATGTAAAAAGTAAAATGATTCAAACGAATACAGAGTATTTTATTACTCCATATTATTTCTACATTACGGAAAAAAGCGATAAAATATCGTTATACTATTCTATTGCGGATACTTTGGTAGAGTCCAGAAAGAAAGACGAAAAAATTGACTTCGATAAAAAAGATTTAGAAAAAGTTAAAAAAGGAATTTCATCAATACTTAAAAACAAAAAAATAAAAACCAAAGGACAAATCAAAAAATATTTTGAACCAATTTCAAAAGAAAAATCTGAGATTGATGAGTTAGTCGATTATGACGGTACTATGAATAATTCAAAATACCCACCGATTAATTGGGGTCTAGCTCAGAAAAATATCACCGATAAAATTGTACCTGCAACAAGAATGCCAGGTAACCCTGTTACTCGAGGTTATAGAAGATACTATGGTGAATCAACAACTGAAGATAGTAATGTCGTTAATGAAGTTGATTATTCTGAAGCGTTTGGATATGAAGAAACTAAAGATATGGACGGTAAAGAAACTTTCAATTATTTAGTTAAAAAAATGGGTATGGAACCTGATGATGCGAAAGAAAGAACTAAACAGTTCGGTAAAGACCCTTCAGGTAATAGAACAAAAAACGCACCTACAAAGATTAGAAACAAAAAAGGATTTATTGATAGAATGACTTTGGCTGAAATACAAAGACAAAAGATGATTAACGCGATTGATGAAATCTTATTGAATAAGAAAAATTCTGATGGAGAATTGGGGGAAAAAGAAGATAAAGCGTCTAAAATTATTAAAAAGAACGTTGACTCACTTAAGAAAATGGCAGAAAAAGAAGGTTTCACCATAAACCAATTAATTAAAATGTTAAAGAGTGAATAAAGATTTATATGGGAAAGATTATAAAATCCCAACACATATTATAGACCACTTACAAAATCATTCTGGAAATGAAACTATTGATAATTTATTATCCAAAGGTAATATATCATATTCTTTGTTGAAGAAAATTAAACATAGAATAGAGAATGGTGAGAAAGATTCTTTGGGTGGTGATAAGATGTTAGGATGGGTTAATCAAACTCTAAACTCTGATAGGGGTTCTTTAGAAAATTCTAAGAAAGCTAGAAAAGAAAGTGGGTTATCAAACTCATATAATCAAAGCCCTAAAGATAACGACCCTAAGGGTTTGTCTAATTTAAATAGACCAAGTAAAAGTCATCACACACATAATGATGATATAAAAATAACCGAAAGTTTAAAACGAATAAACGAAATAATTTCAAAAATAATATAATTATGTCACAACAAGAACCTATTGATTTGGCACAAACTGAAAAAAACTCATTAACTGAGATTGCCGAACAGGAAAGAAAAAAACTTTTTCCTAAGAATAACTACAATTCAACGAATTCATATTCATCAACTAACCCTGACGCTTTAGCAACAGGTGATGAACAAGGTAAAGGTACGGGTGGAGATTTAGATGTTTACAGTACTTTCGCAGGTAGTAGTGTTGATAACGTTGAGAGAAAAAGTGAAATTAAAATTAACAAATTTAATTCATCAAAGACTTATCCTGATTTTTAATGAAACTATTAACTACATTTACTAACCTAATTACGGAAACCGCGTCTTACGAGGATTTAATTGATGCGATTAAACAACGAAAGGTTATGATTATATACTATGATGGTGATGAACCAGGTGGTAGGGGTCTTCGTGAAATTGAACCTGTATGTATTGGTGTTAGTAAAGCAAATAATAAAGTAGTTAGAGCGTGGGATAAAGAAGGGTCTTCTCACACGGGTTATAAGGGAGAACAACCTTTACCAGGGTGGAGACTTTTTAGACTCGATAAAATATTATCGTCAAAACCAACGGGAGAAGTTTACAATGAACCAAGACCTGGTTATAATTTTAATGGAGATAAAACTATGGCACAAGTTATTCTTAACGCCAAGTTCGATAATCCACCACAAGAAAACGTAGCATAATATGAGTGATTTAATGCAAAAATTGGCAATTTCAAAGGCCATTATGGACAAACATAATAATATTGGTAGAGGTGGAGTACCTCAAACAAATAATTATCAAACCCCTGTGGTTGAAAATTATGATGCTCCTGCAGCTAATTTTAACATACCTAGTGAATATATTTCAGAATCAAATATACCTACAACTCAATCTGCCGAAACCCCACCAAAAGACAGAATTTTAAATTCAAAATTACCTGACGAAATTAAACGACTTATGATTGAAAATCCTATTCAATCTGTAAATCCGTTATCTGCGAGTAATACTTCAGTGTTAAGTGATGAATTAGTTGAAAAAGCGTCTAAACTAATGGGTACTAACAAACCTAAACAACAAACTCAAATACAAGAAACTTCTTCTAAAACACCTACTAATACTGATTTAAGAAGGATGATGAAGGAAGTGGTTCAAGAGGTATTAAAGGAGAACGGTTTAATAATTGAGAGTGCTGAGAAGTCAGATGAGATTATGATGATTAAGGTGGGTAAACACCTTTTTGAAGGTAAAATATCTAAGGTTAAAAAATTAAAATAACTTTCTTTATTACCTTTTTTTTGTTATTCTTATGGAAAACATAATAGAATGACAAAAATTAATGTATTAGTACTACCATCAGATAAAACAGGTGTAGGTAAGTTCAGGTCTGTCGACCCACACATCTTTTTACAAAAATTATATCCCGAAGATTTTCACGTAGATATTGACTATCAACCTAAAGTTGATGATTTGAATTATTGGAAAAAATATCAAATAGTTCACATCCATAGAACCATAGCTCAAAACTATGATAATACCCCTACGATACTTAAAACGTTAAACGATTTAGGAATTGTAACTATTATTGACATTGACGACTATTGGATGCCAGGTCCTGAACACCCAATCTACGATTTAATTAAAAATCATAAAATTCACGAAAAAATTGTTGCCAACCTAAAAGCTGCAAGATACGTTACAACAACAACAACTTTATTTGCTAATGAGATTAGAAAAATAAATAAGAATGTTATTGTATTACCAAACGCAATAGACCCGAAAGAACCTCAATTTAATGAACCAACTTTAGAGTCAGACAAATTAAGATTTGGATGGTTAGGTGGTTCTTCTCACCTACACGATTTAAAATTAATCGAAGGGTCTCTATCCAAATTTAATTCTGAAGACCGAAAAGATTTACAAATTTATTTATGTGGTTTTGATACTAGAGGTACTATTACTGAAATTAATAGAGATACAGGTGAACAAAAACAAAGACCTATCAAACCTGAGGAAACTGTTTGGAATAAATATGAACAAATTATGACTTCAAACCGTACAGGTTTAAGTGAAGACTACATTAACTACCTTTTAAGATTTAAAGAAGATGTTTATCCTAATGAACTTGAACAACCTTATGTTAGAGTTTGGACAAGACCTGTACAATCTTATGCTAAGAATTATTCAAAATTTGATGTATCTTTGGCACCTATTAAAAATACAATGTTTAATAGAATGAAATCTCAACTAAAGGTTATTGAAGCGGGATTTTATAAGAAAGCATTAATTGCGTCTGAAATAGGTCCTTATACCTTAGATTTGAAACACGCGTTAAAAAATGGTGAGTTCTCAGATGGTAATGCTTTGTTAGTTAATGAAAATAGAAACCATAGTGATTGGTATAAGTTCATTAAAAAACTTAAACAAAATAGAAATTTAGTTACAGACTTAGGAGAAAGATTATATGAGACTGTTAAAGACACTTATGATTTAAATAACGTAACTAAAACAAGAGCTGAATTTTATAAAAGTATAGTATAATATGGACACTACAAAAGGAATTATTGGATTTACTGCGGGTAATTTTGATTTATTACATCCAGGTTACATTTATACGTTTGAGGAAGCAAAGAGACACTGTGATTATTTTATGGTATTTCTTCAAATTGACCCATCTGAAACACGATTTACCAAATATAAGCCAGTTGTACCCGTATATGAAAGATACAAGACATTAATGGCTATTAAATATATTGATGAGGTTGTAACCTACCAAACTGAAGATGAATTACTTAAATTAATGGAGTTTTTTAAACCTGACGTTAGAATTTTAGGTGACGACTATATTGGTAAAAGATTCACGGGAGACCATTTACCAATTAAAGTTGTTTACACGACTAGGTCACATAATTGGTCTACAACTAAGATTAAAGATTTAATTACAATTCAAACAATCAAACAAAATCCTGATATTATTAACGAAATAAATAAATAAACTATGATTAAAATTCCAATTACCAAAATATTGTTTCTTGACATTGAAACTGTTGGTGGATGTAAAGACTATGAGACCTGTAAGGTTAGTAATCCTAAAGTTGCCGAACAATTCATTAAATATATTGATTGGTTCCATAAAAGATTTCCTGAAGATTCTCAGTTGTCCTTGGATGAGGTTTTTGCAAAACGAACCGCACTTGTTCCTGAATTTGCAAAGATTATTTGTGTTAGTGTAGCCTTTGTATTGGATAATGGTGAAATTAAAAGACAAACATTTTCAGGTGATGATGAAAAAGAATTGTTGGAAGGGGTTCAAAAATTACTTAATAGATGTGGAAAGTTAGACTTCTTCCTATGTGGACATAACCTTAAAAACTTTGATATTCCTATGTTGGCAAAACGTATGATTATCAATGGGTTAATGCCATCATCGATTCTACCGTCCTATGACACTAAACCTTGGGAAATTAAGGCGATTGATACTAAAGAAATTTGGCAATATGGGGCATATACCGCAATTGGTTCATTAGATTTAATGTGTGCTTGTATGGATATTCCATCCCCTAAAAATGGCGAAGTAACGGGAGATAAAGTCCACGATGCGTATTGGAATAAAAATATGTTAAAAGAAATTTCAGAATACTGTGAACGAGATGTGGATGTATTAATTGACGCAATAAAAAAATTAAAAGAACTTAAAATAAATTAAATATGAACATAGACGAACTTGAAGACCTATTCACTGACGATGAATCGGAATTAAAAAAAATGTTATTAGATATGGGTGTGGATTTGGACGACCTTGAGAAGGAGTTTGCCAATTACCATCCAAGAAAACCTTTAAAATATGAGGTAATATCTGATGATGCGGTAGAACCGTCATATAATTACCCCTCAGATTCAGGGTTTGATTTATACTCAACGGAAGAGGTTACGTTAGAACCTTTTGGAAGAGCCCTTATCCCAACGGGATTAAAATTTGATATTCCTGATGGGAGTGAAATTCAGGTTAGACCTAAAAGTGGTTTGGCTCTAAAACAAGGGTTAACTGTGTTAAATACACCAGGGACTGTAGATTCAGGTTATAATGGTGAGATACAGGTAATTGTATTCAATACCAATCCAAAACCATTTACAGTTGATAAAGGTATGAAAATCGCTCAAGCGGTTCTTTGTCCTGTAGTTAACGGTAACTGGGTAGAATTAATTAAAGTAGATTCTGTGGAAGAAAAGGATAGAGGTGATAATGGGTTTGGTTCAACAGGAATTAATTTTAAAAAATAAAAAATATATGGAAAATTTAAAATATGTTATGAGACCTTCAGGGTCTAATTTAGAAATAGAACTAAGAAATTTTTGTAAGGAATTAAGGACAATAGTGGGTGAGTCCCCAACTATAGTTGAATTAGGCTCGTATATGGGAGAAAGTAGTTTAATATTCTCCGAAGAGTTTCCAAACGGGACAATATATTGTATTGATAGCTGGGAGGGGGGATTTGACCATTCAGACACTTGTAGTAGAGACGATTATAATATGGTTGAAGAACAATTTAATAAAAGATTAGCGTTAACTAAAAATATTACAAAAATTAAAGGTCTCTCAACTAGTGAAAAGATTGAATGTGATGTGGTGTACATCGACGCTTGTCATCAATATGAATGTGTTAAGTCCGACATTTTACATTGGCAACCATTGGTTAGGAAAGTAATCTCAGGTCACGACTATTATACGAATGACGCTTTTATTCGAATTCATCCTCATATTGCAGGAGTTAAATTAGCCGTTGATGAACTATTAGGCACTCCCGACCGATTATTTAACGATGGGTCTTGGATTAAAATAAAAAAATAAATATGGTTACAGTACATTTGATTACATATAATGAAGAGCTAATGATTGAGTTTTTCGTTAAACACTACCGTAAACTTTTTCCTAATTGTGTTATTAAGGTCTACGACAATTACTCAACTGATGAGACTGTAAAAATTGCAGAAAATTTAGGTTGTCAAATCAATTACTACGATTCAAACAACAAATTATCCGACTCTAAATTCTTAGAAATTAAAAATAACTGTTGGAAAGATTCTGAAACTGATTGGGTTGTGGTTTGTGATTGTGATGAATTAATCTCAATAACTGAAGAAGAATTGATTAACGAATCAAATAATGGTGTTACGTTATTTAAATTCGACGGATACAATATGGTTAACACTGAAGGTCCACTTAATTTGCACGAATTAAGTTTTGGATTTAGAGACACGATTTACGATAAAACATTACTTTTCAATAAATCCAAAATTAACGATATTAATTATCAACCAGGATGTCACGTATGTGGTCCAAGTGGTGAGGTAAAATATAGTACCAATATTTACAAAATGTTACACTATAAATATTTGGGGGTTGAATACACCGTAAGTCGTTACAAAATGTTTGCGGATAGATTATCGGATGAAAATAAAAGAATGGGTTGGTCTTATCACTACGCCGAAAACGAAGCGAAACTTCGAAGATACTATAGTGAAATGAACTCAAGAGGGTTAATAAAACTTATTTAATTATGTATTGGTTTTCAGGAGTAAACAATCACGATAAAAACAAATATCAGAGTTACATCAAAATGTATACTGTTGCGGTATTATCCGCAAAAAAAACTAACCCAAGTATTAAACCTTATTTAATACTTGATGGAGAGGTTGATGAATATTTGGAAAATTTAGAAGATTTAGGGGTGACGATAGTGAACCATAAATCATTATTTTATGATTCTCTATTATCACATTACAAAACAAACACTACCGCATTTGGTGCATTCTTAAGAATTGACATACCAAAAATTTGTGAAAAATTAAACATAGAAGACGAATATATCTTATACACGGATAATGATGTTTTGTTTATGGATGATGTTTCAAAATTAAACGAACTAACACCAAATTATTTTATGGCTTCGGGTGAATTTGATAAAAATTTTGTACCGTCATTAATTAATACGGGGGTAATGTGGATTAATTGGAAAAATATGAATGAAATTTATAACGAATTTGTTTTCTTCATTAAATTAAACTTAAGTAAATTTCAAACGTATGACCAAGACGCTATTAGAATGTTTTTTAAAGATAAGATTGAATCTTTAGATTTTAATTACAATTATAAACCATATTGGGGTTATAGTGATGAAGTTAAAATTTTACATTTTCACGGGCCTAAACCTACGTTTACTGATAATGAATATAAGAACTTCCCTTACAAACAAATGGTTACACCATACTACCAAACAATGGTAGAAAAATTTAAAGAAATATATGATAACAGTAATTTATTCGACGCATAAAGACCAAGAATTTAATAACAAATTTAAACAACATTTGTTACAAACTTCGGGTGTTAAAAATATTCAAATTATAGAATATATTAATAATAATGAGTTTAGTCTATCAAGTCTTTATAATAAAGGTATTCAGGAATCTGAATATAATATTGTAGTTTGTTGTCATAACGATATCAAATTAGAAAAAAATTGGGGTAAGAAATTATTACAAGACTTTGATAGTAATCCTGATTATGGAATTATTGGTAAAGCTGGTTCTTGTTACTTTCCTGAATCAGGAATTTATTGGGAGAGAATGACTCAGACTATGGTTGGTCAAGTTTACCATCACCCTAAAGATAGTAAAAAATGGATTAATCGTTATTCACCTAAACTACCTTTCTTAATTCCCGTGGTAACTATTGATGGTCTTTTTATCTCATTTGATAAGACTAAAATTAAACACGGGTTTGACGAGTCTATTGGTAAATTTCACTATTATGACCACCCATTCTGTCTTGCAAATTATTTAGACGGAGTTAAGATTGGGGTTACATCTTCTTTTGAAATAACTCACGAATCGATAGGGAAACCAAACGAAGAATTCTTTACATCTAAAGATATCTTTTTAAAAAAATATGGTGATAAACTACCGTTAGATTTAAAACCTTCAACACCATTCTTTACTGAGATAAAAGAAAAACCAATTAAGAATGTAGGTAAAGTTGCGGTAATAATTCCAACAAAAGGAAAAACTAATCTTTTATTACAATGTTTACAATCATTTATCGAATATTCCAACTCTCAATCTTATCGTATTTTCGTGGCAGACACTGGGTCAAACAACGAAGAAATTTTAGAAATTAAAAAGTTTATTGAAGATAATTCATCATTAATCAACATAACATTACTTCAATATGATTATTATAATTTTGCAAAAATTAATAATGACGTTGTTTTAAATCATATAACTGATGAATATGAATATCTTTTATTTTGTAATAATGATATTAAAATATTGAATAATGTGATAAACGATATGTTAAGTGTGTTCAAACAAAATTCAAATGTAGGTACTGTAGGAGCTAGATTACATTACGAAGATGGTACAGTACAACACGACGGTATTTTAATGTATCTTAAACAAGATAAGTCTTTACACGTATCTCATTTAGGTCTTAGAAATTACTACAATTACACAACAACAACTAAAGAGGTTATCGGTAATACTGGTGCGTTATTAATGATTAGAAAAAATGTCTTCATTAAAATGGGAATGTTTAATGAAAAATACACCGCTTGTTTTGAAGACGTTGAACTTAATCTAAAGTGTCTAGTATCTGGTTTAAAAAACTATTTTACGGGTAACTCGGTGGCTTATCATTATGAATCCCAAACTAGAAATGAAGACCCTAAGGATATGGAAAAATTAATAAACGATTATAAGGATAACTTATACCCATATATTGTTCAAAACTTTGACAAGATAAAAAGACTCGTGATGGTCTTATAATAATTACTACACAAATAAAATAATTTGAATATCATTAGTGTATAAATATTAATAAATCAATATGACTGAAAGAAGAAAAAAAGGTACAACTCAAACCCCAAAAGAAAGTGAGTATAAACCAACAATGTCTAAAAAAGAACTAATATCACAAATTATTAAGAAAAAGACCAAAGAAAAATTCTTAACAACTAATCAGAAAAAATATTACGATACGTTAACGTCAAGTGAAATCACAGTTTGTTCAGGACCCGCTGGAGTTGGTAAAAGTTATATTACGATGAAAGCCGCGATTGATTTAATTGCGGACCCTACAACCCCTTACGAAAAAATTATTATTGTTAGACCCGCGGTTGAGGCGGAGGAGAAATTAGGGTCGTTACCAGGGAATGTTGAAGAGAAACTAGACCCATATATTTTTCCATCTTATTATTTGTTAAATAAAATTATCGGTAAAGAAGCAAGAGAAAAACTTAAAGAGATTGAAGTTATCGAAGTTTTTGCTTTGGCGTATATGAGAGGTATGAACATCGACAACTCTATATTAATATTTGAAGAAGGACAAAACGCGTCACCAAGTCAAATGAAACTTCTTTTAACAAGAATTGGATTTAATAGTAAATTTTTTATATCAGGGGATGTTGAACAATCTGACAAATACCGAAATAAAACCCAAAGTGGATTATGGGACGCAATTGAGAAATTTAGAGACTCAGGAGGAATTTCAATATTTGAATTTAAAGATAAGAATGATATAGTAAGAAACCCTTTAATTACTAAAATTTTAGAAAAATACGAAGAACAATGAGAATAGGTATCGAGATTAATGGTGTTTTAAGAGATACGATTGGTAAACTAGAAATGGTTTATAAAAAATATTTAATGGATAAAACTGATGGGATGGAAGAAGATGAAAACCCATTTGAGTATGGTATGAATCTTCCTGTTACAAGTTTAAACTTAAGAGACCATTTTACGTTTAGAGATGATGAAGAATTCTTCTCATTTCTTTACGATGAATTTCCTATGGAAATCTTTGGTCACGCAGGTTCTACCGAAACAATGACATTCAATGACTTTAACGAATTTTATGTTGAGTTTAGGAGTAATCACGATATTGTAGTGGTTTCTGATGAAATTGGTAAATCAAAACCTGCATCATTATTTTTTCTATCTAAATTTGGTTGTTTAACTGAAAAAGTAAAATTTTATAGTAATACCACAATAAATTCAATGTGGGATGAAATAGACCTTTTACTTACATCAAATCCTGACTTATTATTAGACTATCCAAAAAATAAAATTATTGTTAAATTTAACACAGACTACAATAAAGATATTAAAATGGAACACGAAATATCGTCAATAAAAGAACTAAAAGAAAAAATAAATCAAATATATGGGACCAATGCTTAAGATAATGAACGAACACTATTTCTTAGATATCGACGAAATAGACAAATATATTCAAATTGAACCTAAAGAACCATTATCAGGTTATACAGGTGAAAATCACATTAGTATCGTAAAATACGAAACAGTTAAATTAATGTTAGAGATATTGATGGATGAGCAGGAGGAAATTGATGAAACTTTAGGTCACAAAGCTTCTTCCAATTTATCAATACCGTTTAAACTCGCGTTTAACACATTAATCAGTAAAAAAATCTTAAAATCATTTTAAATTATGGAACAAAATAGAATATTAAAACTACAAAAATCAATCGAGAATTTACAAAGTAAATCATCGAGAATTTACCTATTTGTACAGGATACTAAAGGTAATCCTAGAGCTTCGGTAAGATACATATATCAAATGGGTATGGCGTTAAAAAATAACGGGTTTAACCCAATCATTTTACACGAAAAGCCTGAATATGTCGGAGTTGCTGAGTGGTTAGGACCTGAATATATGGAACTACCTCATAAACCAATTGAAGGTCAGAATTTAGAGATTTCTCCTGAAGATTTTTTAATTATTCCTGAAATCTTTGGATTTATTATGGAACAAGTTAAAGATTTACCTTGTGCTAAAATCGTACTTTGTCAAGCGTATGACCATATGATGGAAACCCTCCAACCTGGATTTGGGTGGACAAACTACGGGTTCTACAAATGTATTACAACATCTGAATTCCAAAAAGATTATATCTCTTCAATTATGAGAGGTGTTAGTACTGACGTTCTTCCATTATATATTGATGAGAAGTTTAAACCTACAAGCACCACTCAAAAACCAATCGTTGCGGTACATTCAAGAGACCAAAGAAAAACATTAAACTTTATTAAATCATTCTATTTAAAATTCCCTCAATATAGATGGATTACATTTAGAGATATGAGAGGATTAACTGAGGATGAATTCGCGAATAGTCTACAAGAGTGTTTTTTGAGTGTTTGGATTGACGAAACTAGCGGATTCGGGACGTTCCCAATGGAATCTATGAAATGTGGTGTACCAGTAATTGGTAAAATACCAAGTTTATTCCCTCATTGGATTAACGAAGATAACGGTTTGTGGTTATCGGAAGAAACTAAATTAACCGACTTTACCGCTGACTTTATTCAAAATTGGTTAGAGGATAATATCAAACCTGAACTATATACTGAAATGGAGAAAACTGTTTCATCTCTATCAAGTAAGGAGACTTTCGAAACTAGTGTTACTAAATTTTTCACAGATTATTTAGAGACAAGATACGAATCATTTAACGAACAATTAACAAAATTAAAAACTGAAGAATAATATGGAAAATACTTTTAACTTATCTGTAATACTACCAATCAAAACGGCAACTGCAAAAGATTTTGACGAGTTTTTTGAAAAAGCAATCAAATCTGTATCAGAACAACAAACAAGTGTAAATGAGTTAGTTATTGTTCATACTGATGAAGAACTATTAACCAAAAAAATAACTGAATATGATTTTGGAAACTTAAACGTAAAAAAATTAGTTTGGTCTGACGAAGCTAATTTTGCAAACCAAGTTAATTTTGGTATTTCACAATCAGAATCTGAATGGGTTTCAATTTTAGAATTTGACGATGAATACTCAAGCATTTGGTTTAAAAATGTGAAAAAATATTCTGAAATTTATAAAGACGTTTCAGCATTTTTACCCATCGTTATTGATGTAGACGAAAAAGGAACATTCGCTGGTTTCACTAATGAAGCAACTTTCGCTCAAAACTTTTCACAAGAGATTGGATTTTTGACTAACGAAACACTACAAGAATATCAAAACTTCCAAACTTCAGGAATGGCGTTTAAGAAAAGTTTAGTTAATGATTTTGGTGGTATTAAATCTAATTTTAAATTAACCTTTGTTTACGAATTTTTATTAAGACTGACATTTAATTCTGTACGAGTAATGACTATCCCGAAAATCGGGTATAAACACATTAACCTTAGAGAAGGGTCAATCTTTTGGAATCATAAATATGGTGCTGATAAATTATCCGAAAATGAGGTTAAGTTTTGGATAGACTCGGCTAAAAAAGAATACTTTTTCGCTGATGAAAGGCCATTAAATTATGAACCACAAGTTTAATGCAACTCACAACAAATGAATTAAGTGGGAACACAGAAAGTATTGAATCTAAAAAACGAGGAAGGAAGACAACACAAACGAACTATTTTGACGTACGAGAAGAAAATGCGGTTAGATTGTTTTTGGTTGAGCCTTCTTGGGAAGTAAGAAATAAGATTTATAATGAATACTTAAGAGACCCTTTAGACAAAATGATATCGTCGATTATTAGACGGTATAAACTCTATCGAAAAGATATGGACTTCACAGAAATCCATACAGATACACATTCTTTTTTGATGACTAAAATTGAGAAATTTAAACCGTCAAAAGAAAAGAAAGCGTATTCCTATTTCGGTACTATCTGTAAAAACTATTTAATGGGTCAAATCATAAAAGACCAAAAAGAATTAAATAGAAAGATTTCATATGAGGACATTTCTTCGTCGTTAGAAGAAAATGTAAAATTTTCATACTCTATAGATAATGAAGATGTTGACGCTACAATGGTAATTGAGAAGTTTAAACAGGAATTAAAAACATTTATAGATACCGAAAGTTTAAATGATAACGAAACAAAATTAGGATATGCGTTAATTGATTTGTTCGACAACTATGAAGAGATTTTTATGGGGGCCGATAACAATAAGTTCAATAAAAACGTAATCCTACTTTCATTACGAGAGATGACTAATTTATCAACGAAAGAAATTAGGAACTCGATGAAAAAATATAAGAAATTATACGGTAGTATTATAGGTATCATTCTAAAATAAACGTTATAAGGTATTTATAGATATGAGTAGACCTAAGAAAAAAGAAATAAAATTTACAAAAGACTCTGTTCTAACAATTTTACAAGAAGTGTATAATGAAATTGTGGAACAGAGAAATACTGCATTAAGAATTCAAAATAAAATGTTGGCATTAATGAAAGATGCTGAGGATATGCAGACAATTGGACCAATCATTAAAGAACAACAAAAAATTATTAATGACTGCGTTGAGAAAAAATTATCATTATCTAAATTACAATCTTCAATTTGGGAAAAATCATCAAAAGAGACAAGTGATTTCACTATCGATGATTTGGATGATGATTTAATGGAATCTCTAATTAGTAGAGATGTTGAAAAAGTAGACGACTCTTATAAATTAAATAAAAAATAATAGTTATGGGATTTGATTTAGAAAGTGGTTACGCCAGTATTGAAAATAAAATGAAGGCATCGAGAACTTATCTTGATACTAAAATGGCGTCTATTGATTTAGAAAAAAACTCTGGTGATAATTTAGAACAGGCAAAACAAAAAGTACTTTCAAGTATTGATAAAGTCAAAGACCAAAAGAAGAGATTTCAAAGACAGATGAAAACTCAAATGGACCAAATGTTAAGTATGGTTCAATTTAATGGAGGGTCTGGTTCATCAACAATGAATTATATTAAAACTAAGTTTATTCAAGCCGCTTTAAGAGTAGAACCTAAAATATTTGACATACTTAATAAAGAGACTATAAATGCTTTAGGGTGTTCCCAACAACAGGCATATTCCGCACAAACAATTTATATCAAAGTTAAAAGTGTTGATTTACAAAGATTATTAACTCGTGACCCTGATGAAGAAGTTGCGGCAGTTGCTTATGAGAAAGTAGCCCCAACACCCAATCAAATTCCATATTCAATGAACAGACAAATGTGGGAAAGGTTACAAGATTTAAATGTACCTCAACCATTTTATGGGCGTTCAGGACAGAAACTATTTGATATTAGTTATGTTCAACAAGATGGTAATGGTATTAGTGGTGATTTCTACAAAATAGATTTAGTTAATAAAACTGTGGGAATGAATAAAGTAGCCAATTTTATTGTCGATTATTATCGAGCAGTAAAAATAATTGATACGGGTAATTTATTTCAACAACTGATGGACCAAATCTCAGGGGCGGTTTCTTTTGACGCTAAAGTAGGTTTTGGTCAGTTAGAGGAAGAAAATAAATTTATGTTAATTCTACAAAGAATCTTAGGTTTATGTTTTGACAGTGCTAGAGAGATTGATATTAGTGGTAATTCTAAAGTTGCCGAGTTAGATGGTATTGATGAATCTTTCTTTGAATTTACTGATATGGATTTGAGGTACATTAACGACACAATTTCTAATATACAAAATGGGGTTGTTGAGTTTGAGGATTGTGAGAATGTAAAACTACCTGTAGACAGTCAGTCAATAATGAATTCGTTATTAAAGTTTAATAAATTAACCAAAATTGAAGACGAACAAACTTTGGCAGAACAATTAACAGAAACTTTGACAGGTAATGAAAAATGGAAATTTTTAGTCCCTAATTCTGTAGACATTAATTTAAGTGTTGATTTAAGTTTCTTAACTAATTTACCTAAGGCTATTATGATGGCATTATTATCTCCTAAGGTATTATTACCATTATACATAATGGCAAAAGCTATTGGTCAGTTAAGTGGATATGCTATCGAAAGTCTAATGGACTTTATGAAGGCATTTAAAAAATATTGTATAAATATTATGTCTAAAATAGGTTCTTTATTTGTTCAAGAACTTTTTGAAATCATTAAAAAAGATATTATGAATCTTATTTCCCAAATTATTAAAGATTTGGCAAAAGAAAAGGTTCTTAAAAAATACGTTATGATTTTAAAACTAATACAACTCATAATGATTATTGCGAAATTTGTCGACGACTGGAGAAAATGTAAGAGTGTTGTCGACGAAATACTTGCGTTACTTACATTAGTCACACCTGATTTTGGTGGAGGTATTCCAGCCCCTTTATTAGCCGCCGCTCAATTGTTACAAGGGTCATCACCAACAAGAGCATTTATTAACGGTGTATCCGAATGGCAAAAAGTAGGTTTACCTACGGGAGCAATGCCTGACGGAAGTCCTAATTTGGCGTTACAGGCGATGATGGGACAAATTAAAGGTCAAGCTCAAGAACAAGATGAGAACGGTAAAGTACAAATCTTTATGAAACCATTAACAGTTACTCCAGCTGGTACATTACCATCTGCAGATATATACGGAAAAGCATTCTAATATGGACGGTAGAGATAGAGTTAACAATATTGTTAAAGAGATTAAGGATAGTACAAATAATGAATTGTTATTTGCATTAAATTTCCTTAACGAAGATTACGAAAAAACAAAAGAAATGATTATAAACTTAACCAAACATTTAGATAGTATTGAAATTGTTTATAATAAAGTATTAAAAGAACACGAAAAGAGACACAATGGATTTAAATAAAAATAGAATTTTATGGTTTGCGAAAGTTAAAGACGTAAATGACCCGTTAATGCTTAATAGAGTTAGGGTTGATTTTGGTACTAAAAATAACGAATCAATTTTAAATGCAATACCAAATACTAAAAATGGTAAAGAGACTAAAGAAGGTGGTGATTTAAAACCTGAATTCAAATGGACTGAGATTGATTCATTCTGTTGTCTACCATTATTACCGTTATATCTAAACGTAACCCCTAAAAAAAATGAATCGGTTAACGTTATCTTCCCTGATAATGAATACCAATATGATGAACAATATTATATTCAAGGGTCTGTTACATCACCATTAACAGTTTATAACGAAAATTTCAACGCTCAAAGAATGTTCGCATCTAAGAACAGACTTGAGTCTCCAAAATTATTAAAAAATCCATTAAATAACGAATATTATATTACAAAAACTAAGGGTGTATTCATCGAACCTGAAGATATTGGTTTAATGGGTAGAGGAACTACAGATATTGTAATTAAAGACCGACACGTATTACTTAGAGCGGGTAAAAGTACAACAATGCCCGATAACCCAAATAAAGAAATTAACGCAAAGACAACTAGAAGTTTTATACAATTATCAGATTTTAATCAAAGAGAAGTTGCGTTACCTAATTCAGAATCAACTAGATTCCAAGAAAGTGTTTCATTTACTAAGACACTTATTGAATGGAATGTTACAAACCCTGAAAATGCCGAGAATAAATTTAATTATATTGTTAGTCTTTATCGACTACCTGAAAAAGGTAAGAAAGAATATAATACTCAAAATATGACAATAGACACTGATGTGTTGAATGATGATAAATCTTTAATTTTTAGAATGCAGTTTTCCGCCGAAGGAGTTTTTGATTTAACTCAAAAAATTATTAAGTTTATTGGACAATGTAATGACGGTGAAATTAATATAACTCCTTATCCAATAACTAAATTGGAAAATCAATTTCCATTATTTGTAAGACCTTCTCCTGAAACTTTAAAATATATGGAATCCCCGTCATCAGGTGTTGAATTCTCAAATGTAACTGCAATTGCGTTAGCCATTGACTATAAGGCGTTAAAAAACGGTACTGGTCTTATCTATTCTAAAGATAAAATAGGACAACAATTTGAACTCGTAAAAGATGTTCAAAAACAAAAAGAGATTAAGAATGACGCACCTATCACTTATAATATTACGGGAGCGGATAAATTATTATTTCTATCTCACGAAAGTAGGATTACAGGTAAAGAACAAATTGTTTTAGATGAAACAACTATATACGGTATTGAACAAAATTATCTTATCTCTAACGTACTACCAAATACAGATGCTATGGTTAGGGGGGACGAATTAATGAAGTTTATGAACTTAGTAGTTAGGTTTTTATCCTCTCACGTACACGCATTTCACGGTATGCCACCAGTACCTGTTTCACAGGATGGTACTAACATTTCTGATATCTTTCAAAAATTGGCAACCGCCCCTGAGATAATTCTTAATCAAAATATCAGAATTAATTAATTCTTTGATATTTATAGGTAAAAGAATTAATGTCAACACATAGGTCATATTTTAATAAAAACAATACTATCATTAGTGATTCGTACGCTAATACAGGTAGAAACCCCGTAACTGATTTATATTTTGGGTCTGCTAAGGATACATCCGCGCCTTTTGGGTATACACGATTTATCTTTAACTTAAATTTAGAACCACTTTTAAATAAAATCTTAGATGGGACAATAACGTTGGATTGTGTGGATAATATGTCACATAATTTAACTATGACAAATACGATAAGGTTTGATGAGGATTTATTAAACACTTATAACTCTGATGAAAGAAGACGAGCAAGTTCGTTTGATTTAATTTTATTTAGAATTCCTCAAACTTGTTATAATCACACCCCTACAGGGAATAGTACGTCAACAACTACAACAACTACCACACAACAATGTACACCATATCCCCAATATTGGGATGAGGGGGTTGGGTATGACTTCAACAATTCAAAATCACCTATTAATACACCAACTGGTGTTGCAATCTATAGTCAACCATTAATCGATAACGCCTTTTCAAAAAGACCTTCAAATTGGTTTGAAACAAGTAATTTAGATTATTGGTCAGAACCTGGTATGTATTCCAATACTAATACTTCAACGTATGTTAATTATAATGATTTAGTAATTGTAGACATACAACATTTTGAAAAAGGTAATGAAGACATTAATTTTGATATGACTAACGAGATTAACGGTATTATTAATGGTACCATTACTAACGTCACGGGATGGGGAATTGCCTACAGACCTGAATTTGAATTAATCACGGGTTTAACTTCGAATTATTCGGTGTCTTTTTTCACAAGACATACTCAAACTTTTTATGAACCATACTTATTAACAACATATAATGATTTAATTCAGGACGATAGAAATTTGTTTGTAGAAAAAATTACAAATAAACTTTATATGTTCGCTTATGTTGATGGTGACTTAGTAACATTAGATTCAAATCCTACCGTAACAATTTTAGACCCTAATGGGGATGTAATACCTTCATTAATTAACTTACCAACTTGTTCAAGAACTAAAGGGGTATATGAAGTAACAATACCACCAATCAGTGGTTATCCAACACCTTGTCAATTTAGTGACGTATGGGGGAATATTATATATAATGGTGATTCATTACCTGATATTGAAAATGATTTTGTTTTACAACCTTATAAAAATAGAGTATCAATCGGTGTTCAATCTAAAGAACCTGATTTATATGGGTTTGATTTTTATGGTATAAAACAGGATGAAAAAATATTGAATACCGATATTAGAAAAGTTGGTGTTGTAATTAAAAAGGCCTACACAACCAAACAATTATTACAAAATGTAGACGCAAGTTATCGAGTTTACGTAAGAGAAGGTATGACTGAAGTCCAAGTACAAGATTGGACAAAAATAAATAGAACCTCAAATGAATATTATTTCATTTTTGATACAAGAGACAAAATACCTAATGAGTATTATATCGACATTAAAGTTAAAAGTAGTGGAGAGGTAGATACTTATAAAAGAACAATAAAATTTTTAATAGTTAATAAAAAATAATATGAGTAAAGTAGTAAAACTAACCGAAAAAGATTTACATAGACTAATCCAAAAAGTTATTAAAGAGGATGAAGAACAACATTCTCAAAGATATATGTTTTTCAGTAATATTGAACAAATCCAAAGACAAATGGGTTTATTATTAGACCTTAATCACGACCAAGTTGAGGAAATCCTTGAAAATGGTCACGATTGGGCTCAAGACCATATAGCAACCGCCAAGGAATCAATTGACCAAGTTTTTGATTTCTTAATGAACGAAACTAAGAGTTTTCATAAGATGGGGGATGAATTAGGTACCGCACCAAAAAACGATATATTAGTTATGGGTGAAGGTAAAAAGAAATCAGGTACTAAATTATGTGCACGTGGTAAAGCCGCCGCTAAAGCTAAGTTTGATGTTTATCCATCAGCATATGCTAACGGATATGCGGTTCAAGTTTGTAAAGGTAAACAACCTGATGCTTCAGGGAATAAAAGATGTTCCTCACCATATTGTTAAAAATAAAAAAACCCTCAGTGATGAGGGTTTTTTGTTTAGTTAGATTCGGTTTCTGTTGAAGGTTCAATACCTACAACTTCTAAATCAAAGATTAATTTTTTTCCTGCCAATGGATGATTTCCATCAATTACAACAGTATCTTCTTTAATCTCAACGACTTTTACATTGACAGGACCCATAGGACCGCTACCTTGTAACATATGACCAACCTCAATGTTTTCAGGAACTTGGTTTTTGGCAACTTCGATAATCATTTCTTTAATAACTTCTCCGTATGCTTCAGTATGTTCAATTTCAACAGTCTTAGTTTCACCTACCGACATATCAATTAATCCTTTTTCAAAACCAGGGATTAACTGACCTTGACCTAATTTGGCATTTAATGGTTGTCTCCCTTCAGCTAATGAAGTATCGAATACGGTACCATCTTCTAATTTCCCTGTATAGTTTACACTAACAGTGTCTCCGTTTTTAATTTTTTGCATAGTATGTTTTTTATTTAGTTAAGTATACGAACATATTTTAGGTTAATCAACGTTTTCAAAATATATTTTTTAAAATATTGTTTTATCGGAAAAAAAGTCATATACTTCAATTATCAAATACAAATACACATAATGAAATGTTACTGCTGACAAAAAGAGAAAGAAGAAGATTTAGAGTATTTCTTAGAAAAATTTTTAAAAAAATTTCAGGAAATTTAGAGGACGCTAACTATAAAGGTCTTGACGAGATTCAAATACGAACAATATTTAATGTTCGTCAAATGATAACAAAAAAAGACGCGACATTATTAATTGCACCCATTTCAAGTATATGTTATATTGAATGGAGGCATTATTTTATTAGGTTTGGGGACTCGGCGGTTACAATCACAAACGGTAAATACTCCTATTATGTATGGTTACCTAGTAGTCATATTGACAAACTTAAGGATATCTTTTACCGTAATGTTGAGGTTCGTAGAAAACAAATGGAAGAAAAATACGATAAAAGGACATTAGATAATTTAAATTTGATTAGTGAAGATTTAAAAAATGACAAAAGCGGAGATATATAAAGAAGTTTTAAATAGGTTACCAGATGATAAAGATTGGTATTCTCCATCTGAAGGTATATTATGTAATGATTTTTGGTGTTATAAATGTACTGACGAAGTCATATCAATATCAAACATAGAACCTAAGAAACGTAAATTATTTTGGACCGATAAACAAAATCGTATGAGAGAGGAAATTAAGTCCTCAGGGTATGATTATAATAAAGGTCATATTGTATTAACCAATGACGGTGATATCGTCGATGGTTATCATAGATTCATATCATTATCTGAAAATTACCATCCAGAAAGTAAAATAATGGTTAAAAGATTAACTAACTTATACAGTGATGAGATGTTAGTTAGTCTATATTTTTATTTACTATATATAGTACCTCTTAAATTTATAAACTTATTGTTTAAATCATTAATTAATGTCTTTAAGTAATATTGACATACTTAAAATTGTTTTAAAAAATAAAAGAGACTTATCAACCCCTATGGTTATTGATGAGGATTATTATAACTATTATGAAACAATCTCTGGAATGTCTTGTTTTAATTTATGGTGTTATAAAGTTAGTGAGGAAACTATTAAATTATCCGATTTAAAACTACAACGAAATACTACTACAATGACTAAAAGACATAAAAGAATAGAGGTGGATATTTTAGAAAATGGTTTTGATTATACTAAAGGAATGATAACAGTAACATCAGATAACCTTATCGGTGATGGTCATCATAGATACTTAATATTAAAAAAACACTTTGGTGGTGATTATGAAATTAAAGTTAGAAAAATATTAAACGTTAAACACCCATTCACTCATCTTTTATTTATAACGTTAATGGTAAGACCATTAAAATTAATATCTAGGTTAAATCCCTTTCAATTTTTTAGATAATCTAATATATAAATCTTCATATAATTGTTGGTTCTTATTGGAATACCCTAAATCCTTCATAGTTGTCGATTCGGTAATTTCAACCCATTCATTAACAGTATGAACATCATATCCATCCATCTCATAACCGTCCTTAGGATTTTTCTCCCAAACGCCAACAGTACGTTTAATGTTATTTTTTAAAGTTTTTTGTTTTTTCTTGTGATTAAATTCGGTGTCAACAAATTCTTCAAACGGTCCTAAGTGTTCCTTTTTCCATTTTTTTAAACCAAGTTCTATAGGTCCATTATATATACCCGCAGTAACTGAAGTATCCCCTTCTTTAATCGGAACAGTTTTTAATTTTAGACCAGGTGTTGGATTAATGTTATTACCGTCTTCATCACTTGTAGTTAGATTGGGGTGTTTTTTCAGATAATTTGAAATTCTGTTTGAAAGAGATTCAATTTTCTTAATTTTGTTTTTTGGTTCGTCCATAGACCCATCATAACTATCGTACTCTAACATTGCATTGTTATATTTTGAAACAGGTGTTGTAAAAGGTTCTAAGGAAGTCTTATCGAATTTTCTAACACCAGGTACTAAAGGACCAATATACGACCCTCTACTCCCACTAGAATCACCCGTGGCTTCACTAATTGGTTTCTTATAATACCAATCTCTAACATTTTCCTCTAATCTGTCTCTATACATTTACAATTTTTTTTATTACTATTATCAATAAATATCAATCAAATGGAAAACGTTGAGTTAAATCAAAATCAACCTATAGGTTCTTTATTCAATACTATTAATTATTACAGTATTGAGGATTTAGAGAAGTTCATATCGGGTATTAATCACGAACAAGCTTTATATTGTATTGTTCAGGGGGTGCAAGCCGCGTACCAAAGAAACGCCTTTACAATCGCAGAAGCCGAGGTTATTTCAAGGTCTATTAGAAAAATTTCAAAATTAAATAAAACTGAAAATGCAACTACTGAAGAAAACAATTAAAATCGCGATGATTGCCCACGATGGTAAGAAGGCGGATATGGTTTCTTTTGCAATGAAACGTCTTGAGTTCTTCAAGTCAAATAATGTCGATGTCATTGCTACGGGAACTACAGGTAAACATTTAATCCACGCAGGATTAACTAATGTACATACAATGTTAAGTGGACCTATGGGTGGTGACGCTCAAATAGCCTCAATGATTACTAAAAATCAAATAGATGCCGTCATATTCTTTATTGACCCATTAGAAGCACACCCACATCAAGTAGATGTTAATATGTTACTAAGAATCTGTAACGTTCACGACGTACCATTAGCAACAAATTACAAAACAGGTAAAATGGTTATTGACTCATTGGATAACCAAATTAAGGGACTAGTTTAATAAACTGACCAACATTATACGATTTAGTATTAGTAATTAACTGTTTTATTATTTTATACACGTCAGGGGTTGTAGTTAATACCGCATTTTTATTATCGACGATTCTTTTACCATACGCAGCTACAGTATCACCTTTATCAACTTTAACTGTGATTGGTGTTGTACCTGTTGGTACCACAACTTTAGTTGTAGTAGTTGTAGATTTCGCAACTTTTTGGTTAAATGTAATGTTACTACCTTTTTTAATTTGTTGAGTACCGTCCTTACCTGATTTAAAATCTAATAATACCGCGTATGACTTTTTATCTGCGTTTAATTGTATTGTTTTACTCTTAATCAAAGCATTTGCATAATCCTGTGATGAACCTGTATATACTGTTGGTACGTCAACTGCCGTAATAGTTGTTTTATCTCCTGTTCCTGACGAGGAACCTCCTCCACCTCTAAGTAATTTACCACACTTATCTAAAACACATATTTCACCTTCAGAAACGTTTGGGAAAAAAGGTTCTACAACCACTTGTCCATCACTATTTAAAACACTAACGTGAGGTACTGAGGTATGACATTTACCTGGACCCCAATCTCTATCTTCACCAGGAGGTGTTAAACATCTTAACCTTATTGAAATCTCTTTTTTTGGACTTGCGGCAATTATCTTATCGATAGTTGGTTTGTCTTTTAAAATTAATGTATTGTATCTAAAACCACCAATTTTTTTGTCATCTGCATACCCTATAGGGTCTAACGTTTTATTTCCCCCTTTATTATTCATATTACAATCCCCACCAGCTTGTGTTGTTATTCGAGTACCATTCGCGGTAACTTCAAATAACGCAGCATTACAAGTGTGTTTGGCATCCATATCATAATTAATTTTAATTTTTAAATTAAATAAACATTGATTTTCACCTAAATCAGGTTCAATAATAAAACGTACCTTAGTGAATTGGTCTGCATCGTAACCCGCTTTTAGTTTCGCATATTCAGGATTTACCGCTGGGTCTGCACCCGCTTTAACCCATTTTTGATAATCCGCCCATCCACCTGAAGGTTCTGTTTTTTGAGTTTTACCAATAATTGTTGTAACCTTAACTTCATCAGGTTTTCTTGATATAAATTTACCATCAATTAAGTCCTGTATTTGTTTTGTGAAATAAGCTTGTATATTTTTTGCTCTTGCGTTAGATAACTCTTCCTCTTTTAATGAACTTCCTGTTAACTTACCTTCATTATCAAAGTTAGGTATTATGGATTCACCTGCATCTATATAAATTCTAGGTATCAAACCTTTATTAGTTTTTAAATATTCTTTTGCGGCTATTATATAAGGGTCTAATTTAGGTTTATTTGAATATGTTTTACCTCTCCATTCGTGGTCATTAAGGGTATACCACCCTGGTGCATATAAGTTAGTGATAAATGGACTAACAAATCTACCATTAGAGTCCTCAGTAAATCCTTTTGGGACTGTTACTTGTTCAAATAAATTATTTTTTTCCTGTTCCTGAATTAAACTATATTGACGTAATATGTTTAATCTTTCTTCTTCAGTTATTATTGTATTTTTTTTACACGAGTTACACATATGTTTTTTTTATTAATAAATAGTTTAAAAATAAAAAAAGGGAACCATTATGGTTCCCTTTTCAGTATTAATCAAGATAATGATTATCTTAACTCTTGTAAGTCAAATGTTCTAACTCCATCGACAGTGATTTTACCATAGAAACGGTTGTTAACCATTTTCTTAGCGTATCTTGTCATAATACCTTTGATAGGTGTGAAGTTAAATGGATTGTACATTGTAGGAGTTAATTGTAGAGGTACGTACGGTGCGTAGATGTAACCTGTGTCTAACAATGATGTTCCTTTGTGTCCCATTAACACTGTGTTAGCTGGGAAGTAAGGGTCACGGTAAACTTGGTAACGACCTGCTAAAGTACCAACTCTTTCAATACCCATATTGTATTGGTCTTGGTCTGGAGCCGCGTTAGATACGTGGAAGTATTCTAAGTCGTCGAAGATAGCTGAAATCTCAGAAGAAACAACAATCCAGTTAGCCCCACCTCTTAATGTTGATTTGTGGATTTGAGCCGAAACTTGGTTGATTGCAGTAATCAAAGTTTGGTTCCAATCTTTTTGTGTGTAAGATGTAGTTTGAGATAATCTCTTCCATCCGTTGTAGTCCCAACGTAAAGACCAAGCAGCACCTTTACGTAAGTCACGTAAAATTTCACGGTCAATCTCAGCCGCAACTTGTTCAGATAATAAAGCCGTTAATTCAGCTTCAGCATCGATGTTGTGGAAAGCCGCAACGTCTTGAGCTAACTCAGGAGACCATTGTGCTCTTAATTTTCTTTCAGTGACAGAAACTGTAACAGATTCTAAGTCGAAAGAAACCTCACCGATTTTATCTTCAAATTCTAATTCTTCATAACGTCTGAAAACAGCGATGAATGAAGTACCAGCAACTGCTTCAGTAATTGTAGTACCTGTATAACCATCTAAAGAGTCAGCTCCACAAGTAGCACATACTGGACATTGTAAGTCAACTTCTAAATAGATACATCCGTCTTGAGAACAGATACTATCGTAAGTTCCACCGTTTCCGTTAGGGAATACTGTTGGAGTTGCAGTTGATGTTGGTGCAACGATACCTTTACCATATTGTTGAGTAACAACTCTGAAAGGTAAAGCCGATGCCGTTGTATCAGTACATCCTGATACCGCAGTTAAACCTGTACCTGCAATGATATGTAAGTCAGATAAGAAAGTTTCAGTATCAACTTCAGACCCGTCAGGACCCATTAATTTACCTACACCATTATCGTAGAAACCACACATTTTAACAATCATTTTTCTAACGTTTTTACCGTCAAATTGAGTTGTAGCGTCAACTAATGCTCCGTCAGACCATACTTGTACAGTTGTTGTAGCAGTGATTGCTGACCATTGACCTTTTGAATAATCAAAAAGACCTGCAGGATTTAAAGTTGGTTCTGCACCTTCGTAGAATAAATCGTAAAGGTTTTTAGCATAAGCCCCTGAACCTGTGTAACCAGCGTTTTGATTACCTGGGTAGTTTCCTGGAGAACCAATTGGAGCGTAGTGCTCACCTGATTGATTCGCAGTTCCACCTGTGTAACCTTGAATTTTAGGTACGAAGTAGAATAATTTACCGATTGGTAAGTTCATCGCTTGTACAGAAACGATATCATTCGCTAATAATTTAGAGAATACACGTCTAACGATTGGGAATACAACAGTTTCGAAAGAACCTGATGAATCCGTTGAAGACGCTTCGTTGATTAAGAAAGAAGCTTGGTTTTCATATAACTGAGCTACGTTCTCTTTTAGGTGACCTTTAAGGCCTTCTAGGAATCCTAATTTATCCCATTTGTTGATTGTATCTTCTTTGATAACTTTTAGGTGTTTTAACCCAATGTTACCAACAAGACCTGATTCTAATAATGCTCCCATTTTAGTATTTGTTTTTTAATTTTTATTTTATTTATTTAACGACGTTCATTTTCGTCATCAAATCCTTCATTCTTAAGAATTGAGGATTTTCGTATGTTTTAGATTCCATTAAGTTAACTGCTGAACCTGAAGCTGGACTTCTTTCGATTTTCTCTTGTAAAGACTCTTTTACTACAGTTGCAGAACCTTGGTTACCTAATTCATCTTTTATTGTTTTATAAAGAGATTTTGACTCTTTTAAAGATTCAACAGAATCAAATCTTCTTAAGATGTTGATTTTTTCCTGTTTAGTCGTTGAATGTTCTGTGAACAATCTAGTAGCGTATGCTAAGTTTGAGTTGAATACCGCAACCTCATTTAATTTAGTTCTGAAAACATTTAAAGCTTTTCTGTACTCTTCGTTTCTTTCTCTAAGTACTTGTAATTCTTTATTGTTTACAGATTCTACTCTTAAGTGTTGTGGTGCTGCTTTTGGTTTTGGTAGACCTTTCTTACCGAAATATTTACCTGTACCTAAAGTTCTTGAAGCCTCTCCTGTTTCACCACCCATTTTGGTTGGTTCCATTCCGTCTTCTTCTTTAAATTCAAACTTAGGTTTACCTGTTCCTTTTGTAGGATTACCGTGTTTCATATTATCTTTGAAACCACCAGTAGTCTTTTTGTATCCGAACTTAGGTTTACCCATTCCTACTCCTTTAGCTTTGAATCCTTCTTTTGTTTCCATTTTTTCAATGTCAGCTTCTTCTGACCATTCTTCATCAACCGAAACGATTTCTTCTTTATCGTCCATTTCGATTTCATAAACAATTTCTTCTTCTTCACCATCACCTTCTTCTTCGAAGTCGTTAAATGATGATAAGAAATCGTCATCAGAATCATCGTCAAGATTAAAATCGAATTCATCCGAATTCATATCGTCTTCGTCTTCGTCTTCATCTGAAAAATTCATATCAATTTCTGACCAATCATCCATATCATCTTCTTCATCTAATGATATCTCATACATCATACCTTCTTCATCAACAGGAACTCCTGACTTATCGTCAAATGGGTTCATTTCTTCTCCTAATGAAATTTTATAATGTACGTCGTCGTTTGAATCTTCTAAATCGATTGTGTCACCGTCTTTCTTTACAATGATACCGTCTTCATCACCCATAGCTTTAAAAACTTTAAGGATTTCCTCGTCGCTAGCATTTGTTAAGTCAACTAATGAATCATCATCAGAACCAAACTCGAACTCATCATCTGAATCAAATTCATCTGTGTCGTCCATTGACATATTATCATCCATATCCTCGTCATCTTCAATGTCATCCATATCGTCAAACTCTAAGTCGTCATCATCTGCTTCCTCAAGGTCTTGACCATAAGACATATCTAAATCTAGGTTGGAATCTTCTTCAGTCTCAGTTAAAGACTCTTTTACTAATTCGCTGATTTCTTCCTTCATTGTTGAAGCAAGTATTCCTTTTGCATTTTCAGCAACTACATTCTCCAAACTTTTCATTTGGATAAGTGCCTCTTCTACAAGATTTTGTTTTTCTGCCATTATTCTTTTTTATTTGTATATAAATATTTCCAAATCATTAAAAAACTTAACTTTAATGATTGTTAAATTAAATTTTTTTTGATTCGGGGTTTATTTGTTGAAAAAAGTATATTTTAATACAACTAATAAATATTACCAAAAACAAAAAAAGGAGGACTATTGTCCTCCTTTTAAATAATTTTTTCTAATGATTAATCTTCAATTACCTCGTCGATTTTACTTTCAGAAACCGATGTGATTCTCCATTCTTGAGAGAATGACTCATATCGTTTAGTAACTTTGGCTTCTACGTCTGTCACGGAAAAACCTTTTACTAATTTTTCTTCTCTGATTTTTTTAATCTTACCAGTGTTCTCATCAGGTAAATCATACTGAATTTTTGCTACAAAATACTTTTCGTCCATTTCCATAAATTTTTATTTACCCAAATAATCGGATAATTTTTTCATTAAGTCAAGCGATTTGTTTCCTGAATCTGTACTCATACCTGTCGCTCTTGACATTTGCATTTGTTTTTCTTCGTCAAGATTCTCATCATACTTACTTCTATCATCTGCATTTAAGAAAAGATACGCCCCTGGTGTTGAGGGTGAAGACACTAAGTCAAAACAGATTAATTCAAAATCGTCTTGTACTTCGTTTTGTTCCCCCTTCTTAGCCAATGACCCTACACCTCTCGATGAGATACCTAAAGTAACTCCTTGTCTTAAGTAGTTAGCCGCCATATCACCTTTAGTTGATACAATACCTCTTTCGTGAAAACCAGGTGAAGTTAATAGTTTTAATTTACCCATTAGTACATTTCCCTCCCACCACACTTCTGTGATAATGTGTGAAACTCTATCTAAGTCAATTAAAGAAGATTCAGGGTGATTTAATTCTGATAACGAAGTTCCTTTAGCAATTGCTTTTTTATAGTTCTCCGCCTCTCTTTTTAATATTCGTTCAGGATATACTCTACCATTTCTATTAGGGGTATTATATTTTTGTAATACTGCGTAGAACTCAAATGGTTTTGAGTGGTCTAATGTATTCTTAGATTCCTTAATAATCTCAGCGTTATGAGTATCCGATGGTGACACATACCCTGCGTCGTATTCAATCAGAATTCCCTTACCTGATTCATTTGGTGCTAATACTTTCATCTTTTTTGTTTACAAATAAATATACCGATAATATAGTATTGGTTCGTATTTTATAAAACCGATTGTTTTTTTGTTAATGAGAACTTGAATGTATCATTATCTCTGAAGTTATTTTTGATGATTGAATCTGTTACTTTTTTAATTGAATTTTTAATTTCCTTACTTTTAAAGTCTATTCCTACCTCATTTAGGTAAAAGTAACATTCTAAATTTAAAAATGATTTTTTGTTTTTTTGAATCCCACTACACCTTAAGTCTAAGTCAACAATAAATTTATCGTCATAAATTTCTTTGTCAATATATTCTAATACTGTGTGTTTAATTGACCTTGATAGATTATTCACTTCTCTATTTGGGGATTCGATTTCGTCTTTTGGTTCTGCCCAAGTTTGGATGTTTAGATAAATTGATTTTAGGTTTTTCGCATCGACAGTACCGTAATTAACTTTGTAGGAACGATAACCTGATAGCTTCGCACTTTTCCCTTTTTTCATTCTGTTTCATATTGTTCAAGTTTATTTTTTATAAAAATAAGTAATAAATCTTGTCTTGTCAAAAACTTTCTGTAACTTTGGAATATTTGTATTATATGTTAATTGTAGAGATAAATAACCGACAACCATTAGAGAAAGCCCTTAAAATTCTAAAGGGAAAAGTAATTCGTACTAAACAAACTGAAAACCTAAAAAATAGGAAGGAGTTTACTAAAAAATCAGTTGAGCTTAGAGAACAAAGAATAAAAGCGATTTATAAAGAAAAATTTAGAGAATCTCGTTAAGAGACTTTAATTTAAATAATGAAACAGAATCAACTTTTTCATTTTTAATTTTCTCAATAGTTTCTGTTATTTTAGTCTTAGTTACTGAATCAGATTTTGTAGACAAATTTTCTAATTTTTCAATAACCATTTCACTAACAACATCATATCTTTTATCTAATTCAGACTGAGATAGTGTAGAATATTTTTTAATTTCTTTTAACTCAGATTCGCTAATATTATTTAAATAATTTTTTAAAGTACTATTAGCAACCTCAACCATAGTATCGTAAGATACATTGATTACGTTAGTTTGGTTCTTTTTAGTGATAAGATGATTAATAATAGTATTTTTACTATTAATAATATTTTCAACAACTACAGTATTTTTATTAACTACAGTGTCAATGTCTTTATAGTGGTTTTCAGTTTTAACGTCTTTAACCCAAGACTCTAATAATGACATAGTTTTCTTATTAATTGAAATCTTTTCAATTAAACCAATACACTCATTTAGATAGTCGTCCGCAAAACTTTTTTCAAATCCTTTCTCTTTACTTAATTCATCGTAAAGATAAAACATTTTACTAACCTCTTTATTCTCTAATACTAATTTCTTGAATACTTTAATATCAGTATTAAACGAATCTTTTTTGTAAGACTCGACAAGTTTTGTTTCTATTTTTGATTTTAATAATCCGAATTCCATATCTTATTTTATCTTATAAATATCTCTTATTTAAGAGTTTGTCTAATTCTTCAGAAATATCTCCTAAAGAATCTTGTCCTTTAGATAAATCAATATAACTATCTTCAGTTAACATATCCTGAGATTCTAATAAAATATTAAGATTTTCTCTTTTAACTGATTCAGGAGTTATCTCAGATTCCCCTCCTGCTGGTGGGGCTTCTCCTCCTGTATCACCGCCAATTGGAGACTCTCCTCCACCTCCTAAACCTGCTGGTGGGGTAAATCCACTTTCTTCACCACCCGCAGTTTCACCTCCCGCACTTGCGGTGGTACCTGATGGACTTCCATATAATTTATCTATATTGTCGAAAATACCTGTTTTAGTTATAACTGTAGGAGTATTTTCAAGTTCTTTAGCAACCGCCTTTTCAAGTCTTTGTTGTTGTAAATCTAATCTAATATCTTCATCTGAAAAACCTAATACGTGTTTCTTAGCCCAAGATACTGACACAGGGGCGATACCTTCAATAGCAGTAACCGCATCTTTGTAAAGTAATATTTTTTCTTTCCACACGTCAATTTTTAACAAATCAGCTTGTGTCGATGGATTTGATAATGTTAGAGTAAAGTTAGATAACTCGTCCTCAAATCCCAATAAGAATAAATGTATAATAGCAACTTTATTAAGTTCCGCTAACATACTTTTTTGTATTCTATTAATAGTTCGTGCAAAACGGATATCTTGTAATGATAAGTTTTTACCATCACCAACAACTTCCTCAAAACCTAAAAATGCTTTAGGTACACGAAGTGCCGTTAATAATTTCTTTTGGATATATTCGATATCTGCAATCTCAGAAAGGTTTTGCGCTCCTGGTAATGTATCAATAGGGTTTGGTGCCGCAGGGTCACGAACAGGTACGAAGTAATCTTGGTCTACCGCCATTTGATTAAACCTCATATCAACATTACCCGTTTTATGGTCAACAACTTGGTCTCTTTTAAATTTATTTGCAACACGTTGTACATAAGCTTCAACATCCTTATCGTCCATATTACCAACAAATACCTTAAAGATTCTTCTTTCAGGTGCTCTTGATGTACGATAGATTAACATTGCGTCTTCCGATAATAATAACTGTTTCCAAATACGTCTTGCTTTTTCTAACATAGAAGTACCATAAGGAAGTTTTCTATCATCACCCAATAATCTAAAGTGGGCAATTTCCCAAGTATTGAATGACATATCTTTATTCTTCCAATTGAATGCAAGTGCTTTTTGCTCACCTTCGCCACTGTCTAAATTAGATTTACCTTTCATACCTCTTTCAACCCTTTCAATCTCAATGTTAGGTAATTGCATACATCCAACAATTCCTTTCTCAGGGTCTAATTTAAGATAAACAAAATTATCACCGTACTTACAAGTGTTTCTAGTCCACATTGCAAGGTTAGTGTTAATATCTAACACATTGTTAAATAAATCAGCCAATACTGATTTAATACGTTTTGATTCTGAGTATATTTGTAGGATGTAACCGTTTTGGTCGGCAGTTGTAGATTCTTCGGCATAAATGTCTAACGCTGCGGAAATCTCAGGAGTATACTCCATAGATTCGTAGTCGTAATACGACGCCAATCTTGTTGGTTCAAAATAAACTCCTTGACTGTAGAGGTTATTTTCTATTTTAGTCCACTGATTTGCAAGATAGAATGTTTGTTGGGCTTGTAATTTAGCCTTCTCATATTCTTGTGCATTTGTTGTTTTTAATAACTCTTTCTTATCGTATTTAAAAACGGGGTAATCCTGATTCATTAAAGAATTAGGACCAAAGGTCTGTGATAACCTTTGCCAAACCGTTAAATCTCTATTTTCATTACTCATAATTAAAATTTAGTATAATTTAAAAATATATAAACATTATCTCGACCTACCGAACAACCATAAATATTTTTGATAGTCATTTTTAGTCGCCTCGTTAGAATAATTCTGATGGTTAGGCATTCCTGCAGGAATTACAGGATTAAACGACACCTGTCTACCAATTTCCTCATTATTATTTACCGTCCAAGAACTTAACATTGCTTTAGTCTGTTCTGTTACTTTGGTCAGCTGATTAAATGAATTCTCACCAACATATGTTGCCATAGCAATTGCCATAATCAAATCATCGTGATGACCTTTTTGGTGGTCTGGTCTTCCGTTTATATATACAAAGGTATTCATCTCATTAAAGAGTCTATTACTATAGATTTTAAATCCGTGTCTCATAGATTCTTCAAATGAAGAAATTATTTGAACCCTCTTGTTATTAAAGTTTAACCCTGGAATCTTATCTAAAGCTTTAGGGTCGTATTTCCATTTATTACCCATTTCAACTCCATCAATATACAAGTTCTTATAATTCATCTCCTGTAATTTTCGAGCAGTTGAAACCCCCATACCTCCTGTGATATCAATAACCACAAACGCACTATACATCATCGCCCATTTATAAGCAATCTCTGCAGCTACGTCAGGTGGGATTTTACCTATGTATTCTAATACTTGTTCTCTTTCGTCAAAATCAATAATAATCATTGAAGTAAAGTCTTCAGAATCTCCTCTTGATACGTCAACACCCATAATATATTTATGACCTTCAACAGGTTCTTTCCACATCCATAATGCACCTCCCATCATTCTATTGGTAGGTTCTTTTAACATATTTTGATGAATATCTTGTAATTGTTTTGAATCAAATACGTTATCACCAGAACCTAAGAAGTTACACTCTAACTCCTGAGACACTTTACGTTTATCGTATTTTAATTTTTTAACCATACCCTCAAACCAACTTGATGTAGGTTTATATCCGTCGGCAAGTTTTTGTTTGATTTCTTCAAAATCTCTTAATCTAGGGTCTATGGATGAATAATCGATAGTATCAATCTCCTTATATTCATCTCGATTTAAATAAAAGTGAATTAAGTCTTCAACTTTTAGTAATTTTAAATCTTTAGTGTATCTTGGGTCTTTAAACCAATACATCTCTGAGATTTTGAATTCATTCATACCTCGTAATGCTTGGTCATATATTTCATAGTAGATTGGGTCATAACCGTTAGGTGTTGATACCACAATCACTTTACCCCCTGTTGAAAGGGATGCCATACAAGCCGCCCAAAAATCTCCATCGGCTTCAATATATGCAGCTTCGTCAAATACAAGAATTGTTGGAGTATAACCCCTTAACGCATCTCGTGATGTTGCAACCGCCTTAACTTCACATCCGTTAGTTAACTTATAGTGTCTTTGTGAATTTTTTTCACTTGAAAACCCTACACCTGTCCAATTAGGCCATTGTTCAGTAAAACCTCTAATCTTATTTGCCATCTCAACCGCAGTATCCAATTTGTTGGCGATGATTAGAATTTTTTCAGGTTTTTTCTTAGACGCAAATACTAAACGTTTTGACGCCCAAGCTGCGGTAACTGTAGATACTCCAGCTTGTCGGTATTTTAACGCAATATTTTCATTGTAATTCTCGTAATCCTCCAATAAGGTTACTTGGTCAGGAAATAATTCCAAAGGGACATACTGAGATACAGTATTGTCATAGGTCTGTAAATAAGTTTTAAGTGCGTAAGGAGTATTCTTTACGCACTTAGTATATTCTAATATTAATTGTTCTTTAGTAAAAGCCATAAATTACTTAGGTCTTGAGATACCCAAGCCACCTAAGAAATCATCTAAACCGTCATCGTCATCGTCATCATCGTAGTCATCTTCATAACTTCCTAATGAATCTTCTAAATCACGTTTTTTCAAATCAGTAATAATATCTTTAACCATATCTTGTAAGAATTTCTCACCTTTAGGGTCTCCAGATAATATTTGTTTCGCAACTTCAAAAAACTGTTTTGTGTCTAACGCTGAAAATCTAGCGAACAGGTAGTGTTGGATATGTTTTTTATCTTCATCAAAGACTTCCATAGGATATGATTGAGAGAATTTCTCCCAAATAACAGGTCCCAATCTTAAGTCCCAAATCTCGTTAGGTAGAGTATCTGTACTTCCCATAATCATTTGTTGTGATTTAGGGTCATCTGGTAATCCGTGAGTACCAAAAACCTCCATAACTCCTTTAATAAGTTCGTGAATTAAAACAGGGAAAAATAATCCTCTCGCTTTAATTGTTGGTGGGTCAGTAGTATCGTCAACTTCTTCTTTACCAGCCATACTTGACGGATTACCCGCCATCATTTGTACGGCTTCGTCAGGCATTAACCAATAAACTAAATCATTAATCGACATCAATACCCCGTATAAGTTTAATAATTGAGGGTCAATTCTATTTAACTCAGCTCTAACCAATTCAAACATATAATGTCCTTTTTTAGAAGAACCTTGAATTAACGCATTAATGAATCTACGTTTAGCCTTTTCTAAGTCAAACTTTTCCATTGCAGTCATAAAATCGTCTAAATCTTCTTCAGCATCTTGACTACCAAATTGTTGTTCAATCTCTTCTTCTTCTGGTTCCTCACCTTGTTGTTGGAATCTACTTTGGTCAATACCCCCCATACCAACTAGTTTGGCGTCAAATTGGAAAGACCCGTCAGGAATTCCCATTTCTTTGATAACTAAATCGACCGCTAATTTCTCAAGATATTCTTTATTTTGAGACTCAATTTGCATAACTCTTTGAACCGCACCCATTAGGGCTCTTTGTAGTTGCATAAAAGCGTTTTGTCCTGATATGTCTTCCATACCCGTATAACGTTTTACTCGTTCAACAACATCTTTAAATCTTTTAGATGCAACCAATTCTTCAAAGTTATCAGGAACACCGTTCTTATCCACATCAGGGAACGCGGGGTTTTTTGATAAACTTGTTGTTTGAGTTCTAAGTTTATTCTCCAAGTCAGGATTCATTCTTTCTCGTCCTTGACCGTAATCTATAGCTTCTTTAGCGTCTAATTTAAACTTTGCCATTATTTTTTTAATTTAATTCCGATAGTATCAAATGACATCCAAGACGGTAACTCTTTGTTAGTTCTCGCCTTAGGAGCTGGTGATGTTTTTGGTTTATAAGGACTATCCTTATCTGGTTTTGGTGGAGTTTTAATTCCAGGTTTTGTTGTTGGTTTAGTCGGAGCGGGAGCGTTCGCAACCATTGATTCTTTAGTCTCCGATTTTCTTGCTTTAGGAGCTGGTGATGTTTTTGGTTTGTAAGGACTATCCTTATCAGGTTTTGACGGGGTTTTAACAGGAGTCTTCACAGGAGCCTCTTTAGTATTATTTTCCGTAACATCAATAGACCCTAAAGTACCAATTGGTTTGTTAAGTGTTTTTTTTGTAATTAGATTCATTAAATCTCCTTTTTTCATTTTTGCATTTGAGTGTTTCTCAAGCAAATATAGGATTTTATTTTCTAAAATCACAGAAGTAATATCTTTTCCCTCATTCATAGATTGTTTGATGGCTTTAACACATCTTTCATATTTGTTATTCTGTTTTGAATTCCACATATGTCTTTCAGTTGTACCAAATTCATTACCTAATTGAGAAGTACAAATTGCGAATGGATTAATCTTTTTAGTTTTTTTCTTTTTACCTTCAGACATTTCACCTTCATTGGTAACATCCATACTACCATCAGCATTCATTTTAACCGCTCTACCTCCTGGTAATGCCTTACCTTTACTCTTAGCATCTTGAACTTCGCTAGCCGAATATTTAGTGATACTAGTTTGTATTGTTTGAGCTTCTTTAGTTTCTTTCTTTTTACCTTCTACAAGGTTTCTATGTAATGTGTCAATTTCTGACTCACTTAAAGTCATTAAGGTTTTTGGACTAAAACCAAAATCTACTAATTTTGAGTATTTGTTAGTTTTCATATACTACTTTTTTTTCAAATTCAAGAACGACATCTCGTTCGTATAATTTATTTTTAACCTCTTGTTCGGTTTCACCAAAATTAAATACTAATCGTTTAGTAACTGTAAAATCAGTATTTTCATTTTCTTTCTCCCAACCTAAGGCAATCACCCCATCCATACAATCCATAAAACTAAAAAAATCAGAGTTCTGTATTAATTCTAACTCTATTGAGGTATTTTTCAGTACTCCGACTTTTTTTATATAATCAAGTTCAGGTGGTTTAGGGTAACCGTTGGAAGGTTTTGCCTCCCAACTTTCATCCCAAATATCAGTTTTATCTTCAGAAAAAATAAACTCATACATATTATCCCCTTTATAGTTAGGACCTAACCCATTTATAAAGACTAAATAACTCATATAAGACTACCTTTAGGTGATATTTTATATTGTTTATAACCTAATTCAAATACTAAGTTTTTCTTATTTGTTTTACCAACAAGTTTAGCGTTAACATTTTCTTTTAGGAATTTTTTAGCACTAACCTCTTGTTGTATTGATTCAGATAGTCTTTTGATTTCACCATTTAATTCAGACAAAGTAATTTTAGTTTTTACTTTTCTTTCTTCATTAATTGTTTTGTTAAATTTCTTTTCACTTTCAGTTATAGTAAAATATTTCATTAACGTATCTTCAATTTTAGATTCGAACATTGAACTAGCGATACTATCTAAATGTTTAGAATCTTCACTCATCTCACCACCGTCAGAACCAAATCTTGCACCTGTTGCTTTTAATGCCGTTGTTTGTGCAATATCATTACCTAAGTCAGCCCAAGCGTTTTCTTCACTCATTTCTCCAAAACCAATAGGTTCTTCATCACCAGGAATTGGTTGTTCCTCGTCAAAATTATCTTCGTCATTTTCTTCGTCATCATTACCAAATTTTTCTTCAGGATTGAATTCTTCTTCCGCACCTTCTAATTTGTTAACAATATCTTCCATATCGTCTTCATCTAATTTTTCCAAATCTAACGCAGACAATATTGAATTAATAACGTACTTAATGTCTTTTGATGACATAGATTCTTCTTCATCTTCAGAAGAATTTAACGTTCTTAATTTTTGACCTAATTTACCTGTAAGTTTTTGTATTGTTTTGAATGTTACAACCTCGTCATTTTCTTCATTACCTTCCATATCATCCGTTCCCATATCGTCAGTTCCCATATCGTCAGTTCCCATATCATCCGTTCCCATATCACCTGTTGGTGATGGGGGTGGTGGTGGAACATCTCCCATATCATCTGTTGGAGCAGGAGGTGGAGGTGGGACATCCCCTAAAGGAGCCGCGGGTGGAGCTGGTGGTGGAGGTGGTACATTTTCTACCTCGTCGGTAGGGTTAGAATTTTTTTTTTCTGATTTCGGAGTTTTTAATGTAAATCTTTTTTGTTCCGAAAACAATGATGTACCTTCATCATTACCATATAATTCATTCATTTCTTTAGCCATTAAATTTAATCTTTTTAACGCTTGAGAATATGAATCATAATATTTTCTTTCTCTCATAGGTGCGATATAATCGACCTCTGATTCTGAAATAGTTTGTTTAATAATATAACCTGTCTTTTCTCTAACAATTTGGTATTCATTACCGTCAGCAAGTTGAAGGCTATATTCGTTTTTAGACGTTTCATTAATTCGGGATGGGGTACTCTCGTTAAATCTTGCGATTTCAAGAATCCTTTGTATTTTTTCCATACCTTGAAGTTTTTCACTTCCTATTGGTTTTAAATCTGCCATTTTATTTTTATTTTAACTTTTTTTAATTTATTAACTGTTTAACCCATTAGGTCCTCCTAATGTAACCATTTGTAATTGTACAACCGCATCACCAGCACCATTAGTGTATGTTGGATGTGGGGTGTCAACGTAAGTTGCAGTAGTCCCTTGGTCAGTGTCGCACACTACACAAATTTCGGACGTAAATGTTCCAGCGCTATATGTTGTTGCCATAGTATTTTTTTATCTATAAATATATCAAACTAACCATTATTTCAAAGATTTGTTAATCTTCTCTTGTAATGATAGTCTTTCATCTGTTAGTTTATTTTCAAAATCATAAAGTTTTTCAATATACCCATTTCGTCTTAGTACCTTAAATACCAAGTTTTCGTTAGAATATTCTCCACCCTTTTCTAAACCACACTGTCTAAATTTCTTTATTTTTTCTTTATATTTTTTGATTAATTCTTTAGCATCCTCTAGTTCTTCATCTCCAGCGTTTTCAATTACACCGTCAATTATTTCCATCCATTGTTCTGATTTATGTTTAATCTCATCAATGTTAATACTAACGTCTTCTTTTTTTGGTTTCTTAATCCACTCATCGAATAATACAGAATAAACCCCCGTACTTTCGTGAGGTTCCTTTTCATCTTGAGCATACAACTCAACTTCATATTTTTTTATAGTAATGTCGTGAGTGTTGTTGAACAACATTTTTTTAAGATTAAAAAGTTTTTGATATAACTCAACTGATTCTTTTGGGAATTGGTCAAAGTCGATTAATAAGTGTAAATCAAAGTCTGAAAATTTTGACCAATTATAATTTGATAGTGACCCTGTTAGAATTATATCACCAACAAATACTGGAACGTCTAAGAACTCTATAAATTCATAAGCTATCTCAAGTAGTCTTTCTCTAATTTCAGGTTTCATAGTTTCAACCTGTCCTTTAGGGTCGGACATAAATCTTTCGTTGGGTAATACCCAAACATCAGGATTTAATTCATCCTGCAATAAAAAACTTTTTAAAATTTCAGATTGTTGTCCCATTATACATAAATACTTAAAAAGTTAACTTTGTTAAACCTTTTTGTATTTATGTACCTTAGAAATGTTTGTATTGAAAAACTTACCCTGTGATTCAGCCATTCTAAACTGAGTATAAGTTTTATGAGTAACGTCATCGTACTCATATTTAGTTCCATTTTTAAACTCAACAACAAGTTTACTTGTTTCAGTATCATACTCGGTTTTAACCAAATTTGTTGAGTCTATTTCGTTAATAATTTTAGTACCTAATATCGTTTCTTTTTTGATTCCCATATCATTAATCATTTGGATTATTTAGTGGAGTTTCTTCATCAATGTGTTTCATCTCTTTCTTAAGATAATCAATAAACTCATTATGGTCAATATCAAAATACATCCTAACCTCATTAAATAACCTTTTATGTTCACTACTAAAGTCTTGATAATATTTCATAATATCTTGTGGATAATATGGAGGTTTAACTAAGTCTTCTTCGGACCATCCTTCTCGTTTAAAACAATGACGTAATTTACGATAAATTTTTTGTAACTGACTATCAGCGTCAAGTTGTTTTATATATTTCTCAAAAGGTCTCATAGACATAAATATATTAAAAATAAAAAACCCCCATTGATTGGGGGTTTGTTTTATGACTTTAGTTTTTTCAACATATCTCTCAATTCAATCGACTTTTCAAAATCTTGGTCGTTTATAGATTTTTTAAGTTCTAGTTCTAATTTAGAAATCTCTTCTTGATTAGACTCGTATTTTTTAATTTGGTCTCTAAGTTTAACCGCTTCTTCAAATTTTTCAGATTCAACTGCAGATTTAAGTTTTCTTTTTAAATCATTAATTACTGAATCGTCGTTTGATTTTACATTTCTACTACCACCCGTTCTAATAAAACTTGTGACGTGTACAGAACCATCATCAGAAATAAAAGTCTCTTTTGTCCAATTACCTAATTCGTCGGTTCCCTTCTCAACCTCACTTTTATTTGGTAGACCACCAAAAATTGAATCGAATTGACTAAACATTGAGTCGAATTCGTTAAATAAGTCATTAAAATTGTTTTTTCTTCTTCCGAAAATCATAGTTTTAAAATTTTGTTTTAAATTTATTTTTTATTTTCAATTATTCTATCTAAATTTGTACCGTAACAATAATAAAAGAAATATTGTCATAAGTCAATACCCTTATGTGACACAATGTCATATATAAATATTATCACCTGACATTATGTCAATATTGGATTTTTAGAATAATTTTTGTACCTTTGTAAAAAAATAAAATAATATGATAGAATCAATGGACAATGACAACAGAAAAGAGAACAAACGACCTTCTGACTCATCAACACCCGCTTTAGACAATTTTAGTCGTGATTTGATTAAACTTGCCGAACAAGGTAAATTAGACCCTGTAGTAGGTAGAGAGAAAGAAATCTTACGTATTGCTCAAATACTTTCCCGTAGAAAGAAAAATAACCCAATTATCATTGGAGAACCTGGTTGTGGTAAAACCGCAATTGTTGAAGGTTTGGCAATGAAAATCTATGAAGGGGATTGTCCAAGAAATCTAGCCGACAAAAGAATTCTTTCATTAGATATGACTTCGATTGTTGCTGGTACAAAATACCGTGGTCAATTTGAAGAAAGAATGAAAGTTCTTATTGAAGAACTTCAGGCCAACCCTGACATTATCATCTTTATTGATGAAATTCATACAATAGTTGGTGCAGGTAATTCTTCAGGGTCGTTAGATGCTTCAAATATCTTTAAACCCGCACTCGCTCGTGGAGAAATCCAATGTATCGGAGCGACAACATTAGACGAATATCGTAAAAACTTTGAAAAAGATGGGGCGTTAGAGCGTCGTTTTCAAAAGGTTATTGTTGATGGGGCAACTAAAGAAGAAACTTTGGTCATCCTTAAAAATCTTAAAGACAAGTATGAGGGGTTTCATAAGGTATCCTTCAGTGATGAAGTTCTTGAGACTTGTGTAACTTTGGCGGAACGTTATATCACAGATAGAGAATTCCCTGATAAAGCAATTGATATTCTTGATGAGGTTGGGGCACGTAGTCAGGTTGATATGAAACTTCCTGAAATTATTGAAGAGTTAAAAACCAAAGCACTTGATATTAAGAACCAAAAGGTTGAGGTTGTTAAAAATCAACGTTATGAGGAGGCCGCAGAACTTAGAGATAAGGAGAGAAAGATTTTGTCAAAACTTGATGAGGAGAAGAAAAAATTCGAGCAAGATTTGACTACAAAACGTAAAGAAGTTTCTTTAGAATTAGTTTACGATGTTGTTTCTAATATGACTAAAATCCCTGTTAGTAAATTGAATGCGGATGATACTAAGGCTTTAGTCGATTTAGATAAAACTTTAAATACCAAAGTTATTGGTCAAGAAGAGGCGGTTAAACGTATTGCAAAATCAATTAAAAGAAATCGTTTAGGTATTAAAGACCCAAATCGACCAATCGGTTCATTTATTTTCTTAGGGTCCACAGGTGTTGGTAAAACTTATTTAGCGAAACAATTAGCTAAAGAAGTGTTTGGTAGTGAAGATTCGTTAATCCGTGTGGATATGTCTGAGTACCAAGAGAAACATACCGTATCTCGTTTAATCGGAGCACCTCCAGGATATGTTGGTTATGATGAGGGAGGTCAATTAACTGAACAAGTTAAAAATAAACCTTATTCGGTAATCTTATTTGACGAGATTGAGAAGGCAAATAAAGATATTTTCTCATCTTTACTTCAAATGTTGGATGATGGACATATGACGGATGGTTTAGGTCGTAAAATTAACTTTAAGAATTGTATCATCATTATGACATCAAACTTAGGGGTTAAAAAATTACAAGACTTTGGTAATGGTGTTGGGTTCTCAAATTCTAATAACGCTTTTGTTAACGAAGAATTAAGAAAACAAACACTACAGAAAGAATTGAAAAAATTCTTTTCACCTGAATTCTTAAACCGTATTGATGATACTATTATCTTTAATAGTTTAGGTCAAAACGACGTTGATAAAATTGTCGCTATCGAATTAGATAAGTTAAAAGTTCGTTTAGATAGTATGAAATATCAAATCACGTTTGATAAGTCAATTTCTGAAATGATTTCGAAAGTAGGTTTTGATGAAATGTACGGAGCACGTCCTCTAAAAAGAGCAATCCAAGATAAGGTTGAGGATTACATCTCGGAAGAAGTTCTTAGAAATAACATTAAAGAGGGTGTTAAATACGTTTTAACTACCGAAGATGGTGAGACTGTATCAATTCAGTCTAAAAAGAAAAAAGGGGTTTAATACCCCTTTTTTTTATCATTAATTTTGTCTTTTTTATAATCTAAAAAATCAAGAAAAAACCCAACACCTACAATAATATTCATTCCCACAGACATTAGTATTTCATAAATGTCTTCATAGACATTCATAGTTAAGTGAATATGACCAACAATCCAAAAAGGTATTGATAGGTTTTGTGATATCCAAGAAAGAGAGTATCTTATAAAATATTTCATACTATAAATACCCTTTAATTAAAAAACCCCTCCGTTTCCGAAGGGGTTTTATTTTTACCAATATCTAAAGGTTGATGATTTTTGTCTTTCGTGTGTATATTTTTGATACCCTAATGACTCTATCATTTGTTTACCCATATCAACACCATTAAACGTATCTTCAACCACAACATACTCTTGGTTAGTGTGGTATCGGTAATATCCGATTGAGAAGTTAATACAGGAGAAATCAAACTTAGTCTTCAATGCGTATACATCTGTGTATGGGTGTACCATATACTGACGTTTCTCATTCATACTTTCGGTTATTACCTTATCACATTTTTCAAAGAATTCCCCTTCTTTATCAAATAATCTAGCACCATAACAAGTTTCAGTTACCATCCAATTTTCGGGAGCGTCGAATTGAATTGCATATCCAACGTTAGTAAAGAAACTTGGGTCTGCCATTTTTGAACCGTGACAACCTGTTTCTTCAGATACAAAAAATGCGGCTTTAAGGTTTGGAAGTTCTTTTAGTAATTCAAAACAGGCAAATACCCCGCATTTATCATCACCACCAATTCCTGTTGGTAGTCCGTTATCGTTGTACGCTTTTAGTGAAAGTTTTAAATCACCGTTAGAATTAGGCAACATTTCTTCTCTAACATTAATAGTATCTAATTTGTGAACCGTATCAGTATGTGCGACGACACAAGGAAAAACAAAGTCTTCAGGAAGTTCTCCTGTTTGTTTTATAGCGTAAACATTTAAATGTTCGTCAACGTAGTGTTCAATATTATTAGACTTTAACCAGTCAACAATAAACTGAACCATTAAATCTTCTTGATATGTGTAAGTAGGCACTGAAAGTACTTCCTTAAGTAACTGCAAATCTCTTGCCATAATTTTAGTATATTAGACACAAAGATAAGTAAAATAATTTAATCAAACAACTCTGGGTGGTATAAAAAATTATTAAATTGTTCTAAATCATAATCACCACGTTTAAAATCCATAGTACCCTTTTTCTTATATTCTAGTTCTATTTTATTGGTTTCAGGATTTATTCTTATGACTTTAAACATCATTTTATTTTCATCCTTAGGTCTACCATACCAAACATTGTATTTAAATTTTTTGGTAACGTAAGTTACTAATTTTTTGTATTCATCCAAATCTGCAAACTTATCACCATCCTCCATATCTGAGATGATGTTCTCCAACTGGTATTTTACTGACCTATTAAATGATTCGGAATCAAATTCATTAGACCCCATATATTCATACATATTACTCCAATAATCGCCATCAACTGATTTGTCGTGACCAACAGTTTTTAATAACGTTAATAAATCACTATTTTTATTACCGTACTTATCGTATAACTTAATTAATGAATCTACGGTTGTCATATATTTGTAAAAACAACCTTGGGTATTGTGAATACCGTTTTCTAAAAAAATATCACATAATTCTTTAGTAATTTCTTTCTCCATTGAGTTTTTCATCCCTGAGTCCATCTCAGATTCGTAATCACCAATAATATAATCAACACGATTATTAAACAACTCCTCAAGTAATCTACAAAATTCAACCGCTTGAGCATCATCCTGTAAGTTTAAATTTGGGGCAATTAATCTTTTAATTTCCTCCATTAATTCTTTATTCTCATCATTAAAGTATGGAAAAACATAACCTTCTCTCCAATCTTCTTCCGCTCTATAACTGTCAAAAACTTCTAAATTACCGTAAGACGAATATAGATTATTTAAAAACCAAACATCATCATCGGATAAGTCAAATAATTTAAAATACTGTTCGTCGTTTTCAAATTTCAAAGTAATAATACCGTTATCTCTAACATTAAATATTAATTCGTCATTTATCCCTTTACCATCAACTAATCCTCTCTTAAACATATGCAATTGCATATATAACCAATCGGGATTTGATTCTTTTAGTATTTTCATCTATATTTACTTTAACAATAAATACAACAAACATTTGGATATTTAAAAAACAAATTGTATCTTTGTAATGTTCTTTGAAAATATGGGGATGAATGGAATCGATTGGCATTGTTGCGTATCGGTGGCACGTCGGAACTGAATTAATTCCGTAAAAACTGATTCAAAACTGTAAACGGCAACGTTTTAGACAAAATGGCTCTATTAGGTCTTGTTAAACAAGATGAGCTTGTTTCTGTAGCGTAAGCACAAAAACATTCGGGTCGGCGGACTTATAACCTAGGAACAGAAGTCTTTATAGGTGTGGTTTCTATCTTAAAAGGAACAAGTGGAGGATTAGTTCTCAGTAAACCGAACCACTATAAAATAAGGGAATTGTGAATTTCGGAACATTAGAAAATGTTGACCTAAACGTGTAGTCACTTATATGTGAAGTGAACAAGACGAGAGTTCGAATCTCTCCATCTCCACCATTAGAAATAAGGGATTTAATTATCCCTTATTTTTTTTTACTTATTGACAAATAATAATTGACTAACTATATTTATAATCTAATCTAAACAATAAAACTTAACTAAAAACAAAAATCAAACAATGAAAAAAGTATTTTTTGCAATCGGGGTAGTGGCTTTTTTATCATCTTGTGGTGGTAATGCGTCTAAAACAGAAGGAACAAACGTTGATTCAACTACAGTTTCAACTGACACTACTAAAATGGTTGTAGATTCAACAAAAGTTGACACTACGTCAGTAAAATAATTATTACTGAGCCTAAATAATAAACCCTCCAATCGGAGGGTTTTTTTATTATACTAATTTTGAAAAGAAATCTTTAATACCTGTTGAGGCGTTTGACACTAAGTCCTTGAGTTTTGTATTTCCAACTTTATAATCCATTATTTTAGATAACAGATTTTCATCATCATCTGTTTTATAATCAATTTTATAATTACCGTTGGCGTACTCCTCCTCAATCCACATAATTAATTCCACTATTTTTTCCTCATCGCCGCTAATATCAACACCAGCACCTACTTCAGGTTCTCCTGGAAATGTTTTATAATGGAAACTACCTACGGCGTGTACATTATCAACCTTACCATTTGGGTCTTTTTTAGCGTAAGGATTTTCGGTAGTTCTTAAACCCATACTATCCGCCTTATCAATTACCTTTATTGCAACATCTCTATCGGTAAATCCAAGGTGTAAATGGTCTTCGTGACCTGACCAAGTAATTCCGTTAATTCGAGTCCCGTGGTCATATCCGTGGCCAATTTCCCCTCCTGTCTTTGTCGCAGGATTATAAACTAACTCATCAACCCCCTCAATGTCTGATTCATTGATGTTCATTAATTCTCTATTTCTTTTAATTTCTTCTATTAAATTCTGTCTCATAATATTAAATATTTGTATTAAACTAATCCTATTGATATTCTAAAAACTTCTTCCATCCAATAAGGTAAGTCAATACCTGCATCGTCAAAATAAAAGTTTCTTGGCCATTTATCGAAGGTATTAGATAGGGCTTCTTTTATATTTTTATATTCGGGGAAATTTTCTTGAATAAATTCTTCGTCAACATCTCCCTCTAATTGTTGTAAATCATATTCAATCTTAGGTTCAGTACCTTTAACTCTGAACGTTAAATCTAAAAATAATTCATCTCTAAAATCACTAACCCCTATTCTTGGAATAAATTTACCGAATATCTTAAGGTGTTCTTGTTTTCCGTGATGATGGTTAACATTTAAAGTTGTAATATCTTGTAAGTTATGAAGTAACTCAGATTTAAATGAATTTGTTATATAAAATATTTCACTAAACGGGACCTCAGAACCCAGTATATGAAAAACGTCTTGAATTCCTTTTTGTTGGCCAACATAACTAACATATATATGGTTTGGTTCAAATGAAATATACTCTGAAAGTTTTTCAACTTCAGTTCTTAAATTAACCCCAATTATTAATAAGTTATATGGGACATCACCAACATTTTCAATATCAAATACGACTCTAATGTTATCATACATATCTGATTCAACGCTAAGAATATTAACTATTAGTCCTGGAGAAAATTCTTTCCCATTAATAAAGTGTTTAAGTATTTTTTCTAAACCTGTTACCATATGTTATAAATACTGGTATTTATAATTAAATTAAAACTATAATGAAACTATTAACCTTAGCGAAAGCCGTTCAGCCTTTTATTCAAAAAAATATCACATTAGAAGGGATATATAAAGAAATTTTAACTAATAAATCATTACCTTTCACAACAATGTTAAAACCTATCGATTTGATTAAATTAGTTTTTTTAGCCAAAAAAGTATCAAACGGTGAAGACCCAAGAGAAATAATGACACAATTAGATAATAATATTTTTCTTTTCTCAACTGTAGAATTTGGAGATAATAACCAAACAATAGATTGTGAAGAATGCCAAGGAGACCCTAGTGTTGAATGTACTTGGTGTGATGGTACTGGTGAAACCGATTGTGATGAATGTGATGGTTCAGGTGAGGATGAGGAAGGAAACTCGTGTGATGAATGTCAAGGAGGGGGTAAAGTTGAGTGTAATAACTGTGACGGTGAAGGGACTCAAGAGTGCGGATATTGTGATGGTCAAGGATATAATGAGACTGAGGATTATACCCCATATGATATTGGGTACTATGTATCATATGATGAAACTCTTAAAAACTCATTACAACAAAGATTATTAAGAAATAACACTGAAGACCCAATTTTTAATTCCAAAAAAACATTCTTACTGTCAGTTAATCAAATAGGTGTTGATGAGGGTGATAGTGAAAGTATTAAAGATAATTTCGCAAATACAACACACTTATTAGAGATAAATGATGAAGAAGTAAGTGAAAGTCTAATTTATGGAAACGGTAGAATACTACCTACAGGGTTTTTTGATAGTTTAAGTGAATTTATGTAATTACTTCTCTAAATGACCCATCAAAACACCACCTATTGCGGTTGCGTGAACTTGTAAGTGATTTACAGATTCCATATCAAGTTTGGTCTTTCTTTTGGTAAAATCCAATCCTAAAGTACCAATAAATTTATCATCAATAGTTTTTATTGAAAATAAGAATCCTGATTTACATCCTGTATCTTCGGCAATATATTTTAAACCGTAGGTTGGGATTGTTTCATCTTTAAAATCAGGGATTTCAATCACATCGTTTTCGTATAATTGATTAATAGACTTGCTAAATAAATTAACAGGGATATTTTGAAAATTTAATTGTATTGAATTTACGGAAGGTGATACCGTCTCATAGATAATACTAAATTTAGCCATCGATTTACCTGTTGGGTAAAAGTGTCCACCATTGTGAAATTGCATTATCCAAACTCTATCCGCTTTAAATTCTTCCTTAATATGTTCAATTTTTGAGGTAATTAATTCACTAACTTGTAGTGCCTCTTTAACCATATCAGGTTTTTCTTTTTTCTTTTCTAACTTACTCTTTAAGTATAAAAGAACCACAGGACCTAATACCCCCGTTATAAATGCTACAATTACTTCACTTGACATTAACTAATCTTTTGTTTTATGTTTTATAAATATCCTATTATAAAAAAAAATACGACATTATGTCGTATTTTAAAGTTTTTCAAATTTAGGTTTTAGATATTTCCATATCATATGGTCATATGGTTTTCTATCCCACATTGCAAAACATAGTGATTTAACCTTAGGGTGTACCTTATTAAGTTCTAAATGTTCCGCAAATTCTTTTTTAGTCGGCTCAACTTCTTTATCCCCATATTTACCATATCTAAAATAATCGTGCATCTTACCTGCGTATTCTGAGTAACGATAATGGTTATAATTCAAAGTTGAAACATACTGTTTTACTTTTTTGTAAAATTCGTCAGGAACGTCTTTAAGATAGTCCTCCATTTTACCTCCAGAACTTAAAACTTCCCAAACACCAGTTGTAGATAGATTAGTCATTATTTTATGAAGACGAAGATATTCTTCACCTTTTATCTTCATTCTATCTCCATTAGAGAATCTAACGACAAACCCTTCTTTATTATCCGCAATGGCGTGTTTCAAGTAAGTGTAGTCAGAAATTCCATCGTATTTTCTAACAATATTAAATCCTAAGTTGTTCAGAAGGTTTTTAAACCTAACATCCTCATTATTACCTGAATGGATGTTAACCTCATCACCATCTTTAGTGTGTATCATCCCTAATAATACCAAATCTTCAAAATCGTAAGAACAAACTATTCTATTTTCAGGATAGATTATCTCAAACAAATAAGTATAGTCAGGGTTTAATCTGTTATAATCGTATTTCTGAAGTAACTTAGTACCTTTAACCGCTTGGTCAGAAGTAAAAGAACCACGAGTAGCAAGAACCCACTCACCTTTATAGTTGAACAGTATCCCTAAAGAACCATCCATTTTTTCATAAACATCAAACTCTTCAGTTGGGGTGTGTTGGTTTTCTTCTATGTTAAAAAACTTCTTAAATGGTCTTGCAACGACATTACCTTCATTATCAGTAACCAAACCACGGCATTGTTTAGTAACGTCATCCCAAAATTTATATTGGTTGTTACCTTCACCGTATTGAACCTTTGGAGTGTAGTTCCATATAGTCAAAGGAAGGGTAGGATGCACTTGTTTTTGCACCAACTCTTTCTCATAATATTTGTTCAATTGTTCTAACATACTACAAAGATAATATTTTTTATTTAATTACCAACTATCAACGTCGGTTAAATCTAATTCTGTTCTTGTTTTGTGGCTATACACCGCAATTCCACTACCAATACCTGTTGGTGTTATTTTCCAAGTGAATGTACCATATTCACCATAAATCGCTTTAATGTGTGATAACCACTCATCATACATTTTCTGTTGTTTCTCGCTGAGCTCCTCGTGTATCACGGTTTTTCTCGTATTCTTTCCTCCCATCGCATTTAGTTTTTTCATTTATATTCCAAAGTTCTTTTCCTCCATTTTTCATATGACAGTTATGGGGTTTATCCATTCGTTTGGAGAACCCAACAATCATATCATTATGTTTATTCCTTACAACCCAAGGACATTCTTTACAACTCATTACCCTACAACCCCCGTTAATTCATCTAAGTGATGGTCGTTACCAATTTCAGACACTTTGTCTCTGTGACGTAATAATGGAACTACTTCTCTCATAACGTTGTACGGTCTGAACTCAGGGTGTCCATCCATCCCCACATCCATACGTTGACCTTTACCAAATCTCAAACTAGTCGGTAGGTGACAATGTCCGTGAAGGTGCATAACACCCTTGTTTAATCCGTCCCAAGAGCTAATTGGGTAGTGCATCAAACGGAATGTGTGTTCTGCAATTTTCAAAGTGTTATAATGTGAAACACTTTTGAAATAACCTTGGCATCCTTGTCGGTTGTTTTCAATGTGGTGGTCGTGATTACCAAGAATAAGGTGAATGTTTTTACAAACAATTCGGTCCCAAAATTCTTTAATAGATTCAAACCCACCAAATGACCAGTCTCCAAGACAGATTAAGATGTCGTCTTGCATAACATTTTCATTAATGTTATTTACGATTGACGCATTCATTTTATCTAACGATTCAAAATCACGAGTCTGTGAAATTGGAATCGACCCGTCAGGCATACGCCAATTTGTAGTGCCACGACATATGTTTTTGTGATTGTAATGTGGGTCTGAAAAAATCCACACATTACCTTTAAAATCTTTATCTATTTTAATCATCTTATTCCGCTAATTTCTTATTACTAAATTCTTTAATACCTGTAACCTCATATAATATTTCCTTCTCAATATATCTTGGAAAACTGATTTTATCGTTTAGGTCTTTTAATTCGACCTCTAAGATTATTATGTTAATTCCGTTATACTTGTCAATCTCAAATTTATGTCCCTTATATTTAATTACGGTTCTTGTTTTATTTATATGTAACGAATTACTTAAATTTAATTCATTAAACTCTTCTTGAGTCAATGTTATCTCCTCCTCCTGATTAACACCTTTAGAGATATTTGTTTTTTTTGTTTTGAATATCTGTACGTCACCTGTAGGGGTCTCAACTTGATATCTATAACGATACCCATCTGAATGATACCACTGTTCAATTTGATAAACAGTGTTAATTCTTTCTAATCTTGGGAATCTTTTTAACAAAAATTTTCGTTCTATCTCTTTAAATGTTTTCATACTAATTCCATTTCTTTTTTAAACCATTTAGGTGTTTCTCGATTTTTCCATACCGCGAATCCTGATTTTGCACCAATATAATAATTTCGATACGATTCAACAACGGATTTAACTTTATACTCGTCAGGCATTGCTTTTGGTGGTTCAGTAAATCCTTTGTCACAAATGTTTGGTTTATTTGTTACACACCACTCAATCACATCCTGTGATTTATGTCGTTTTTCATATCGGTAAGTATACTCTTTACACAACTCTAAACCCAGTTCACAAAGATACAAATAATTTGTCAAACTTTCACGAGTCCATATCGCACAAGGATGATTTTTATGTGATAATTTGTAAGGAACTTGTGGGGTAACTTGTGGGGTTAAATGGTGAACACCACACAATAATTGAGCGGTTTCAAGTATCATTTTAACTACGTGTTTATCACAATGATATTCCGCACATTTTTTTAAATCAAAATCAAGAAAAAATATATTCATTATGTATTAAATTGTTCCCACCAAGTAGGAATGTTAACTAATATGGCAACCTCAACAATTACCATTAAAACTCTACCGAAAGTTGTTGTAAACGCCCACCAATGAAATGGATTAAAGTCCCAAGCTATAAAACTACCAAGTAGGTAAAAAATCCCGTTAGCTATTACTAACGGGAGTGTTATCATCCAAATCACTTCTAAAAATGCGTTTATTTTATACTTCAACTTTTCCATATTATACTGTGTGTTCTATTTGTACTCTAATACAATCTTGAGGTAATCGATTGATATGTCGGTAGTTATTAATATACCCCATCATATTTGCACTGCCAATAGCATTCGCAGAGTGGACTACAACGTTCACAACAGGTTTACCGTCCATCCATTGTTCCACTAACCATTTAGTACAATCCATACCTGTTTTTTCGGTGATGTTATCGTAGTTCAATTCGTAGTTATGGTAAACATTTTTATGCCACTCCGCCATTGCAGTGTCACCTAAATCGTGGTCCAAAGAAATCAAACTAATATTTTCCAATCCAATCTCGGTCACTTTTTCTACAAATTCATCGTAAGAACGAACAACAACCCATTGGTCTTTTTCAACAGGAGTTCTTACATCATCCAAATATATTCTTTGTTTCATACTATAATTTTTTTTACTAATTTTCTTCATTTGACAAATATATGGATTAACTACCAACTTTCCAAGCGAAGTTTACAATCTTTCTTTTTTTAACTGCGTCTTCAGTATTACCAATAACAACACCATCTTTAATTGTAAACGCGTGTCTACTAACACACATAACATAAGTTCCTTTTGGGTATTTTTTAATAAAAGTACCTACGGTCATTTTACGATTAACTTTCTTACCTTTTACTGTAACAGTATACTCAAGAGTGTTGAAAGACGAATGTTCAATAGGTTTCCCCATTTCTTTACAACATTTACGACCAATACGAACACGGTCTTTAGCGAATTTATTCATTCCAGGAATGAATCCAAAAGTACCTTGTCTTGGTTTACGTCCAAATTTATCAGCAACAAATTTATGAGCCTTATCATATTCAATATCAAATGCCGATGCTATCGCACGAACAACACAGTCATTAGTTTCAGATTTTGCGATAGAAGAATTATCATAACCTTTAATCGCTTCGGATGTCTTACAGTATGGTAGTTGATTTTTCATAAGACAAAGATATGAAGAATATTTTAATTGGCAAAGAAAAATATGCGGAAGATGAGGGGCTCGAACCCTCGCGACTTTAACATCCTACCTGTTTAGCAAACAGGCCCCTTCACCAACTTGGGTAATCTTCCAATAGTAGTCCCTGAGGGATTCGAACCCCCACTAAAACATCCGTAGTGTTTCGTGCTCTCCGTTACACCAAGAGACTGTACATCTAATTAAAGGTATATTTCATATCTTCATTAAAGATAAAAACATTACCTTCTTGAGTTATACCTAACTTACTCAAAACAATATTAAATTCTTCTTGAGTGAAAAATTTAGATTGTACCAACCTGTAATACGAGTTTAATAAATCAACTATCTCAGGTTCTGAAATTTGATGGGTGTTTAATAATTCATTTAATTTGTCTGTCATATATTTTAGGATTTTAAGTGTCAGAATAAAAAGGTCCTGAATCATCCCTCCGCCTTCTGAGGAGAACCTTTTAGTTTTTAGTATAGTTTGGCGTTCATAGTATCCCACACCGATATGACTAAGATTCGTTAGCCCATAGTAACCATCCACGGTGGGTCTGTACTCTCACCCATATTTCAGGGTTACCCTCAGAACATCTTCACCCTACCCCCAAAGTTACGTGGCGAGTCTCACTCGGAAGACAGAGTGTGTATTGTAAGATTGTTCAGTGTTCTTACAACTTGTGGATTGTATTACGACTAATTAAAGCCCCTCACCCCCTTAATCCATAATGGGGAATCCTTGTTTGTTTGTGTAGCCTCCCCCATAGCCTTGAAGCCTTCAAGTCAGGTTCACACTCCATAACGGTAGGATATTTCCGTTAATCGTGGGGTCTTTTGCGGAGGAAGTAGGATTCGAACCTACGGTACCTTGCGGTACGCTAGTTTTCAAGACTAGTGCAATCGACCACTCTGCCATTCCTCCAATTTAGGTCGTCACGAACCCATCTGTGACTTATTACTAGATACTTGTAGTTTACTTACTATAGTTTAATCCGTTACTACAAGGGAACCCAACCTATCGGGTGACTAACGGGAATCGAACCCGTGACAACTTGAACCACAATCAAGTGCTCTGCCTACTGAGCTATAGCCACCATATTAATCGTTCAATCATTTTTGACTGTCCCCAATACCGAATTTCAGCGGCAACTCACTTTTGTGAGGGGTTAGAACTTGTGTGTTAACTTACTCCTGTTACTGGTACACTAACCAACCGACTTAGACTCAAGTAATCGGCTCAGGTCCCTATGGTTGTAACACCACTTCTCATCATTCGGGAGCAAACTAGTCGTGTACTACTCGACTCGTGTAGTCAGGACAGGATTCGAACCTATTCCGTCTTTGCCATAAAGAGTCATCCGTACTGTTACTCAACCTTGGGGAGGTGACACCAACCAATGGTCTCCTGACTATTTGTAATCAAGGTCGGACTCGAACCGAATACCGTTCAAGACGGATTAGACAACCTTACGACTCCATAGACCCCACAAGTGTCTGGGACTATTGGTCTTGGGGACTCGGGCACCGTCCCTCATTACGCCCACTTGATTATTTACCCCACTTCACCAGGTTAACGGACTGGCTGCCATATGGGAGTGGGGGTTTCCCGTTAATTCGGGACTCCGTGGAACGGGGCGGAATCGAACCGCCGACACCTTGCTCTTCAGGCAAGTGCTCTACCAACTGAGCTACCGTTCCAAGTATGATAATGATGGAGTACCCGTCTCGCTCCAATCTTAACTGCTTTCCTGAGTTTTAGGAGGCCTCGGCAGAAAGGGTGATGAACTATTTTTCCATTCGGAATTGTCGACATTCCATTGAATGGTAAGAACCATTATCAATATTTTAAAAATTGGTGAGACCTTAAGATTTACTCATTCGTGGGTCACCCCATCCGTTCTACCTAGACCTCGCCTTTAACATCCGTTCTACCCAAACCATCGTTTTTACCTGTTAACCTTTCGGAAAACTTTGAGTACCTCCTCAATGAGTTAATCTGATAGGGGCTCCATCTTGCTCGTCATTTCTGACTCCCTATGGGGTTCTGCTGATATAGGTCTATCTGCTATCTTACCAATCTAATTATTCAAAGAACTCTTTTGACAGGGGAGTAGGTCACCAACTTACCAACTACCTACCCCCCTTCAACCACATTACAAATGTACGGCAAATTATTTAATTCTCCAAACATTTTTTGTAGTTCCTGTAGGATTCGAACCTACGACAACTTGTATGTAAAACAAGGGCTCTTCCACTGAGCTAAGGAACTGTTAAGTACCGATGGGAAGAATTGAACTTCCGACACCTTCCGTATGAAAGAAGTGCTCTACCACTGAGCTACATCGGTATTTTGGTGGACGTAGACTCATCACCTACTCTTGGGTTTCCACCGAACCCCTTGTTGTCCCTGAAGGATTCGAACCTCCACCGCGTGGACCAAAACCACGTGTCCTGCCATTAGACCAAAGGACAGTTTGACTGTTTTTCCGATATTTATAGACTGGCATAAACCTTTAATCAAATTTATAATGACTAAAGAACAAATCCAAGGTATCGTTAGACACGCACTTACTTTTGTGGGTGGTATCCTGATTATGAAAGGTCTTGCAACTGATTCAACAGTTCAAGAACTTATCGGAGCTGCAGTTACATTAGTTGGTGGTGTATGGTCAATTATTGCTAAACAGAAATAATTGATAACGACCTAATCGAAAAAGAGGGGATTTATATCCCCTTTTTTATTTTGTGGGAGTGGAGGGATTCGAACCCCCAATGTCGTAAGACCACTGATTTACAGTCAGCTAAGCAACCGTTGCTCAACACTCCCAATTTAGGAAAACAGAAGATGGTTCAGTGGACATCTGTTTTTACGATTAGCGTTACTCGGGTGAATACCTGCAAACTCCGATTATATTAGTCAGTATTCACTCTCGAACTATCAATACAATCATTCCCTAATCAACCTAATTTTTTTGCGGCCAGGGAGAATTACGATATCTCGACCTATCGCTTAACAGGCGATTGCTCTTCCTCTGAGCTACCTGGCCATTTGCACGCCTACCAAGATTCGAACTTGGAACAACAGTTTTGGAGACTGTGATGATAAACCGTTTCACCATAGACGTATTTGAGGTCGGTACAGGAATCGAACCTGTGTAGATAGTTTTGCAGACTATCGCCTAAACCACTCGGCCAACCGACCCTATTGTGTCCCCGACAGGACTCGAACCTGTGACTCCCTCATTAAAAGTGAGGTGCTCTAAACCAACTGAGCTACGAAGACATTAAGTTGTCACAGATGGGCTCGAACCATCGACCTTTCGCGTATCAGGCGAACGCTCTAACCAACTGAGCTATGTGACAATGTTGTCGGGGTGGCGGGAGTCGAACCCGCCGCCTCGTGTTCCCAAAACACGCGTCTCTCCTCGAGACTACACCCCGTTTACTTTTCTTACCAATATGTCAAAGAACACTTTATTACAAAAAAAAATCCTGAACTTTTTGAGTTCAGGACTTTGATATATTTGTTGTATGTTTTTCTAAAATTACATTACACTAAATCATCATTAACTGAACTTGTATGCGAAATACGCGGATACGAACAATTACTAAATTGTTGTTTCCAAATCACGACGTTCATATGTTTATTAGTGTTTTTCATTTTTTCTATTTGTTGTGGTATCTCTACCTGTTTCTATAATTACTACAAAGTTACGAAAAATTACGTAATTGTCAAATATTTTTTATTTTATTTTAAAAAAGATAATACTTTTTCTTTAATACCAGATTGTTTTAACCCTTCATTACCTCTTGGAGTCAATACAAAATTTTCTAAACCCCAATCGTGAACCCATTTAATCGAATACGACATCCCTTCTTTACCCATATCAAGGTCGTCGATAGCTACCCACTCAGTAACCTCAGGATGATTCTTTAAGTATTGGTTGATTTCCAATGTACGAGTCTGTTCTAAATCCCAATCTCTATTCCAAGGGAACGAACCATCGTAGTTATTACATTCACTTAAGTTAGGTGTAAAGGCGATTGGTTTTTTATTAATTCCTTGGGACTCGTAATACTCTCCCATTTCCTCAACGGTACACCATCTTTTCCAATCTGATGATACCACAATTTCCGCACCAGTTTTTTCCAAGATTTCGTTAAGAACTTTAATAGCTTTCTTATTGAAATTATCAAAACGGTATTCTAATGGCATTTCCTTTGGGGTCATTGATAACTTTTGACCGTCCCATTTATTTCGTTTCTTATAACGACCACCCCACTCTGTGGATAAACAGATTACTCCGTCGTGGTCTAAAAATATAACTTTCATTTTTTTTCTATTTTTTTTAAAACCATAGACGACCATTTTTGTCTTGGCCCGTTTTTCATTAACACCTCGTTGATAAAAGTCTCAGCATCAGGAAGATTGTTGAATTTTAGAACGGTGTTGTAAGACCCACTCTCATAACATTCTTTATACTTTACGTACGACCACCATTTAAACCATAAAAATTTTTTAGATTCTTTTATACAGAAATGAACTTGGTTACTAATACCATTCTCATTAAAATAATCTTCTCTAATAATCAGGTAACTTTTCATAGTACAAATATACGACTATTTTTTAATAATATAACCATATTGGTTTAAAATTAGAATAATCCCTAAAATGGATAAACCAAGACAAATTATTTTAACAATAACGTCAATGAATGTTTTCTTACTCCATATAACCCCAAAGATTAGGAATATAATTGTCGCAATAATATTGAATATAAGTTGCATATTTGTTTTTTTAGATATTTGTGGTCCATACAGGACTTGAACCTGTGACCTTCTCATTATGAGTGAGCTGCTCTAACCAACTGAGCTAAAGGACCTATTTGAGCCTCCTGTAGGATTCGAACCTACGACCCCTTCATTACAAGTGAAGTGCTCTACCAGCTGAGCTAAGGAGGCCTATTTAATTTTCTTATATACGTAAGTTATTGTGTCCCCTATTTTGTAGATATCGTCCCTATCTGTTGAGAATGCTTGTCCGCACTCTGTTTTGTAGTAATATTTTGGAGTTAATTCATTAATTGCCACAGGTTGTTTAACCCAAGAACTATCTATAACGCATTTAACAACTTTGTCCCCTGGTTCAATTTTATTTCTATTTTCACACCCTGTTAATACAAAGGCAATAATACCAATTAATAAAAACCAAATAATGGCAAATACGTACGGTGCGAACTTTTTCATATATTATTTTTTTTGTAATTTAAACAACCAAATACTTTATAGAATTTTTTTTAATCCATTCTGAATCATATTTAAACTCCTTCCAATTGTCGAAGTCCTTAAGTTCTTCTAATACCTCATTAGGTACTAATGTAAACCCTTCAGGTGCAATACCATCAAATTTATGATATGCAGAATGTTCTATTTTTTCTTTCATCATTTGACAGAATAACTCACTTTTGATAAACTCATTATGTTCTTCTTCAAATACAATATCTTGATTAATATCAACCATAATTTCTTAATTTAGTAGCCCCACCAAGAATCGAACTTGGAACTAATCTTTAGAAGAGATTCGTTATATCCATTTAACTATGGAGCCATTTGTTAGACTTTTTTAACTAAGTAAACGTGACCTGAGTCTGAGTTTTTAGAAAAAATATCTCTCATTTTAATTGCTTCTTCCTCGGTTTCAAATTCCCATATTTCAGAGTGACCATCTAATATGATAACAGGAACTTTAACTCCGTTAAGACTTTCCATTAATTTTACAATTACCCACATAATATTTTATTTACACTACAAATTTAGTAAAAATTATCCGAATTTACAAATTAAAACAACTTTTAAGTGAAAATAATATAAAAAAAATTATTACTAACAGAATTGAGTAACCGAAAACTTTATTATTTCTTTCAACCTTTTCTTTTGAACGACCTTGCCATTCATCAGAATCCCATACTTCAGAATCCCATTCTTCATTTTCCATACTTAATAAGTATTACTAAATTTATTTGTGCGGTCTATGAGGGAATCGAACCCTCCTCACTACCGTGACAGGGTAGCATCCTAGCCGATGAACGAATAGACCAATTTTTGCGGTCCCGACGGGATTCGAACCCGTACCTCGCACCGTGACAGGGTGGAATTGTAACCATTCAACCACGGGACCTTTTTGAGCGGAAGACGGGACTCGAACCCGCAACCCCCGACTTGGAAGGACGGTGCTCTACCAATTGAGCTACTTCCGCATTTTTGGGTAGAATCAGACGCGTTCTGTCTACCGAGACCTCGTCGTTAACTTTCGTCAGAGCGGACCGAGACACTTTTGTTGCGGGTGAGGGACTCGAACCCCCGTCTTTGGCTTATGAGACCAAGCTGGAACCACCTCCAGTCTAACCCACGATATATTATTTGTTATCACTTCAGCCACATCGTGAAAGCCGCCCCTCACGCGTTGTTTAAAGGAATCCGATTGCGGCCTCATCCTACTGAGTTATGATAACTTTGTTGCGGGAGGAGGATTCGAACCTCCGACCTCAAGGTTATGAGCCTTGCGAGCTACCACTGCTCTATCCCGCGATGTTGTGGAGATGGTGAGAATCGAACTCACCCCAGATTGATTGCAAATCATTCTCGTCGGCCTTGAGACATACACCCCCATTTTTATTATGAATACTTTTTAGCGATATTCATAATAGTATCTTCATCTTCTTTACTCATTCTATGATAAGAATTTGCTAAAACATCACAATAATCCCTATGAGTTTCCTCAATTAGTGTATATTGATTTGGTTTACCAGGACCCTTACTATTTTTAGTTAAGTGACCTCTTTCGATTAATTCATCAATTAATTCATTAATTTCACTTTTAGAGCATTCATCAATAAATTCATAAACCTCTAAATCAATGTAAGTGCTAAATTCAGGCATAATAGTTATTTTTAAGTTTGTAGTCCCTACGGGAATCGAACCCGTCTTTTATCCGTGAAAGGGATATGTCCTAACCGATAGACGAAGGGACCATTTTTAAATCTTTTACAAAGATACAACCAATATTTCAAAGAACAAAATTTTACAAATAAAAAAACCCATCTCTTTTGGAGATGGGTTCAGTGAATTCATAGTATAGGAATATCACACCATCTCCATTGGAGTAGTCGCTTCAGTTCTATCTGTCCCGCCTATTAGTATGATATGTATTGTTTTCATTTGCAGTTTTACTTGTTTTTTATTAAATATACGTATGTAACGTAAAAAGTCAAATTTTATTTTTAAAAATTAAATCCTCCCCCTCTTTTTGTGTTAATTCCACTTGTTCTACCCGTCTTTTTACCAGATGGGACGGTATATGGTATTACAACATCTCTACTATTCTGTCTTTTTTGGTCAATTAAATCCTTGTCAATTTTTTTAACAACTTTTTTATCGGACAATAATGATAAAATATTCTTACGAATATCTTCTACCGTACTATTATCTGACTTTTCAATTGATTTAGATGTAGCTTCATTATTAGTATTGACTAACTTACTATCGGTATCTACAAACGTATTTTTAGAATAAACTTGTTTTAACGTATCAATAGTACTGTGTTGGGGGGTATCAATTACGGGTTTAGTGGCCGTATTATAATAATAATTGATTTTACCGATGTCAGTTTTAGGGTAAATTCTAATAAAGGTAGAAGTCTTTAATTCATCTAATGGTCCAAAATTTGTTTTTGAATTTGTTAACTCAATATAATGTTTTCGTAATTTAGAACCATAGTTAGTTTCAGGATTAGTCGTTAATCCATTTTCGTGAATTCTTCGATAAAATAATGTTTCCTCAATTCGTTTAAAGGTCACACCATTTTTTTGGGTTCTAACCATAAAATCCGAATCTGCCGCACATCTCCAACCCTCAAAACCATTAAAATGGTGAAAAATATGTTTTCTAATTCCAAAAACCCCTTCACCAAATAAATTAGAATATGTTTTATATTTTGGGTCATCGTAATTAATTTCTTCTTTAAAGTCGTGATACATAGGTTTAACACATTCATAATCAGTAAGGGTATTAATTATCTTGAAAACCATATCATCCGACATAACATCGTCAGAATCAAAAAATATTAAATTTTCTGTTTTAGAAATTTTTGACAATGTATTCTTAATAACATAAGGACCAACATTTTCTTCAAAGTAAAATAACTTAATTCTAAAATCGAATATGTTTTCTCGCACAAACTTTAAAGTTTTTTCACATTTATCAATTCCAACTAAGATTTCAAAGTTTTGTAATTGATTACAAGAATTAACTACAGAATCTAAACATTCTTTTAAAAAGTCCACATTATTAAATGTTGGTATAATAACCGAAACTTCTTTATCCAAATAGGATTCGTTAGTAAGGGTTGTTTGAATAAAATCGGAACGTAAATCTTTTTCATAGATAGACCCTTCAAAATTTTGTTGGGTAACGTATCCGCTATTATGTTTTGCACATATAATATCAATGTTATTTTCTTTAGCATATTTACCAATCCATACATCCGCCATATTTGGTCTATCAAAATATTCTATTGGAACTTTAAATAAATCAGTATGGAAACACATAACACCTGTCCCACCAAATTGAACTTTAGTATCTTGAGATAAAAGTTGTTTAAAGTGGTATACTGAAGTATTACGTCCATAAAAACTATTAATAGGAAATGAGTTAAATGTTCGAGCGTGTAAAGTAATAATCGACTTCCTTTTATATTGATTAACCTTATCAATCATATATTCAGTGTAGTTTTCAGGGTAAATTAAGTCGTCATCTATGGTGAAAAAATACCCGTCGGAATTCATTAAATTATAAAATTTATAAGCATCCCCTCTATCATTATCCGAAATAAATAAATTTATTTTTTTATCATACAGTTCAGGTGGAATCTCGGTATAATCATTTAATGCTACATTTATAATGTCAGATTGATTATAAATCGATTCAATAGTTTTAATCAGAGTATCCCCTCTTTTATAACTGGCGACATTATATATTACTTTATCCATACTTTTTTTAAAATTATATTGCAATTAGTTTTTCTTGTTTTCTTAATTCAGGTAAAAACATTGATTCGTGGTCTCCGTGAGTTGTTAATGAATCAATTACGTGATACATATTCAAACCTTTGGAGAATAGTCTATTACTTATTTGGTCCCCAACTCCGCAACTAAGATTTGGGTTATTATCCCACCTATTTGGACTTATTGGATTTATATTAAAATCTAATGATTCAAAAAAGTTATACTTACATATGAATACTAATTCACACCACTGAGTTTTATAATATTCGTTATATTCTATCGGTAAAACTCCCGTCCATTTTGGTTGATTTCTTTGTGATTCTATCATAAGAGTACCCAAAGTCATTTTATTATCATCAGGAATACTTTCAAAAATCCTAACACTTTCTTCAAAGAAATTATCTTTTAACCTTAAATCATCTTGTAAATAAACAAAATAATCTGAATTAATATTTTTACAATATTTGAATGTGTCAGTAATGACTTTCCAAACATTTTTTAACCCATTATTTTTAATATACTTAATATATTTAACATCATAATCCTCAAGATTATAAGGTTCTTTACTTCCATCATCAAATACGGTCACCAATATATTATATTGGGTATTTTTGAATATATCATCTAAAAGATTTTTTAACATCTCCTCCCGATTATAAGTTGTAATAATCACACAAAAATCGTATTTCTCTTTATCTTTCATTAATGTAATATTGTAAATGTTTTTTTATCTTCACAAATTATAGATGAAGTTATGTTTTTATTTAGTTTTTCTGATAAAAATATAGACATATTCTTATCATTTTCTCTATTAGTATCATCAATAATTATTGGTATGTCTGTTTTAAACATTTCATAATTATTAATAATATTAACTCTGTTTTCCCCTATTGGACCGTCAATAAGTAATAAATTGTAATTGGTGGGTAATTCAGTTTTTAAAATTTCAACGTCGTACCATCCATCTACTAAAGGTGCGTAGATATATTTTGAATCAGGTACTAAATCAACCCATTCAATATCGTGTTCAACACTATAAACATTATAAAATTTAACTAATTCTTTGGTACCATTACCACTACCTAATTCAAGAATAGTACTTCCTTTGGGTATGTTTTTAAAAATCCAATCAAACAGTTCTTTTGATATTGCCCAACCGCCAAATGAATCATAATTAACCTCACGTTTTAAGTCAGTGTTAGTAACTACTCTTTTTGTACCTACAACTCTTTTGTTGTTTATTCTATTCATTTAATAACATTTCTATTTATAATTATAAGTATAATTATTTTTAAATCTATAATATGGTAAAAACAGTAGGAGTAGTTGGTAATGGTTTTGTTGGGGAAACTATTGCGTTTGCATTTAGCCCAACATCTAACGTAAAAATCTATGACGTTAACCCATTGAAAACAACCCATACATTAGAAGAGGTTATGGGACAAGAATTTATTTTTGTATGTCTACCAACCCCAATGTTAAGTGATGGGTCTCAAGACATTTCATTTATTGAAGACTTCTTCGGTAGTGTAATTTATAATGAAAATACTGTTTTTATTATAAAATCAACTATACTACCAGGCACTACGGAGTCTTTAATTAAGAAGTACGGTCATAATATTGTTTTTTCACCTGAGTTTTTAACCGAGAGAACTGCTAAGTTAGATATGTTAACACAATCAAGAATTATTTTAGGAGGTGAACCATCTTTAACTAAACGAGTTGAAGAATTATTCAATGACCGATTTATGAATAGACACATTATTCATACCGATTCTAAAACTGCTGAGTTTGTGAAATATATGAACAACACATTCTTTGCGGCAAAAGTTAGTTTGATGAACGAATATTATCGACTAAGTCAATTAATTGGTGTTAATTGGGACGACGCACTTTATGGGTTCGCGTCCGATGGTAGAATTGGAGATTCCCACTTACACGTACCAGGTCCTGATGGTAAATTAGGGTTTGGAGGAACTTGTTTTCCAAAAGACATAAACGCACTTATCACAATGGCAAAAGAAGTGGGTTGTAATATGAATGTATTAGAGTCCGCGTGGAAAACTAATTTGGAAGTCAGACCTGAACAAGATTGGAAATCTTTAAAGGGTAGGGCGGTTTCAGAATAAGGACATATTTATAAGAAAGAAAACCGTAAATTATGAAAACGTATAACAACACAGGTCTTTTGATACAGGATAACATTATCACATCGTTATGTGGCAATGGTATAGTGACCTTACGCGGTTTAGATAAACAAAAATAAGATTAGTTAAACTAAAAACGTATAAAAGAAAGGTCACAAGAAATTGTGACCTTTTTTTGTTTTATTAAAAAAATGTATTAAATTTGTACAGTTATGGATAGAGTATTAGTATTAAATGCGGATTACACTCCGTTAAACGTGACTTCGTCTCAAAGGGGATTCAAGTTAGTGTTTAAAGGTAAAGCGGAAGTCTTAAAGAGTTCCGATAACCCTATCTATGCAGGATATCAAAATTTTGTTCGTCCATTAATTATACGTTTATTGAAGTATGTAAAATACCGAGTTAGAAATATTAGGGTTAACAGAAATAGAATTTATAGACGGGATGGTGGAGAGTGTGTTTATTGTGGTTCAACAAAACAATTAACTTTGGACCACGTTATACCAAAGTCTAAAGGAGGTAAGAATACTTGGAGTAATTTGGTTACTTGTTGTCATAAGTGTAACTTATACAAAGCGGATAGAAATCCACAAGAAGCTGGTATGAATATGAGGACAAAACCGTATGAACCAAGTCTGTTCTCAGACGTATTGAATAATTCAATTGAACGTGTGTGGATTGATTATAAAAGTTCGATGGGATTTGATTAATCCAAATTTATTTCGTACATTTGTACCATAGTTCTTTGAAACGCTCGGGTGGTGGAATAGGTAGACACGTCAGACTTAAAATCTGATGGACCGTAAGGTCCGTGCGGGTTCGATTCCCGCCCCGAGTACTAAGAGTAAGGGATACTCTGAAAGTTTGGTAACGTTCTTTATAAATGTTATAGTTGTCGCCTTCCACGACTTTAGAGAGGGGGTTCGTCGGATCCTGGACGTAACAAATCCACCGAGTATGTTTGACTTTTATGTGCGGGTAAGACCGTCTCGTGTTTTCAATAGGAAAACAGAAGAAAAATCCACTCACCGTAATCTCAGGTGGGTACTCACATCAGAGTGGTGGAATTGGTAGACACGTATGCCTTAGGAGCATATGCTACGGCGTGAGGGTTCGAGTCCCTCCTCTGATACTAAATTTAAAATTTAAATATGGATAACGCAAAAGAATTTAAATCGTACTACACGAAACACTTGTATAAACCATCAAGTCATTTGGATTACTACTCAAAACAAATTGAGAATTCTATGACTCCATACATTTTGGAAGAAAGAGAAATGAGGGCGACTCAAATCGACATCTTCTCAAGATTAATGAGAGACCGTATCTTATGGGTCGCTGGTGAAGTTAATGATAATATGTCAACTATTGTTCAGGCTCAGTTAATGTTCTTGGATTCTGCGGACAGTACAGACATCACAATGCACATTGATAGTCCAGGTGGGTCGGTTAAATCAGGTCTAAGTATGGTTGACGTTATGGATTACATTAAATGTGATATCCGTACAGTAAACACAGGTATGGCAGCATCAATGGGTTCAGTATTGTTAGGTGCAGGAACAAAGGGAAAACGTTCTTCATTACGTTTCTCAAGAACAATGTTACACCAATCTTCAGGTGGGTTCCGTGGAAATATCCAAGATGCGGAAATCGATATGAAAGAATGGAAAAAAATCAACGAGACACTATTTGAATTACTTGGTAGTTACTGTGATAAAACGGCAAAACAAGTAATGAAAGATGCAAGTCGTGACTTATGGTTATCTTCACAAGAGGCACTTAATTACGGTATCATTGATGAAATCGTAAAATCTAAGAAGGGGTAAAATGAAAAAAGGAGGTCAAATGACCTCCTTTTCCACAGGAAAAATTACCCTCCTTTTTTTTATCTATTTATAATAAACAATCAATTACGATTGAGTATCCGAGTCAGCAGGAATCAAAGAAGATTTCATAGAATCTAATTGATTACCGAATTTTTCAGACATCTTATCCACTAATGGACAAACAATACCTGAAATCTTTTCTTTAACTTTGTCACCAAAGTCACTACTTTTAATCACGTCATATAATGAATTTCTAACAAAGTCCATAAAATCACCGCCCATACCTTTTTCATACTCTAATTGTCTTAGGTATGCCTCAGGAATAGATTCTGATATTTTTTCTGTTAAAAACTCACAATCTGAAAATAATTTAGGGACATCTTTTAAATCCGTATTACCTAAAGCGGTAATTAAGAAATTTTTAAGGAAATTGTTATCTTCAATTCCTAATTTTTCTAATATCCATCTAACTCCTTTTTCTTTAAATAATTCAACCACTGCATTAGTACTTCCACCAAATAAGTTACCTAAAACGGTGAAAACACTTTCAGCATTTTCTTTAATTAAATTACTATCAAAACCTTGTTTATGTAAGTAAATCATCTCAGAAAGAAGATTCACAAAAGTATCATCTAATTGTTTTTTAGTTTTAATCTTAGAAGATTCTGCAATCATTAAGAATCTTGTTTGAATTATCTTAGATTCACCTAACAATCGATTTTTACTTTCTTTAGTTTCGATTAACTGTTTTCTTATATTATTTTTAAGACTCATATCTTTATATTCTTTTTTTATTGTAATGGTGGTTGGTCCATAGACTTCATAGAAGCAAAAGATACTTTATATCTATCTTCTAATCCTTCATCAGACAACGCACTTATTTGATTTCTATCTGTAATGATTCGTTTTCTAGCACAGTTAGCAACAACTTGTTTCATCGCTTTTAATTCACCAATTTCAAACGCTTCACAACTTGTAACACTTTCCGCTTTCTTCTTAAACAATCCTGTTTCTTGGTATTGTATACAATCTAATAATTTAGAAATTGTAGTTTTACAGAATTCTGCAGTTAACGTATTCCCTGCCATATATGCCGAAAGATTTTTATCGATATTTGTTGTCGCGGCAGTTGTCATATTCTGACCCTTTATCACATACGCAGTGAATGGAACCGTAAACGGAGCTTTATCGAACTTAACCTCAGTATAATTCATAATGTCTTGTTGAGGTGGGTTTGTTAAAGGATTCCAATTTGATTGATTACTTGTTTTCGCTAATTCGTTGGTTGCGGTAGTTATTGCACTTTTAAGTTGTGTAAAATTATCATTAACAACTGTAACATATCTTTGGTATTTTTCACCCATAGATGTATAAAAATCAATTAAATTTTCTAAGAAAGTCGCGTAATATCCGAAACCATTACTTCTATATTTTGAATTAATACCTGAAATAACCGCTTCAGTGGCTTGTGTCAACTCAACAGAATTTAATCTATAATTACCTAAAATAATTTTAAGCCCTAAATAATCATTAGTCTCTTTTACCATATCATAAGTTTCTGATTGGTCAGGTGTTAAATTAGACGCTTGATTACCTCCCATACCTACAGGACCTACCGTGTAAGACGCTCCGTTATTATCTGTAATTGTTAAACCATTATTACAATTGTATAATAGATTAACTTTACCATTATCACCTTTAACCCCAACAGGTCTTGATACCGCTAAGTAATTACCACCCTGTCTCGGAGTTTTGGTAAAATAGATATCAACTTCAACACCTTTATTATCTTTTCCAACGGTATGGAACATTCCATAACCCTCAATTCTTTCAAATGACGTTACACAATTAGGGAAACCTGTTGCCCAATCACCTCCAGATGTTTGTTGATTAGTATTTGTACCACCATAAGTAACTCTAACATCGTTGTCTCCATTACACGACCAAGTACCTGATGAATTATCACTTGTTGTGAATTTACCATCTTTACTGAATGTATATGTAACACTGTTAGCATTAACCACCCATTGTTTTTGAGTGTTTAATGAACCGCTTTGATTGTTAATATTAAGAATACATTTTTGAAAACCTTCTGCAGTACCCGCCTCAATATTACTTCTATTGGTGACATTAGAATTGTTTTGATTTTGATTTTGGTTTTGATTTTGGTTCTGATTTTGGTTCTGATTTTGGTTTTGATTTTGGTTTTGATTTTGGTTTTGATTTTGGTTAGTATTTCCTCCTTGGTCAAAAGGATTTCCCCCTTGGTCAAAAGGATTCCCCCCTTGGTCAAAAGGATTTTGTTCTACTAATACTTTACGCATACCCTCTATGTTATTTGGATTTTCATTTTCAAATAACTTATTAATGATTGAGGTTACGTTTGTTTTTTTATTTTTGTATCGCATAAGTCCCATCAGATTGTTTTTTAAATTTAAGTTCAATTTCAACTCCTTGACTATTTTTACCTTTAGCGATAATTAAAGTCTTATCTGACCCGTCAATTTCATATGATGTCATAACATTTTTATACGTTGGGTACTGTTGGTCAAACCACGTTTTAAATTCTTGTTTGTTTGCATCACCCGTTTGATTTTGGTTTTTATTTTGGTTTGGGTCAGGAGGTGTGCTAGATACCGTAGACATTTTATGAGGTGTTAGACTCTCACTTCCAGCACCAATCGCGGCGTCACTAGGTTCAAATTTAAAAGTTGTATAAAGTTTACCATCAACCGAAATCCCTGGGTCTAACTGTATAGTACCTTCTTTAGCGGATAATACAGTAACCTTAGGTGTTTCGGTTCTTAAACCAGCGTTTGCCGATGCGTCTTTAGCACCGAAAATTGATGTTCCGTTAATTTTTGGGTCATCATATTTTAAAAATTCACCAACTTTTTCAGTTATTTGTTCGTTTGAAAGTGGGGTTAAATCATCAATATACCCTGTAAATTTTTCTACAGTTTGTCCACTCTTCTTCCACATCCATCCGATAGCTCCCGTAAATAAAACCGCACTATGTAGACAAACTACACCAAACGCTTTCCACCATTCCTTAGTTCCCATTTCACCAAGTTGAATCACTTTTACGTAATTTTTACTTAGACCCTCAAAGAAATTTCTTGTTTGACCACCTAATTTAGTAAGTGTTGTAGGAGCTTTAAATCCTTTACTTTCCAAATACTTTTCAAATGTGGGGAATTTTTGTTTTTCTCTAAAATTTGTATATTTTTTATCGTATTCAGCCCATTGAGTTAGTAAATTCGCGGTATCTTTAATACTTGGAGAATCTAAGGTAATTAATCTAATTTGTTCTTGAGTGAAAGCCCCTTTTTCACTTAACTGTATAAACCAAGCTGCTTCCTCTTCACTAAGTTTTGTAAAATCTTTACCTTTTAATTTGTTAAACCATTCATTCGCACTAACCTTTAACTCAGAAGCGTTCATATTTGATATTTTCTCAGCGATTAATTCACTTGTACTTAATTCTTCAACAGTCTCTTCAGCCTCTTTTTCTCCGTTTTCAATAACATCGTTAATAATTTCGTCATTAATTTCACCTTCAATTTCACCTTCAATTTCACCTTCAATACCTTGTTCTACCGATTTACCAAAAGGAGTTCCTCCCGCTTCCTCAACATTTTTACTAATTTTTGCAATTGCATTATCTAAATCATCGGTTAATTCTTTCTTAACAACGTCTGATAAATCTACTTGAGATTCTACAGATTTTCTTAATTTAGTTAAATCTTCTAAAGTTTCGTTGGCAAAACCAATATATTCCGAATCAACTTTAGTTCCGAAAGATTCCATACTCGCAGCAACTTCACCTCTAACTTTTGTAAATGCGTTTGAGTTACGTACTCCAGTATTTAATATTTTTTCAATGGCTCCTGAACCTCCTGATTGTTCCAATTCTTTAAGTGCTTGTTTAACAAACGCGTTTTTAATTGTCGCTACTTCAGCTCTTTCAATTCCTTTCTCACCAATTTTCGCCAAATCTTCTAAAGTTCTAATCCCTGCCGATTCAAGTTTTTTAGATATACCTGATTCAGTATCTTTACTTAACGCCTCAATCGCTCTTTCGCCTGCTTGGGTTAAGGAGGTTTTTTCGGCAGATTCAATACCTTTTTCAGTACCTAAAAATAGTTTTTCAAGGGCACTTTCTCCGTATTTCGATAATGGAGATTCGGTTAATAATTTAATACCCATCATTTCTCTTATTCGGGATACTTCAGTAAGTAACATATTATTTTTCATATCAATATTTTTTATTTATAAATACCTTAATAGGTCTAAATGTTTATTCTAATAGTTTATAATCTTTATATTTAGTCAAAAGGGTTCGTCTCTGAATTTTGAGTTACAGGTGGTATTACCTGACTTTTAGACTTAGCAATTGAATCCATAGCTTGTTGTCTCCTAATTCTATTTTTTTCAAATTCGTCAGCACTATTTTCAATATTTTGTAATTGTACTGAATAATATTCTTCAGCCGCCAACTTACTCTGTTTTACATCGGTTGACGTTTCTTCCCCAATTTTCTGAGCCGCCTCATAATTTTGTTTAATATTATCTAAATAAGTAATAGCCTCTTCTTGAGTAGGTTTACTTTCAGCCTCTTGTTTAATCTTAGTAAGTTCCTCTTGAGGCATTTCCTTACCGTAAAGTTTTTTGTAGGCAATTTTTACTCCTTCAGCACCTAATATAATAGGTGTATCTACAGTTACTACTGCTTTACCCATTTTAACACTACCTTCTTTAATCTTAATACCAAATTTAGAAGCCTTTTGTGCAAAAGTTTTACCGACAGTTGGATTTGTTGCGGCTTTAGCTGCATTAACCTTGTAAACTTCTTGAATAACCGTTTTAAATCCGTCGGGTTTTGTTTTTGCGGCTTTAGCAACAGTTTCATATAATTCTTGTGCGGGTTTTGACATACCTTCAAAAATCAATGGATTTGTACCATCAAACTTTCCTAAAGTTTCGACTATTTCTTTACATTCCGCTTCACCATATTTAACGGTGTTACCCAACCAACCTCTAATACCTGGTGCGTTATGTATAAGTGGTAACGCGGCAAATACAAATGACACTGTTGGGTCTAAACCTCTGTCCATTTCATATAACCCGATACCTACGTTGAATGCTGCCTGAGTTAAGAAATCTAAACCTATCGTCACTAACTTGGCATTATTCATCACACTTAAGGCGGATGTTATTTCGGCCGATGCCGCAGTTGCAACCGCAACTCCTTCAGCTACCGCAACTCCCTCCGCAACAAAATAAGCCCCTACAATAATATCCGCAATACCTGCAGTTGCAATACCAATTAAAATTGCCCCACCAATCTGAACAATCCAACCGTATTCATCCCACCATTTATCACCAGTACTTCTTAAGTCGTCAGATGTCGGGGGTGAATAAGATACTTCTTTACCTCCTTCGGTTTTATAGTACCAAGGTTGCATAATCCAACCTCTATCATCCCTATCATTTTCGTTTTTATAATGAATAGTCGCCCAATCGTAATTTTCGTCTTTTAATTCGATTAAGAAATGATAATTTTCGCCATTTTCGTGAGTAACTGTTGGTCCTGTTTTAAAGGATTTAGGCCAATTCATCGCTGCAATTTCTTGCCAATACTTATTCGTCGGGAAAAATACTTTAGTCCCGTCATTCATTAATTTATACCAACCATATTTTGGGTCTTCTTTTAAACCTGGAAATAAAGTACCTGATGTGTCTGTATCTTTAAACATATCCCATTTAGTACCTTCAACTACGTCAATTTCTTGACCATTTAAATAAGGCATTTTAATAGTAGTTCTTCTAGTCAAATAAGAACCGTCAGTGGTACCTCCAGGATTTTCTATAACACCATAGTTAGGTGCTCCTAAAACTGATTCGAGTATATTGATTTTTTTAATATTCTCGGTTAAAGTATCACCTACAGAATATTTCATTAATAATTTAATCCTATCTAAAGATTGTTCTTTATCACTCATACTTTTAAATATTACGTTAATTGATTTGCAGGACCATCTCTTTTAACCCTATCAGGTCTTTTCTCATTTGAAATCGGGTTTGCAGGACCTCTTGTTAGTTTAGAACCAACAATTCCTGACCAAGTTGTAACGTTACTTCCACCACCAGTTGACCCTCCAGCAGGAGCGTCTTCCTCCTCAATTTCGGTCTTATCATTTGATGTGGTGTATTTTTCCATCAAACGTATTAAATAATCAACGTCTATCCTCATAATTATCTATAAATATTTTGTTTTTATGGAAAAAAATCAATACATTTGTCATATGAAAAATTTATTATTATTATTCGGGATTTTTGGTTTACTAATTTCTTGTGAGAAATACGAACAACCAACACTATTAAGTTTAAGTGGTGAGTATGTGATTGATAAAATTACATTTGAAAAAATAGATAACGCGGTAACTCCTGACGATACCATTTATCAACCTGGTACAATGTATATAAATCCTTTGGAAAGATTTCCTATGGATAGTATTAGTGTTGGGTTTACCAAATGGCATTTGGATTATTCAGTGATATCTATGAAACCAATACCGACAAATACGGGTCAATATATTTGGACCAAACAATATTTCTATTCTGTAATTAACCATTATTCAAATTATGATTTAGGTTATTTAGATTTTAATTGTGAAGGTAGTAGACGAGTATTTAAAATTATTGATGACCAAGCTGAGAGTATAACCTTAAGGTCCACAGGTCAGTGGGGTTATGCGGAAATAGGTCCTGATATTTCGGTTACATTACATTTAACCAGAATTGGTCCATAAAAAAACCCTCAGAAATGAGGGTTTTTTATTTTAGTATAAGTCTTTAGTTGGTAGTCTTTCAGGGTATATCATATAGTATTCATTTAAGAATGCCAATAATTCATCTTCATCAACACCATCGTCTAAGTTCTCAACATCATCTTCGTCATCTTCATCATAGAAGTCTAAATCTTCCATTATTAGATTATAACCAAAATCATCAGATTCACTTAATTCTATTTCATCGACACGAATCTCGTCGTTATTGTCTTCATTAAGTCTAAACTTTACTTCAATAGTATCTATTGAATGATTAACGTAGTATGATATAATTTCTACTATTTCCATAAAATATTATTTATAACAATAAAATATCTCAAAAAAATTAAAAATCCACTTTTAATTATATTTTTTAAATCTTTTGAACATATCTAAAGATTCCTGTAATTTCTCTTTGAAGTTGTCTTCTACTGAATCGTCCTCTAAGTATTCCGAGTTCATTTCTTCTTCCATTCCACCACATTCAGTACATTCTTCTTCCTCAACGTAGTCAAACTCATCAGAACCTCCAATACCTTTAACTTGACCGTGTCCACATTCACAAACCTCTTCGTATAATCCACACTCATCACAAACGTTCTTAGATTCTTTCATATACATTTTATTGTTGTATTTTGACACATTACCTAAATGGTCTATCTGTAACCCATCTTTGTCATTTGCAAAATCTTGGGTATATAATGGAGTCATATTAGATTGTTGGTTATTTGTTGCATAACCGTCATACACTGTTTTGTGTTTATCTAATATGTTCTCTTTTTCTTCTTTTGTTATTGCTAAAAATAATCCGCTCATAATTTTTGTTTTTTTATATAAATATATTGACCTCTTGATTAATGTTTGTTATGTTTGATATATAAGAATTGGGGAAGGGTTTTTGGTTTAATATCTTGGTAACTTATTTCTCTTTAATACTCTTCCCATTCTTTCTTTTAGTGGATTTTAATCCAATAATTGAGCATTAGGGATGCGTACCTTTGAATATATCGATTAATTACGTTAATATCCATCTCTTTACCCTCTTTCTCAAGAACTTTCATAACACCTTTAACCATTTCGTGTTGAGCTTTGTCTGCTAAGTCCAAAACTTCTTCAAATGATTCTTCATCACCAATATTCTTGTATTTAAATTCGTGTTCAATTCTTTCTTTACCAAGATAAAGATACGGGGAAGCCCCGAACATATTAGTTATTCCTGACTCTCTTACCTTTTCCAAATATTGACCCAAAAATCTTGTATTAAAATTTTCAACAATAGTTTTATTGTCAATAAACCATTTTGCTTTATCAAATGAATTTTCTTGAATAGGCTCTAATTTTCTCCAAGCGTCTGTTACAGATAATAAAGATAATTGACTACCGTCCTCCCATCTAACACTATAAATCACTCCGTCCTTCTCAAAAGGGTCTCTACTTACTTTAATGACAGTACCTTTACTACCTGGCGACATCATTTCACCTTCCATATGTAGTAACATTACTTTATCATCAACTTGTAACTCGGGATTTATCATATCTTTTTTTAATAATAAATATATTCATTATATTTATTGTTGTATGAAAGTATTAATAACAGAGAATCAATATCGAACAATTCTATTAGAATCGTCTAAAAACTCATTAAATAATGTTTTAGAGGATTTAAAAGAGTTTGCAACAATGGTTATTGAAAAAACTCAACAGGATGTTGGAGTTAACTTAAAGATGTTATTAATATGGGGTGCTGGTGTAGGTGGAGTAATGGCTCCGTTAAATGAATTCATTCAGAATGGTGACTTCAATTTAAATGATTTTCAAATCGCATCTATATTATGTGCAACTACGGCAATTCTTTATGGTGAAAGTAAAAGTGTTATAAACGAATTACTTAAAGTTATAAAAGACGAGGGGATTGTAGATGAATTCAACAGAGTTTTATCGAAAGGTACTAAATTAAAGAAAGTATTTCTTAATTTCATTCAAAGTCTTAATATGACTTTATCAAGTGTAACTAACATTATGAGTTACGCATTTATTATCCCTATTTTACCTATATTATGGGATATGTCTCAAACAGGTGTTACTAAACCAGAGGTTAAAGAAATTGTGATTAGATTAATGTCATTTGGGTTAACCGCAATTTCAGGGAACACATTAAGAGAACTAGTGACAAAATTAGTCAACCGATTTAGGGACTAATTTTCTAAAGTACTCTTCAATTTCATTCTCATCCATATCACCACCAGAATATAAATGAACTTTTTTACCACATATTCTTTCAGGTATCAAATATAATGACAGATAATTTTCTTCGGTTTCACCCATACTAAACGCATCTGAAAATACCTGACGATAGGCCTCACCTTCCATAAAATATCTAAGTTCTTCTAACTCGGTGTCGGTACTTTCCATCAATAATGTATATAACGACTCAACTAAATCTTGACTTACTGAAGTAATAACAACTTTTTTATCTGAGTCATATCGTTTTAGTATTATTTTATCAATATTAAAACCACAATTAACAGTCACCTGATAGGAATGATTTTCAATATCATATAACCCGTCATACTTAACAATGAACATAACACCAAAGTCCTGATATGAAATACCAAAATCAGGTATTTTCTTAAACATACTTTCTAACTTATTCTCAAGTTTTAAAGGTAGATAATAGTCACTTCCTTTAATTGGGGTCCCATTAACATAAATCCTATCTAAATTTACTGTCATATTACCTGACGAATCAATAAATTTAATTTTTTCATTAATTATGTTATAAGCAAAAAATTCTAACATATAATGATTCCATCCTCTACCTTCAGGTACGGTACAATTAACATCTATTGATAATGTATCTTTTTTATGACCAGTATTATGAAACTTAAAGATAATTCCATTATCTTCATAATCTTTATGTGTCAATAACCTCTCAAGTAACTTGTACTCATTATCAGGAATATAATTATTTTCCATCTCGATAGTACTGTAATATTCTTTGGATTACCTTTTCTTGATGTTTATCATCTAAGGTATGTTTAGACTTGTTATTATTAAACCATTCCCGAGCACTTTGCTCAAACGGTTGTTTTCTTAACTTAGATATCCTTTTAAGACCCGCAACCTGAGCGTCTAACTCGTGTGGTTGTACGTAGTATTTTTTAGGGTTATTTGTAGTTTTTTTAGGTTTTTCATCACCTCTCTCCGCCTGTATTAAATGTTGTAGTTCGTGTCTAACTGTCTCATTTAAACTACCAACCAAGTCGTACATTTTTTGGGGGAAGTCGTTTTCATTATAAACTATTTCAATTTCCATAGTATCCTCATCATCATAATACCCCCCATCAAGTTCATAACCATCTACATCATCCGACTTAACAATAGTTAGCTCAAGATTAAAATTAGTTTTTAAATTTGGGAAAGAATATGTGATGTCTTCACTAATATCTTCAGGTAATACATAATCACCTTCGCCCTGGCTTTTAAACACCCTAACGATGTCCTCAACAACTTTTCTAACTACGTTTCTTTTTTCTGATTTAGTTTCTTTAATCATTTCAGGATTTGATTCAAATGGGTTATATTGTTTACCAACATATTCAATAGATTCTACACTAGGGTCGTCTTTAATACTAAAATGTTGTAAAACTCTCCAAATATATTGTGTTAACTCTCTAGTAAAATGATAGGACCTGTCCCAACATTTATTTCTTGTATCACAGTTGTCAAGTAAATCTGATAATTGGTGTGGAGTAAATTCTGTAACATAAACTTTTACCCCTACGTGATTTCTTGGTTCTCCCATATGTAATAATTCCACATCATTAACCAATTCTATCTTAAATGAACATTTAATAATGAAGTCAGGGGCTCCACTAACAAATGGACCCTCATATTGAAAGACTTTGTCTTTTATTACTCTATTAACTATTTTATATAAATCTTCATTATTCATACTAATAAATACTATCGATAGTAGGTTCCGTACCTATAAGGAATAGAAATTCCAAAACCAATATACGGTATGTCACTAACACCAACAGTAACAGATACATCCCATATGTCCTTATTACGGGTTAAAAGTTTTATTGGTTGTAGTTTAACCATAACATCAGGGTAAAAAACAGGGTCTGGACCAATAGTTAAATCTGTTTTAACTCCTGCACCTAAAACCACTCCACACTTTAAAAGTCCATAGGTTATACCTATTCTGTTAAAATAAGCATAAGGTGTGCGATAGATATAAGGATTTGAAGTCGCACCTATCTTATAGTAAGCGCCAATATAAAACCCAAAGTTATCATCGTTGATATTTTCAAACGAACAGATTACACTTCTATCTTCAGGAATAACGGTTAAACCTGAATATTGTCCGTACGACGGAACACTAATTAAAATCAAAAGGAATAATATTATTTTTTTCATACTACAAAAATACGATTTTATTTCTTATTTTACAAAAATATTTATAACTTTGTACTATGAATAAACAAAATAACATTAAACCAGAGAAACCTACTAAATTCGAGAGAGTTTATGAGGATGAAGATACGATTAGTATTTGGAAATATGATTTGAAAAAAACAACAACAGGTCCTGTTGAGGTTGAGATTAAATATAAGAAGGGGTATGTTCATCCTAAACCTGAGAAGAAAAAAACTTTAAAGGATTTGGTTGATGAGGAGAAAAAGTCTAAGAAGAAAGGGTCTTAATTCTTTGTTCTATGGATTTTTTCATTATTAACAAATCCTGTAACTCTCTATTTTGAGATTCTGTTAAAACTTTTTTAGGCTTTCTTGACTCAACTAATGATGGTTTTCCAATATCATAAATTTCCCAATCACCTGATTCTGAGTCATATGTATCTTCATCTCTAAATTCACCATCATAGTAATCAAATCCGTGTGGGTCGTTATAAATGAACCCACTAACATAATCTTTAGAATAAGTATTAATACGATGTAAATATTTTTCTGTCGAAGATTTTCTAACGTCAACAGTTATGATAACAGGAAACACCATCATTTTAGGGATAGTAATGTCACCCTCACCATTAAAGTTATGGTTGTCCTGATATAATTTCCAAAAAAACCCGTAGTCCTCCCAATTAATATCCATAATACCAAATTTCTTAAGCGAGGTATCAATTAACCCTAAAATAGTGTCATCATAAACCTCATCATCAGTCCAACTAATATTTTCTTCAGTTGCTTGTTTATCGATTTCTTTGATAATCATTTTCAATATTGATACGGGTAATTCGTTTTCAAATCGTCTCATACAAATAAATACTTTGGAAATAAAAAAACCACCCGAAGGTGGTTCTTTTAATCATTACCCAAAAAAGTAACTTTGTTTGTGATTGGGTCCCAATCAATATTCCAAGGAGTATGAGCGTAAAGATATCTTTCGTTCAATACTGATGCGTTGAAGTAATGAGTGTGTCCGTCAAAGTAGTGACCGTACCCAGTGTGGATATGACCACAAACGTGAATCTTTGGTTTGATAGTTTTAATTCTTTCAGCCAATAATTCACAACCTAAATGGTCTCCTCTGCGACCTTCAACATCATCCAAGAACCCCCAAGCTGGACCGTGAGTGATTAGGATGTCAGTATCCTCAGGAATCGCATTCCATTTTTCTAATAACTCAGAACCATTTTTAGGTAAATTGAACGCCCAATTATAAAATTCAGGTTGCCAAGGACTACCGTAAACTTTAACCATTTGTTTGTCATCACCAACTTTCAACCAATCATCTTGTAAATAATCAACTGTTTTGTAAGAGTTTACAATTTGCATTGCTTTCTCAACGTTGTTTTGGAATCCCCAATCGTGATTACCCGCAATAAAGATTTTATGGTCGTAATTATCGATTTTATCAAACCATTTACAAAATTCGGTAATCTCGTGCTCATAACCCATAGAAGACATATCCCCTGCGTGGATTAACAAATCACCACCAGGTAAATCCTGAGTTATGTGTTTGTGTTTTGTGTGCGTATCTGATATAAATGTTATTTTCATAGTACAAATATAATAAAATTATTTTAATCCCACCAACCTTTTATTCCCGAACCATCAAATTGTTCGTACCAATCTTTATCTTTATCAAATTTTGAAGTGTCTTGACCTTTCAAAATTGTAAAAAGTTCATCCCATTCCTGATTCTCAATTTCACGAGCCCTGTCAAATACTTTACGATTGTGAATTTTTTCTTCTTCAGTATCTTTATCGATTAAACGACTATAACCTGGTTTATCCTCAATAGGTTCAAACTCCCAATCGTGATGTACTATTTCACCAAGTTCTTTTTCCGCCATCTCAATGTAGTTATCCTGATTGTAATTTTTAATTAACTCAATCGCTCTACGCATCGCGGCAACTTTCTTTAAACGAGATTCATCAATTTCATTTCCGTGTTTCTCAACAGTGTCAGAAATGTTAGTTAGACCAATCTCAAGGAATTTTAAAGTTCCGTGATGGTCAAACCAATAATGACTCCATAACGCTTTTCTAAATGTCCAAACATTCTTGAAAAATCTTGGTAAGTCATATCTGAATAACTCGTATGTTTTATACCACCAAGTTTGGTGTCGTATTAATGTCTTAAGACTATCCCCAAAACTATCTGCAAATCCTACCTTCATAACTTTAATTTTTTACAAAGATAGTAAATTTAAACCAAATACCAAATAAAAAAGACCTAAGATTTCTCTCAGGTCTTTCGATACAGGATATATATAGACACCCAAAGAAGGGCGGATGTTTTAATAAATATAACAAATTTTTAAAAAAATCAATCTTCAGAGTCTTCTAAACCCAATTTTTTTGATATTTGGGGTAATAATTCTTCATTAAACTCAATACCGTGTCTTTCTTTGAAGTGTTTCAATAATAATTCAATAGGTTTTTCATATCCGTGATGTTGTAAAATAACGTACGCACCTAAATCCGCTTCAAGTTCTTCTCTCTCGTCTCTTGGGCCTGAATGGTCTAAAAGTATGTGAGAAACTTCGTGAGCTTCAATGAATTTTAAAACTCCCTCATTACCCTCGTCCATTAATACCTCACCATCAATAATGACCAAATTTTTATTTGGTACCATAAACCCGTAACCATATTCGTTAAAATATTCTTTCACTTGAGGGTATAATGGGTCGTCATTGAATACCACAACGATAGTTACGTCTGGTAAAAACTCGCTTTTATATTCTAATTGTGTTTGTTCCATAATTTAAAAAATGGGGTGGTTTAGTTCCACCCCAAGGTATTTCTTTTGTGCGCTAAGATAATCTGAAACTTTTCATCATATTCGTATGTTAGTTTATCCATTTGACTATCCTTTGATTTCAATAAATTTGACCATTTATATTTAAATTGTTTATAACACTTTTCAGTGGTGTCTAACTGACCTTGTTTTGTACAAGACTCTAATACGTTGATTATCCAATCATAATCTTTTTTGAAATTTTCAATCATATATGTGTTATTATTAATTATACAAAACAAAGATACGTATTTTTTTTTAAATCAACTAAATTTTATACTAAAAGTGAATAATATTCTTTAAAATGTTTTAATCTGTCGGCTAAACCGATTGTTCCACCATTAACTCTTTTTGTCACCGCAGTAACTGTTGCATCATCAGCACCTTTATCACATATCGCCCATAACTTGTTAGAATCAAAGAAAAAAGCCGCAGATGCTAAAGGATATTTTGTCGCAACTAAATCAGGATTTGATACCGTATCTTCACCAATAAATTTTGCGAAGTTAGTATAGTTTGATTTACCTGTTAATTGAATGTATCCTCTACCACGGAATTTATAACCTTCTTTAGACGCTTCATCACCATTACCCATTCTACTACCGTAAACACGAGATGCAATTTTTTCAGGTTGTCTTGCATAAGACTCTGCTAAGTTACCTGGAAAATATTTGCCAAAGATTTTTTTAAGACCATCAGCAGAATAATTAACGTTTTCACTAACCGCTTTGAACCCTCCACTCTCGTGACCACATTGTGCTAAGAAATGTGCTAATCTTAATGGTGTGGTAATATTGAATTTAGCTGCGGTTTCAGGAATCTGAGCAATAACCGCATCAGGAATATGACCTTTTAATTTTTCTAATTTTAATGGACCTCCTGTTGGGATTACAACATCTTCTTTAATTACCTCACCCGCAAACATTTTACTCCAAGTGCCATCACCAACGATACCATCGGCGGTTAATCCATTGGCCGCCTGCCATTGTTTAACTTTTGTTTCAGTACCAGGACCAAAATCTCCATCGGCAGTTAGACCTAATTTTGATTGTAATTTTTTTACGTCTTCACCTTTAGAACCTTTTTTTAATAACATTGTTTTAATATTTTATAATAGTTTATTTACTATAAATATTTAAAAAACAACATTATATCCTATATTACACCTTTTCTCTTTAAATACGCTCTACATTTTGGGTACTGTGATTTCTCAAACTTCCTCGCGTCAATTTCTAAAGGATGGTTTTCATAATCATACTCCTCACACAATTTAGAATATTGTGACATATTATTTATTTTAGGCATTTGTAGAAAATGTCTATATTCGTGAATAACTGTTCGGATAATTAACGTCTCAGTTTCACATACTAACGGGAAAACAGTTATAACTCTATTATAATATAAACCGTAATTATATTTGTTGGATTTATTGAATGAGACCTTTAAAGAGGGTTCCAATGTTTTAAGTGGGTTACCAAACTTGCTAAGACACCATATGAAAGTTTCTTTAGCGATTTCTTTACATTGTTGTTTAGTTAAAAATTTTCCCGTTTTCATAACACAAAGATACGAAAAATGGTTTAAATTAACAAAAAAACTTTTAATAACCTAAAATAGTGTTATTTGAATATCCTGTGTTAATTAAATAATAATTTGCACTACCTCCACTCACTGGTGATGAAATGGTAATACTTTGTACACCTGGATATGTACTTCTTAAGTCATTTGTTGACGTATTAATTATTGAAAATTGGGATGAGGTAAATAATCTAACGCTTGGTAGTGAGGGTCCCCAACTTGAAAATCTTCCATTCTTTTTCATAAAAATGTAATACTCGTCAGATACCGTAATATTACCATCATTATTAACATCGTACTTATAAAAATCTAAAGAAGTGAAGGACCTAGTTATTGCTTTTGTAGCGGCACCTATTGCGTCAATATTTTGTAGACCTGTAATTGTGGTAGGAGCGTCTAATTGAATATACCACTCAACTGATGGGTTAGTGGATTCATTAATTGTGTATTTACCTGTAACATCCGTATATACGGTTTTAAATAACACCCAAGGTGTGAAGGTAACTATATAATCAAATTCAAGTACATAAGGTAACGAAACATTATTAGGTAAGTCGTTCCATAGACCCGCACCAACGAATTGTGCGTAATCTTCACCCCCCGCATTATTTGGTTCTCCACCATTCCAAGATAGATATGGGTTTATACCAAACCTGTAAGATAGTGACATATAATTTCTATTTATCTCATCCGAAGTTAAAGAAGTGTTATATACTTGGAATGAGCCTAATCTGAACGACCCATAACCACCGTGACCCATATGAGTCCCATCCGCCAATCCTAGTGCAAACACTTGGTCACCCCCACCATTTAAATGAGGTGCTAATCTATTAAACGTTGAACTACCAAAAGACACTCCATTTTTATATCCTGTCATTGTTGACCCATCATAGGTTAACGCCACCATACACCACTGATTTAATGTAATACTTGTGGATATTTGAGTAATTCCCGTTCCATTCCAAAAACCACATCTTAATGTATTACCACCTGTAATTTCAATAACTGACTCGTGCCATCCTGAGGTTGTCGATGTCGTACCCAATTCATCTAATATAATACCATTACCTGTTGGGTACACCCATAGTATTAATGTAATGACTTTTGAATTTGTGAAATGACTTGTTAAACTTGGTGTAATACCATAGTTATTAACACCATTAAATGTTAGGTATTTTCCCCCGCCTGTAGTTAGAACTGGTGAATTATATAATGTAATATTTTTTGAATTTTTTAAATCCGTTAAAACACTACCTGAATTATAACTATTAACATCGTAATTGTTGGTTTGAGTGGTTGTTACATAATTCTCAGTCCACCTCCACCCACCTAAGGGTTCTGAATAAAAGGCTCCTGTTTTATCCTGATAATAACCTATCCACCCTGAAGGCCAAGTGTTAAAAAGAAAATTTTTCTCGGAAACATCTGATATTGTCGCCAAATGCCCGTTCATATTTTCACAAGCGGTTTTTGCATCTAACCAAAACATTGAGCCTGTTGAACGATAATATGAGTGACCGTTATAGTTGGTTTGAGACGTAAATCCGTTTAATGATGGTGTTGTTCGCTTATATAATTTCACAGGAACATTCGACGCTCCAACCCCATTTGAATTGTAGATATACCCTGAATAAGTAAAATTTTGACCCATCACAACATTGGTGAAGAACAAAACCAAAACACATATAATGTTTCTAACCTTAGATTTTATTAACTGCATTAATTAAAGCCTTTTTCAAACCTGCCGAAAATGAAGATTTTTCAAATGGTATATTTTCATCTTGTAATTCAATAAAAGTTGATTTGACATCAATTTTACTCTCCCCAACACCAATATAATCTTTATCGTCGATAGTCACTCTTAATGTTACTATAGTAACCTTTCTTTTTTTCTCGAATGGACCTATTGAGATACCAGTAGTTGGTGCCTCAATACTTTCAATCACAACTGAAACAGGTTTACCGTCTTCACATATGGAATATTTTTCAGATAATACCTCTTCAGTTATTTGTTTTACCCCCAATGTAAATCGTTTAGGGCTAATCCCTTGAATACTGTCTTTAGTTTGAACACTTTTAACAGTAAAACACGACTGAGAGTAAGATGTTATTGACATTAAAGTCGTCAATGTAATTAATAATAATATTTTCATTTTATAATAAAGCTTTAGCTCCAAGTAATACTTGGTAATTTAATGTGGCATCTTTTACTTGTTGTACACCACTGAAACTTAAATTTAATTTAAATTTACTACTTATTCGATAATCAAATGCGGTGAATGGTACTGCTAACCATCCTGATTCGTACCACAACCCTTCATAATAATATACATATGGTGAGTATACAAATACTAACATAGTTGTGTTATTTATTTTTTTAGTAACTTTAAAAGTACCTATTAATCCACCTAATGCCGATAAACTTTGGAATCTTGCGGAACCTAAGTTACCTGTCGTGTAATTAACCCCTAAAGTACCTGTAATATTTTTATATTTATAAGATTCCATTATTGAGGTTGTGTTGAAAAAATCCTTTTCAAAGTTCAACATTGATGAATTAGCAATAATTGATGTTAAATTTTTTCTTCGGTATCCCGCGAAAAAAGTGATGTTTGAATTGTTAATAGAACTAGTAAAATTAAGTAACGCACCTCTAACAAATGTATTATCGGTGTTTGACTTTGTGAAACTCATATTAACTCTAAACTGTTGAGCTTCGTCACCCGACGCACTACTAATCGCTACAATATCACCCGTTAATAAAATCCCACCTTGTTTTGCATTCGCAACTTTAGATTTAACTTGGGCCGAGTTAGATGATGAGGTTTTGGTCATATCATTTAACTTATCCTCATTTGGGGTTTCATTCCCGTTGTTAGTAGTGTTACCACCTGAACCTTGAGAATTACCTCCATTTGTCGTTACAGACGATTGAGTCGTTTGACTTCCTCCTTGAGTTGGGTTACCTGTATTTGTAGTGTTTCCTCCTGTTGTTGACGTTGTAGTTCCTTGACTTGAATTACCTCCTCCAGTGTTTTGGTTATTTCCATTACTTGTTTGTGATTGCGGGTTCGTTTGATTTCCTCCAGAAGTAGATGAACCTCCTCCATTGTTATTTGTGGTACCATTATTTTGTGTTTGATTGTTAATGGTCGACGAACCTGAATTTGAGGTTGTCTGACCGTTAGAACCACCACTTTGATTTGAATTTCCGTTGGTTGTTCCGTTGGTTGTTTGAGGACTAGACCCCTGAGAACCACCATTTTGTGTGGTTGTCTGTGTATTCCCTCCGATGGTTGATGAACCCTGATTAGGTTTAGATTTATTATCTTCAGAGTTGGACTTTTCCTTAGCTTCGATAATACCTCCGATATTCGAACCACCGATTGATGATATGTCGTTTAACGCGGATAAAACATTTGTTAAAACCGCAATATTGTTAGCCGCAATAATTGCATTCATTGTTGTATTTTGATATAATGCAACACCACTACAAGGACCCGAAGGATTTGATGAATTAATTTGAGTAATCCATTGCTCCAAAGCACCTGATTGTAATTGAGTGGGGGTAAAACTTTGCACCTGACCATAATACATTAAGGCAACATTTCCATTAGGGTTATTAATGAAAAGTTCTTTAATTTTATTAGTACAGGGGTCCGTATATGTATACGAAAACCCCTGTCCAAATACCATTAATGTTGTGAACAGAAAACTTAGTGTTATTAAAATTTTCTTAATGTTCATCTTAAACGTCTGTAGTGTTCGATAAAGACACACCGTCTTCTTCGTCAACCTTTTGAATTAACATTTTATCTCTGTCCTCAGAATTGAACCAGTAATCAACAACTTTATTTAAGTTACCTACGAATGCTCCTAAAAGGATTAATAACATTTCTTTCCAATCCTCTTTAATTTCAATACCAAAGAATACCGCGGAATTAATTCCTGCAATTATAAAGAAAAACAAACCTAATACGATGGCAGTAATTCTCCAACGATTAGATTGCATTTGTTGTAACATATAATAGAAACGATTTTTATCTTCTACTTTCACCATTTTGGTTTCACCCATTAATAAACTTTTTAAACTCATTTTTTTAAGATTTAAAGACACCCTTTTTTATTAATTTTGACACAACTCTTGACGATGCCGTTTCAAGAGCCTTTTTTGTCGAAATACCTATAGTTGATTGATTAAATTTGATATCATCAACATCTGACAACAATGATGATGTTTTAACCGTTGACGCCTCACCTAAACCACTACCTGTGTAAATTTCGCCCGTTTCAGCGTCCACAAATCTTACTTGTAAACCTAAACGAGTTATTTGAGTTGTTTTTGCACCATCAGAAGCTTTAATGACTTCATCTTCAGACACTGAAAAATCATATACTTCGATGTACACAAAATATTTAGCTAAAATTACATTACCTTTAACTTCTATTTTATTACTCGAAATCCCTTTATCTGATGCTTTGTCTTGAGCAATCATTTTTTGTTTAATTTCCTCTTTATCTTCAGTAAATTTAAATCTATCTGTTGATTCAAGATATTCTAAAACTATGTTAGCAACACCTAATCCCACTCTTTTATCTTTAAGTTCAGGATACATAGAATATAGTTCTTCATTAATACCAATTTTAAGAACTTGGATAGGTATTACGATAGTATCAGTATAGTCTGATACTACAGAAATGGATTGTTTCTTTTCAAAATCCGCTTGATACTGTTCGGTTTTAACCGTACCTATTTGACCACTTACTTTACAAGAAAGTAATATTATGGGTAATAGGGTATACAATAACTTTTTCATTACCAAGAATCCTCTTCTTTTTTAACAGGTTTAGCAGGTTCAGTTGTCTGAGCTGCAGGTTTTTCAATAATACGTTCTTTAATGATTGTATTTGTACCACCACCGTTTTCAACTTTTTGTTTATTTTCTTGATTTTGTTGTACGTTAACTATAACTGGTGCGGGTGCCGCAGTTTGTTCTGTTTTAGGTTCTTCTTTTTCTTCTGAATGACCACCAAATAACATTGTTGATACCCATACCCCACCGCCAGCAATTACTGTAGTTAGTGTTCCGATTATTGTTTTCTTTAACCCTGACCAAGTTCCATCTGATTCAGGTACGTTTGTTTCCTCTGACATAATATTTGTTTGTTTTAATTTAGTTTATTGTTTAAAGGCTAAGAGGTCACAAATTGTGACCTCATTTATTATTTTAAAATTATTTTACTTGTTAGTTGTATGTCACTTCGTTTAAGAACCGCAACATAAACACCTGCAGGTAAATAACCAAGGTTAGTACTGTACTGATAATCACCTTCAGGCATCTTATCATTAACCATTACTTTATATTCTTTACCATCAACACCGTAAACCGATAACCTAACGTTACCATATTCTTTTACTTCAAATTTAACAGTAACATAATCTTGGGTCGGGTTAGGGTACACTATCATACCATCAATACTTGTCATATTTCCATTTATCATTTTGTAAACTTGAATAACTCCGTTAGTAGGTGTTATTTCCAAATCTTTACATTGGTTGTCACCAGCGAATTTATCGGTAGTCCAAAGAGGACTTTCGTCCCATAAATTTTGTGGTTGTTTTGCGATAAATTTTAAAGTCACCACTTCATCGTTATTACGAATAGGTTTTAAATGATTACTATTATCGTAACCACCCCAAGTAATAATGTTATCATTAGTATTCAAGTATGTTAACCAACTTGATGCTGATGATTTAGAATCAATACCTTTGAATTCTAATAATGTGTCATTATATTTTAACCCAAACTGTAATGAACCTAAGTCAGTACCACTTGTAAAAACTTTTACAGGTATATTAACTAGATTACCTTCTTGTACTGATAATCTCGGTACGTTAACTTCTATCGAAGTTGTTGGGAAATCATACTCAACTCTATTGTCAATCACATTATATATTTGAGATTCAACACCAGGTTGAGGGTTAATTAAAACCTCAATCGGGGTCACACGAGCCATATGATAACCTGTTCCGTTAGCGTCACCAGGTACTAACACGTAGAATGTTGGGGATGGTGCTCCCGCAATAATATTAAATGTGAAGTTGGTTGTACCAGGGATTGATGACAAATAGTTTGTGGATGAACCGTTAATTGTCGTGTATTCAGACGCAGTGAAGAATTTAACATCTTTAACACTGTTAGGCCAAACTGAGAATCTACCTGAGATTCTACCAAATACACCGTAAGCGTCCGATATAGTTATATTATTATCACCGTTAACATCCGCAGCGTAGTAATCAAACCCTGTCGGTGTTTGAGTTCCTAATACATAGTCATTAACTTTTTGAGCATCAGCCGTAGAAATAACATTACCTACTGACATAGTATCACCAACAATTTTAATACGAACATCATAACCTGTAGTATCAACCGCAATATCGTTAAACGCGAAGATACCTGAGTTATTAGTTAATGTACTAGTTACTGATGTCCAAGACCCACTAGGTCTAAGTTTTTTCTCAAGACCAACTGTTAAGTTTTTAGCCCCTGTACCTGTAACGTTTGTAAACGTACCCGTAAAAGAAAATGTCTGAGGTAACATAACCCCACCAAAGTTTTGTAAGGTTAACGAATTATCAGTACCATCTTGTTTTGTAGAAATAGATGGATATGTGTTTATACCACTAAACGACATATTACCTACAGATGTTAATGATGAGAATCCTGCGATATGTTGTAATTTCAATTGTACAAATGCACCGTCAGGAATCTCAAAAGTAGATAAACTACCTGTATAAGATAATGTAATTGTTACATAACCATTTGCAGGGTTATCTACATATTGTAAATACTGAGAATACGATGTGTTTAATGAGGTAACTGTGTCGACACCTGAAAAGGCAAGTTTGTCGTAGTATACTCTGAATTGAGCCGCGGTAATTAGAGTTGTAGTGTTATTGTAGAAACACAAACCTACGTTAGTAAAACCAGCTGCCGACGGTGCCAATTGGTAATTTGAATCTAACGTAACGAAGACCCCTGTTGTGGTCGGGGTAGGACACGTTTGAGAGAATCCGATTGCACTCATTAATAGAAATGAGGCAACCGCTAAGAGTTTTTTCATAGTTTAATATCTTGGTAATTTATTTCCTAATAAATATTTTATTTATACGGATTATTACATTAAACTATTAAACTATTTCTAAAAATGGGAAAATTATTACTTTAAAAGTAATTATATGTGTAAAAATTATGAGAAGTATTATATATAAAACCTACCTTACCACTACAAGAGTAATGATTTACTCAATTGACATTATGCAAAGATTTTTTTTAATTTAAAAATTACACCATACCCGTGGTTTGGTAATAGTTTTTAAGGTCACCAACTGTTAGGGGAGTTCCTTTTTCCTTACCTAAAACTCTATTAAACACAGGATTAGCATCCGCAACTGTTTTTGCCGATAAATCTCTACTTTTTAAAACAAAATCGTCCGATTTACCTGCTGCAATAGGGAAAAAATTATATATGTATAAATCTTCAGGTTCTTTTATCTTACCATTCTCATAACCTTTAACCCAAAAGTCTTTAATTGCATCCATCTGAGCACTTAAATCATTTCTTAGGTCTTCTAAAGAGTATGATTTACCATTAATTGTTTTTGTACCTCCACCACTAGGACAAAATTGAATTAAACCAACACAACCAATACTATTTTTGATTTTAGGGTCTAATCCCGATTCGTGGTTCATTAACTTAATTATATATTTTTCATCAATATTAATTGCGTTGGATATTTCTTCTAACTTTTCTTGGAAAATCTTATTATCAAGTAATTTTTGACCTTTTTCACTAATGTTATCCAATTCTAAATCTTTTAATTCTTTTTCTGAATCAGGACCTTTGAATAAATCTTTTAGTTTTTTAATAATACTAGTTTCCTCATCTTTTTTATCACCATCTAAGTCAATTGATTTAATTTTTTTAACTAAATCAGTGCCTTTCAAATAATCAACGGCTTTTGACCCTAAGTCTTTAATATCATCAATTAAATCTTCATTAACTGAAGATTCTTGCAAATTAGATAGTTTTCTAAATCGATTTATCTCTTCTAATATTTTCTTATTGTCATTCATAGTATCTACTCTTTTTTAGAATAAATATCATCAGGATTAGAATTATCAAGAATCTTAACTACATACAAATCTAATAACAACGCATAAACGTACCACTGAGCCTCATCTAAAGAAATTTCTGGATTATTAAACGACACCTTTAAATAATAGAATAATTTAAAAACCAGATACAACCTAACCACAACTATCAATGCGGTAAACATTATTTTAAGTATTCTTATCATAATTTAAATTCAAATCTATTACGCATTATTTCTAATTTATCTTCAGGAACTCCGTGTACATTTTCACCACCGTGTCTATTTTCAACCACAATAGTAAAAACAGTATATCCCCATTCTTTCGCCATTTCAATATACGGGACCATTTCCCATTCTTGAGTAAATGTGTTAGACACCACAATTACATTGTTTAGGTTACCTGTTGTGTAGTTAATTAACATCGCGTTACTAACTTGTCCCTGACACCATTTATGGGCATCTTTTAATTTAGTCACGTCAAATTTATATTCTCCGTCAACCATAAAATATTGGTCGGCCTCAAAATGAACACCACCTAATGTTTTTGCAAAAGTAGTTTTACCACTACCTGGTATCCCTCTAACTATATATAATATTTTTTTTCCCATATTTTAGTATTTAACCACAAATGTAATGTTTTATTATGGTTAAATCAAATAATTCCGATATTTATTTTAAAATGAAAACTATGGACTTAGAAAGTATAATCAAACAAGTTTTACGTGAAGAATTTGGAACTAATAAATTCATTTATGAAGATGAATTTGGTTCAGTAGAACAAACAACAATAACTGAAGCTGAGTATAAAGGAAGAAAAGTTCAGTTAGGTAAAATAATGCAAGGTGACGTTAAGAAATTTAAAGTATACGTTAAAAACGATAAAGGAAACGTTGTTAAAGTTAACTTTGGGTTTGGTGGTAAATCTGCCAAGGGTAAACGAATGGTCATCAAGAAAAATAACCCTGAAAGAAGAAAAAGTTTTAGAGCGAGAATGAGATGTGATAATCCAGGTCCTAGATGGAAACCACGTTATTGGGCGTGTAGAACTTGGTAATAATATAAAAACCCCCTTAATTGGGGGTTTTTTATTTATATCGATTCCCGAGGTACATCATCGGGATACATTTGAACAACTCTCCCACCATTTTCTTGGTGTGTTCTCTCCACCAAATTCTCAAGTATATTATTCAGTCTATTAATTATAGGCTCCCCAACGTCATAACCCATAGATTCTTCCATAGATTCTTCCATAGATTCTTCCATAGATTCTTCCATTACCATTTCACCTATTGACCTATCTATCTCCTCATTTGTTATATCAACTTGGATATTTTCCAAAATTCTCAAAGGCCTTTCAATATCCATACCCACGGCTCTTGGAATCTCCCTATTAGACATTCTCTTTTGACCATAATATTCGTTTTCTAACCACAATAGTTGTCTATTTCGTTCTTCGTCAGTTAAACTATTCCAATTAGATACTTTGACATTATGGAATTGGTCTTTAAAGATATCCATAATATTATTAGGTAATCCTGTTTCTAACGAGTCAATTCTTTGGTCCACAATATCCCAAAAAGAAGTTTCTCTTTCGTACGATGAATCAAGGTTTTTGAACCCCGCAACTTTATTTCCTGTTTTTTTATTAATTACATAGATTAAGATACCTCTTTTTACGTATTTGTAATAGTAGTCAGGTTCTCTATCAGATGCGGTACACCATTTAGTAGACGCTCCGTATTTTTTAGATGATAAGTAGGATAAAGGTTTTAAAACTAACCATTCATCATTTTCAAACAATTTTTCAATTTGTTTTTCCATTTCTTTGTCAACTAATTTTAAGTCGGCTAAAGACATTTGTAACTCTAATTCTTCAAATGTTTTATATGAAGTTAAATCGGAATTTTCAATTAACTTTCTTTCATTCATCTCAATGAATTTAGTTAAAGTTGTATAGTTACTATACCCGATAAAATCACTAATAACTCTATGATAATTTTGTAATTCAAAAAATGACATATCATTAACTTTATCTTCAGATATTTTGTATTCACGTATTAATTCGTTACGAATATCACTAGCGTGAGATTCTTTAGATTCAAACTTATGTTTGATTAAATTAACCATCATCTCAGTATATTTTGGTTTAATTACCAAATTATTCATAAGGTCAATAAGATTAATCCCGAATAAAGGATTTTGTTTTTTTAATTCATCAATTCTAGACATTTTTAATATATATTATTTGTTAAAACGTTTAAGTGCGTTTTCAGTTATGAAAACAAATTCAGAATCTTTAAATGATTCTAATGTTAGTGAGTTAGTGTATGACATCGCAGATTTCAAATAATCCTTGAAGTTTGTAACCCATTGCTCCAAAGTATAATCAATTTTATTTGATTTAGAAATACCCTCTGAGGTTTTTAACACTCCTTTATTCCATTTTCTCTGAACATCTTTAGTACTCATTCCTCTAAAAGATTTGTACATATATTTTCTAAATTTAGGGTATCTATACCATATGTATTCTGACTGACTATTGGTTAAGTTGATTTTATTAAACAATCTAGTTTGTCCGCAAGATTCTAAACATTTATTTAAAACTCCTCCCAACATAACATAATCAGCACCTAACGCAAGAGCTTTAATTATATCATCATAATTTCTAAACCCTCCATCAGCAACAATTTTAGTATCATACCCATTCTCTTTTTTAATCTGATAACATTCGTGAATTAATGATGCCATAGGATAATGAATACCTGTATTTGCCGAGGTCAAACAACCTGAACCTCCACCAATTCCCACTCTCACATAATCAACTCCAATTTTTGAAAGTTGTTTATACGTTTTAGGATTGGCAATATTCCCAACCATTAAAGTATGTAATGATTTATCTCTGTTTTTGATGAATTTTTTACATAAATCGTGTAATTTTTTAATATGACCATTGGCAATATCTACTAAAATATTAACCTTCATATTAATCTCTTCTCTTAAATAAAAATTAACAATGGTCTCGAATTCATCTAATGAAACTGAATAAAATGTATCGTCAACCATATCTTCACCTCTAGGTAAACACACAGGAATTTTTTGGTTTAAATATTTTCTATAGTTGTCTAAATCAACAACGGTATCCATAGGGGATACCATTATAGGTAATTCTCCATTTTCATTTAAAATATTAACTTCACTTCTACTACTAATTGAGGAAATTGTTTCTGGAATTATTGTTATGTCTTTAAAGTCAAATTTTTTTTTCATTATCTTTTTTTATTATTTGTTTTGTTTGGAATATACAACATATTCAATCATATAAAACTATTTATTAGTAAACAAGCCTCCTCATTAAATTGGGGACTTTTAGGACCGTTACCGTTGTGGTAACAAACGAAAAGGGGAATTCGCTACTCCCCTTTTTACTTTAAAAAAATACCCCCCAAATCTTTAAGAAGACCCACTTAGCAATATACACACAAGACATTAGCATTACTAATGACAAACCAACTATTAATCCGACTAAACTTAGTCCGACAGTTGTTAATCCTATTTTCATCAATTTTGAGTTCATACTGCTAAGATATAATAATTTTTTTTATTCGCCAAAATTATTTTCCTCAATTAATCTTGCAATTCTACTTCTACCCTTTTCATTAATTGGGATTGGATTACCTTCCTCGTCAATTCTAACAAATCTGATATGTGTTTTTAAAACAACCGCCTGATTACCTGTGTAAACATTATGGGCTCTTGCCTCCATATATAAACTAACTGAAGTATTACCTAATTTACTTGGGTACCCATAGATTTTTAAAAGTTGACCCTCTTTTGCGGGTTTCTCAAAAAAACATTTATCGATAGATACTGTGACCATTCTTGGTGAGTCACATAATTGCATTGAATAACCCGCGGCTGCGGCGTCAATCCAGGCCAAAAGTTTTCCTCCAAATAAGTTTCCGTGAAAACCTAAATCGGATTTTTTAATTGGGTGAGTGTTTAAAAGTTCCATAACCCAAATATAATAAAAAACCCCCGATGAATCAAAGGGGGTTTTAATTTTTTTAGAAGAAATATATTAATTAGTTTCCTCTTCTTTAGTTGCGTTTGCAACATCTTTTTTCATTGCAATAAATTTATCCGCAGAAGATAAACCTAAACAACCAAATGCTAATAATGCAACTGCGTTAACTAAAGAATCCGCAGGTTTAATATCCCCGTGAGAATAACTGTTCACATACATAGTAATACATAGTGTTAATGCACATACAATACCTACAAATCTTTTAGATGAAGGTATTCCGTTTTCGTCTTTAAAAAGTCCTGAGACCCAGTCAATAATTTTTTTCATATCTTGGTAGTTTTTATACCTATAAATACTTTCAAAAACTAAAAAAGGGAGACCGTCGTCTCCCTTGTACTTTCCCCGTCAGGAAATTTTTAGAAATTTTACTTAGGACTTCTTAGTTCCTGTGTGGGTTGAACATCCACCACTTTTATTTAGGAAGAAAAGTGAGTAAAAAACCTGGCAACTTTAAACTTATTTTAGTGTACACTAGGATGTAGTTAAGGTATTTCCAACCTATAAACCTTATCACTTTGCGTTCGTTTTGTCTTTTAGTTTTGAGAGGTTGGACAAAATCTGCGGGTGTAGTGATTGAAAACCCTTGAAAAAGAATACCTCTGTTCAATATTTAAATGATAAGTACATTATTTTAAAATGTCAAATCTTTTTTTGTGGTAGGGATTGGAATCGAACCAATGGCACACCGTTGTTCAAACGGATGCTCTGCCTTCTGAGCTACCTCTACCAAATGTTTTAAAGAACAACAATATAAAGATAATAACTTTTTTTCAATCAGTCAAATTTTAAACAAAAAAAAAGGAAGATTTTCATCTTCCTTGTCCTCTGTAATTTTTTTCAGATTTGTCGTGTTTGTTACGTTTTTTTTGGTACTTACCTTTTTTCTTTTTACCGAAAGAAACTTTCATACCATTAGATGAACTGCCTTTAGTCTTCGCCATTTTCTAATTTTATTACTCAAATTTTATGTGAACGTATTCACCTAGTGGACCTGCGGCTTTTAACACATAAGGAGCACTATTCAATTCGGGAATTGCGTTTTTCAACTCATTATACGTTTTATATGCCTTAGCCTTACACAACTGTAGATTACCTGTTCCATCGTCATTGTTTCCAACAACTAAATCATCATAGTTCATAGTATCCGACCACTTTGGTTTAGTCCCGTCATTATCAATATGTCCAGCAGGTACTTTAGATGTTGATGCGTTAATCATAAGTCGATTAATTTTACCCCCATCCGCAATATGTTTTTTAATAGTGTCAATAAATGATGCGGTATGTAAATTGTGAGGAGTATCACTATTTTCCGCGAAAAAATCACCAATATTATACGTTTTTGGTAATTTTAACATATTTTGATTAACCCCAAAATCTTTTAAAGATATTGGTTGTCCGTGCATTGAGACCTCAAGTCGAATACCATAATCCTTACCGTGTTTAAATGCCGATTGTTGGAAGAATATCTTATTTCCTGGTTTTGCGTCGATGGTATTTAATCTACCCTCAACACCATCAGGGAATTCTGTACCAACAACAAACCCACCTAAGGTTGGTGCCATATATTTTTGAGAATAAAACACAATTGGTAACATACTACCGAAGTTGGCAATCGCTTCATTTTTACCGTAGATATACTTACCGTAATTAATTGCATTTTTCATTTTTTGGTCAAAATTAAGACCTGATAATTCTTTCCCTTTAATATTTTCATCGTCAACTTCTTGAGTCTTTTGAGTCCACTCTGCGGATATTTCATTTGTGGACGGGAATTCAACTGACATATTAGGACTTAACTCTCCTGTTGATTTATCCGCCAAACACATTCTACCATTATCAACATAAAAATAAAAACCACCAAGAGCGAAATATTCCCCTGCGTGATTTAAACTGTCATCGTGTTCCTTAATAACTCTAGTGACAATTCTTCTTAAGTCAGATTCGGTTAATTTTATAATTTTTTTCATAATATACTGTTGTTTATAAATACTTGTCTACATACGAATGTTATTCGTATAATTTATCTTCAATCTCTTTATGGCTTTTAGCAAATTTCTTAATTAGAATTCCTGCGACCGCGTTTGCGTGATTTTCGGACCACCCTCCTATTTTTAATTTTTTCATAGAATCGGTTAACCCCATTTTCTGATGTTGATACTCGTGGACCCATTCGTGAGCCAAAGTTCTTAGAACATCTATAAACATTCTACCATCCTTCAAGACTTTAATGTGATGTTTTTTCATTCTAACACCCGTTGTCATATTTTCATCCTTATTGTTATTAAAATCAACAGTAATATCATCATTTAACGGAAGTTCTTTATTTAAAAATTTAAAAAATTCGTCAATTAAAGGATATTCTTCCTGACTAATATTACCCTTATGTTTAATTTTAACCTTCATACTATATAAATACCAAGAATTTATTATATTTATTGGTATGTCTAATAATATAGTTGATTTTATAAAAAAACAAGATAATCTATTTGATGCCGCAAAGTATTTTGGGGGTATAAATAAATTACGTGAACTATCAAAAAATAATGACGAATTAAAATCTTTCATTAAAAGTTTATCCGAGGGTCGGTTATCCATTAAAGCTAGTAACGGTAAAAGATACTATTTTGATTTTAATATCTTAGATTTTGATATTGATGATTATGATGCGGACCAACATATTATGATTATTGCGGATTTAATAATTGATTATCCTAATTTAACTAATGATGAATTATTAACTATAGGTAAATGGGCTTCTGAATATCTTGAAGATGATTCCCCATACGAAATTTCAACACCTGAGGGGTTATTTGATGATGATGTACACTCGTATTATAGAGTAACTGTTAGAGAAGTTAATAGTGAAAAGGTTCCTTGGGAACAAGAAAGGTTATTAGATGACCCTGATTTAATTATACCTGATGAAACTGTTGAAGAGTTAATTCAGAAAAGTAAAATATCTAAAGAACCTGTAACTGAATCGTTAATTCAATTACGAAATTTATTTAATAAAGTTCTTTAACTTTCTAACCAAGTTATGGTAACCTCTTCTAGATGTTGGTGACAACCAAAAATACAATCCAAAGAACAACCCCGAAAGGCAATAGAAAATTAAATCCGTAGTCCAATAAGACCCTGTCCACTTCATTATTAGTGCAAACAGAGCGTCGAACCCTAACGGATTGAAGAACGTTGCGAGGATTAAACTCGTCATCGCCAATTTTCTCTTTATGTTTTTCTTCCCTATAACTGTCACTGTCCATAAAATAATATCTAAAGATTTATCTCTTTCGAGTACTTTTAAAAAGTTGTTTACAATAAATATAACAATAATATATTTAATAGTGAAACCTTGTTACTGAGGTCCACCCGTTTTTATGACGGTTGAGTTGGGTAGATACCAACGAAGTGGGGTTCAATAAACATAAAAATTAAAATAAGGAAAAATGTATTATCAAACAAAAACTGCAACGCCTTGTGCGTTCATCACAAAAGACAAACAACGTCTTAAACAATTTGGACAAAATGTCTATCTTAAAAATGGGGCGGAATTCGAACTAGAATTATTTAACCCATCTCAATCAACAGTATTATCAAAAATTAAAATTAACGGAAATTACCTTTCAGGTGGTGGTATTGTTATTAAACCTGGCCAAAGAATATATCTTGAAAGATATTTGGACGATGCGAAAAAATTCAAATTTGAAACTTATGAAGTCGATGGTACTTCTAATGAAGTCTTAGAAGCAATATCATCTAACGGTGATGTAATTATTGAGTTTTATGAAGAGTATATTAAACCAAACTATTCACAACCTGTCTTGGTTAATAATTTAAAAAATTATCCATCCACAAACCCATATCCTTACTATGGGCCAACATTTACAACAACAGGTGGGGTAGGGTTTAACACCTCATCGGTTAATTACTCATCAACAAATATAGTGTCATCTTACCACAGTAATTCAAGTAACACATTCGAGGGTCCAAATAAAAGAGATATTCCAAGAAGTAGAAAACTTAAAAGTTTAGAAACAGGTAGGGTTGAGAAAGGTGGTAATAGTAACCAATCTTTTAAAACCGTTAACTTAGATTTTAATTCTTGGACGGTATCAAAATCTGTTTGGAAAATTTTACCTGAATCGGTTAAACCATATGAAGTAAAAGATTTAAAAGTTTACTGTACTGAATGTGGTAGTAAGAGAAAAAAAGATTCTCATAAATTTTGTCCATCCTGCGGAACAAAATATTAATTAAAATAATAACAAGGTTTCAAACCCCCACTCAAAAGGTGGGGGTTCTTTTTTTTACTAACTCATATTTATATTAAAAAAAGTTATGAGTTACACAAGAGAACAAATTGAATCCGCAGTAAAATCAAAAGGTTATGTTTGGTTTGAGGGCGCAAAAGACTTCGATGTTAATATCGTTGGGGTTAGAAACTCGGCAACGGGTGATAAAGTTACAAACGTATTTGACGACACTATGACTGTGTCTTACAAAGAGGGTGGAGTATGGAAATTCCATCAATGGAATATCACAACTGACCCAGGTAAAAAGGCGATGTTAGAATACCATAACGCTAATGGTGTTGCAAGATTGGTTGAAGGTCAATATCGTGGCTCACATACTATCGGTTTACACCAAGGAAAGTACGAAGCGTTAAGACAGGCTAAAAACGTTAAAGTATATCGAGATAAAGATAAAGATATGCAATACGATGAGAACGTAATTCAAGAAGGAATATTTGGAATTAATATTCACCGTAGTTCTGCAACAGGTACGTCGACATTTGTTGAAAACTGGTCTGAAGGATGTCAAGTATTTGCAAATGTAAAAGATTTTGATTCTTTTATGTCAATTTGTAAAAAAGCTAGAGACATTCACGGTAATAGTTTCACTTACACACTAATAGAATCATCTGACATTAAATAAAAAAACCCCCGAAAGGGGGTTTTTTGTTATCTTTTAGGTAAATTTTTAAACAAACTACCAATAATTTTCATTGATTCCGCCATTTGTTTTGGGTCTCCAATATTAGGAGAGTTACCAATAAATGGGTTATTATTTACCTTATTTACTATTTTTTTACCAAATTTCTTCCAAATATAGACGATTCCGACTAAAAAAGTTAATAAAATTAAACACAATACCGTTAAAATAAAATTCAAATAGACCATAATTACATTTTTATCTAAACATAGTAGACAAAAATTAATAAATCAAGTACCTCGTAAATAAGTTAATATTACTTACAAGATTTTTTAGCAATCTCCACCTGTTCGTCAGATAAATTATGAGCTAACACATATTCATCCCAAGTAAATCCATTATATCGACTTGCCTCATTTTTAATTACACCATCCACTAAATAATTACAATAAAAATTATTGGCATCTTTTTGTTTTGTATCATTTTCGTTAACATCGGTTGTCGTGCTCGTATTTGTTGTGGTAGAATTTGTTGTAGAATTAGACTGCGGATTTGTAACAGTTATTGTCGAATTTTCAGGTTTTTTATTTAACTCGTAATTATAATTTTTTTGTTGACTTTTAAGTAAATTGTCAGATTCCGATGAGGTTTTTGGTTTCACAGGTTCTTGAAATTTAGGAGGGCCTACAATATCACCAAGTTGGGATTGTACACTATTATCTGTCGACTTAACCCATCCTGAAGTTACTTTACTATTCCAAACATACGTTTTATCGTCAAGTTGTCCTGATAAATCGCTTAATTTTACAGGTCCCATTTGTTTACCATCTTTATAATAATACCACCCGTCCTCAACTTTGTTAGAACCCCCACTATTATTCGCATTATTATTAGCGTTTAATCTAACTAAAAAAGCGTCCTTATATGATTGCCAAACACCATTAGTTGCAACACCATATGTTCCCATATCTTTTTCAGGTAAAGTACCGCCATTAAACCATTTAGGGTCTTCTCCGTTCATATATTTTTGAAACGCGATTATTTTATCCTTAGTGTCTAATTCGGCTGGTGGAGTAAACGTTTGTTCATTTAATGATGAATTTTTAGAACCGTATATCGTTCTAATGTGACTTCTATCGTTTTCTGTAATAACTAATGCTAAACTATTTTTCATATTTAATTTGTTTTATAATCAGGACCCGCCATCGTTATCCCTCTCGACGAACTAGGTGTACCATTACCACCTTTTTCAGTTTTCTTTTTATCTTGTTGAAGCATATAAAACCATTCAGGTGCAAAACAATTACGTTTACTATCTACATTTCCGTAATACCCTGAAAAGTTTAAAGTTTCTTTAGTTTTATCTCTCCTGAAACAAGCGGTAAATTTTTGACCTTTCCAAGAGAATGACCGAGTTCCATTAGGTGCCCCAACATTCTGAATATCATAAATCATTTTTTTTTGTAAGTTTAAACATTCTTCTGAAGATATGTTGTAAAACTTACTACTTGGGTTTTTTATGGCTTTATTACAATATTCTTGGAATACGTCAGCGTTTATTTTATCAAAAGAAGATGGAAGGGCTCCTATAGTACTAATATTAGTAATACTTTCACCTCCAAATATACTAGGTAATGGTCTACCCATATAGTCAACATAACTACCTTCTGTAGTTTGTTCTTCCGCTTCTAATAAAACCTTTCTTATTATTTTTCTAATATTCATTTTTAATAATATTACTATAAATACTTAACTTTAATCAAATCGATTAACATCAATATAGTATTTTATTGTTCTTCTTGCGATGTTAGTATCTAAATTTGGGAACTCGTCTTCAATCTCGTTGAAAATTCGACTAACTAAGTATTTTTTATTATCATCCAAATTTCTACCCTTATCGTCAATCATAATAGCCCTATGGACAAACGGTTTGTCCCCAAAGTTATATTCTGTTTTATGTATTGGGAAATGTCTTTTAAGATAGTTTAAAAGTCTTTTGTCGGTATTATCTGTATACTTACTGATAATGTCTTTTTTCTCCTCCTCTGTGATAATAAGTCTCATAGTTATAAATACACTTAATTCTAATTATAGTTATAATTATCAATATGAAAAGAATGCTTGAACATCTTATTAATGTAATCCAAAGGGAAGACCTCGAACTAATGTTTGGTAAGGGGAGTAAGGTGGTTGTAGAATCTGTAACATATTCCACAAATACAAAAAAAATCGTAATCCATTCTAAAGTACTTGCAACTGATGTTGATGACTCAATAGACATTTTCCCAACAGGTTTAAATATGTTAGTAAACGAGGGTTGGAAATATATGGGATATAACGAAGAATTAACTTTAATAAACTCGTTAGACGTTCTTTAGAAACTCTTAGTATAGAATCCTGACCCCTCATTGTTAAACTTGTCTTGGAATCCTTCAGGTAGTTTAGGTTCTGAACCTTTTAAATTAATAAACATTAAGTTTGGTAAATTTAATACTGATGACGGAATACTTTCTAAGTTAGGATTGTCAGGTAATGCTAAGAATGATAAATTAGATAATTGACCTACTTCTTCAGGAATACTACTTACACAATTCATTAATAATAGAGCTTCTAAATTTTTAAATCGACTAATACTTTTAGGTAATGCGAATGTAAAATTATCTTTTGATTTATTATTAAATAAGAAATTAGTAATATCTGATGGTAAACTCGCGAATAATTCATCAAATCCATATAACGCAACAAATTTAGATGAGTTACCGCTAGGGTATTCAATTTCAACTTTAGTTCCGTTAACCGCCAAATCTTTACCAAATTTAGGTTTCATTTCTTCCTTAAGTTTTCTTAACATAGGTGTGTTAAGTAACGCAATGTCTTCAGTACTTAATTGATTAACATTAGTTTGTTTTAATTTTTCAATTTTCTTACCAATATAATATCTAATCACTTCAGGTTCTGAAGACCCAATCATACTTGTACTTAAACTCATACCTAAAGCAATGTATTTTTTCTTTAAATCAGGTGTTAAATGAGCATATTGTTCGTCAGAAAGTCTAGGACTGTTATATTCTAACCACATCTCAACCTCCTGAGGTGAGTTAAAAGACTTCATAGGGTTGTCACCAACTCTGGCGTTTCTAACCGTATTGATTAACTGTCTTTCTTCTTGTGTGAGAGGTTTTGGTTCAAAAATATACTCTAATCCTTCTAATTTTGGAACTTTTGACACAATTTCACTAAATGGTATATTTGTACTACCACCATATCTACCTGAGTTAGATTTATCAGCCATAGACATTCTACCATTTGGGTCCACAAGGATTACCGTGGCGAAGTTTAAATCATCGAATGGTTTGTCCTCATCGATTACGTAATAAAGTGTTCTCTCGTGACCTAATCTGTAGTTATAATACATATTTCCACTACCTTCACGACTTGTACACCAACCTCGACCGTTTCTTAATCTAATACATTGGTCTTTAGTTAGTGGTGCGAAAATTTTTAATCCATTTTCATCATATTTTAAATCAATGTTTCCAAAATCTTCTTTTTCTTTATCGGAAGCACTTTTCTTTCCTTGTAAACCATCTAAAAGGTGTTCTAATTCACTAAAAGACATCTTGTCAATACCTTTAGTATCAAAAGGAATTAAGTCGAAATTTTCCCCATAAGAATCAATATAATAAAGTATTTGGTCTTGAGTTAAATTAGGATTTTCTTTAGAAAACTTATTAATCATTTTCTTAGTTAATAGTCTTGGATATAAATCGTCAACCATTTTAACTAAATTTAAAAAACTATACTTTAAAATGTTTTGTTTTTCTTTTGGTAATTCAGATTGAATTTCTAAAAACTTTTTGATATATCTCTTAAGGTTATTATTTTCAATACCCTTTTCTTTTTTCTTAAATTCAGTAAAGATATCATCCATACTTCTCGCAGATTGTTTGGACTGAATTAAAGATTTTAAATCATTATAAGAATATCTCATAATATCTCTCTTCTCAGCAGGCAAACCTTGTTTGTATCTGTCAAATAAATCGATATTAGAAATTATTTCTTCACGGCTATCTGTAGTGTCAGCACTAAATTTGGAGTATAACTGATTTTTAACTTTTTCAGAAACCTCCAGTATAATATTTTTACTTAATAAGTTTAATAATTTCATTATAATAATAATTTAAAAAATATAGTAATCTAGTTGCACTAGAAAGCTATAACTAGTAATAAATATCTATTTTTTGCAAAATTCTAATCTCTGAACACATTAAATTCATATCCTGTATATAAACTTAGTTTTTCACTGACATCTATTGATTGACTCGGGTATGAATTCATAGTAACTCCAATAAATATTGCAGGGGTATCATCAACCCATTCTTGATTCTCGTTTAATTGTTGTCTTGGTAATACCTCAAAAGAAATAATCTCCATACCCAAGTCAGGGTACAGAGATTTTAAAATTTTTTCAACTAAGGGTTTATCCATAGTCAAATAATAAATGTTATTGTATAATAATAAAGATTACGGTTTTTTAGAAGTCACCATATCTTCAATTGACAACGCAATACCTTTACCGTATTCATTCCTTCTTGAAGGTTTCTCTTTAATAAAATAATCGTAACCTGTAATTACTTCTCCGTCTTTAAGTGGATGCCCGTCACCTTTAGTGTCTAACATACCTTTGATAGGTAAATCCCCACTTACTCTTAATTTTCCTTTAGTTGGTATTCCTTCATCATTAACAAAAAATATCCAATTACCTTTCGCTCTTTCCATTGAAGGTGTGATTAATCTAGCCACATTATTTCCATTAAGACCTTCATCATTATTTTTAAAGTTTGCATTACTTTCATTATAACTTACACCTAGTTCATCCAAAGTAGGTAATTGTTTACCAGTATCGACAACTCTTCCTATTGAACCATCTTTTTTGTATTCTTTCATCCAAACATCAAAACTATCTCCGTTAGAAATAAAATATAACTCTTCGGCAACTGTAGGTTCATTAACACCATCGTTCCTTCTGAAAATATAATCAAACGTTGGTAGGGCGTTTTCTGAAATAACCTTTCTAACAATCCTAACTAAGTCAGATTCTGTTAACTTTATAACTTTTTTCATTAAATTTTGTTTTATAGTAATAAATATTTTGGTTTTTAGAAAAAAAGTAGTATCTTCGTATTGTATAATTAAATAAGTCCTATATGAAAAAAGTAATCTCATTAATCGCCTTCCTTTTTGTAGTACAATTTGGATTCTCTCAAGTTTTCTACAACCAAACTTCTAAAAATTTACGTTACGCAGGTGGTATGAGACCTGAGGTAATGGAATTACTCACTCCTGATGAAAAAACTATGTTGAATGACTGCATTGTTGAGTGTGGTGTTAACCCTGATTCTGTTGTATGGGTTACTAAAGAAGTGTACGATAAGTTGGATAACCCTGATTATTACAATACTAAAGTTGTTTATAAAACAACTTCTAATCGATTAGGTGGTGTAAATGAGTATATTGGCCAAAATACCTTGGAAAAACCTCAATTTATGGTCTTTATAGACCGATATAATGGTGAATTTGAGGTAATCCTACAAATGTATCATTAAAACAAAAAACCCTCATTACTGAGGGTTTTTTTATTATTTTTCTTTTCCTGTTGAACAATCAACTTCCCAATTGGCTTGTTTCTGTCCATTATACTCTAAAATAGACCAACATCTACCTGTCATTGGGATATCAGCCCCTAAACAAGTACCAATACTATCACTTTCTCCATTATTAAATACATCTTTACCAACTCTAGGTTCTTTAATAAAGGTAATTACAGGTTTACCGTCTTCAGATACAATATCGGTTAAAGTGTAACTTTCAGGGTCGATAAGAGCTTCCCCACCTTCACATCTTTGGTAATAAATGTCACCTAAAGAGTCCTCAACAGTTTTTTGTTGTGGTTGTTCTGAAATTACTACACCTCTTTTGTAACCAAGAAGGTATTTCATCTCGTGTATTTCGTTAATGACTGACCTCATATTATGATAATTTATAAAGTTCTTTATCTCCAACTCTACAAAGTTTAGGACATCCATTTTCCATAACCATCATAACAACTCTACCATCAGTATTAAATATTTTACCACCAATAGTTTTCGCTAATTCAAATTCTGAACAGTTTGGTTGTGATGTTTGTTTTACGCATTTTTCAGAATCAGTACCTGTAGGTGCCGCAGGTGCCGCAGGTTGTTCTAATATTACACTTTTGATTAACTGAGTTAATTCTCTCTCGTTAAGTCTTACTATTCTTTTTGCCATAATTTTATAATTTTTTATTATAAATATCTATAGAAACAAAAAACCCCACTTAATTGTGGGGATTTTTTTATTCAAATAAATTTCTAATTTTTGCCATTATCTCAACTTGTCGGTTCTCTAAAGTCCTAACTTTTTGAATCTGTTCCTGATTTAATTCAAAATTCTCTGATTTAATATCTGAGATTTGATTTGAAAGTCGTCTATGTTCGTTTAGAAGGTTTCCGTAGTCTTGGGCTTTTTGTTCTTGGTTCATAATTTCTTTTTTTATAATAATAATTCTTTTAGTGATTTAATAAATACTAATCCTGTTCTTTTGTAACTGATTTAATGGGTATTTTTACAGGATAAACACTATTAAACCATTCTTTTAATAACGGCTCAAAATAATCACCAAACATTATGATAATGTTTCTAAAGTCCCATTCGGAGTATCTTAATATCGGAAGTTCAAGGTCTTCACCAGCGTCCCCTCTGTCGTATTGTACTTGTAATATCCAAGAGTCATCTTCCCATCCATCTTCAATATCCTCATAATAATTAAAGACATCTAAATCAACATACCTATTTTTTTCGTGAACCCAAAAATCATAACTTCTTTCACCCTCATCTAAATTAGAATAATTCCCCATTACCGTAGTAAAGACTTTAAGTAATTGTTCGTTTGTAACTTTATAATCCATATTAATTGTCTACTCTAACGATTTCAGGACTGTATCCTAAATCTCTCACTAATTCACGTGCTTTATCGGTAACCTCACGTTGTGTGGAATATCCACAACTACTTTGGAATACTAATTTAAGTTTAATATTAAAATTGTTACGTTCGTACCTGATTGAGTGTATCCGAGAACCTCCTGGTATTTGTTTAATCTCCTTTTTAATCACTTTATTAAGAACTTTTTTAATCCATTCTTCCTCACCTATCATATTTGGACTACTACTAAATCTAAAATCTAATAATCCGTGAGATGGATTACCGTAAGACACTCCTAAAAAGTGTTCAAAATTATCTCTTAACGTACTACTAATTTTATTAATTGCTCGATACTCTTCAGTAGTTATATTTGAGTTAACAAATTTATTAAAATCGACATCAACACTACCGTACACCATATAAGGTCTTTCTTCCTCAAATTTAATAGTAACAAAATCAGGCAAATCTAAATTTTTAACTAAAATTTGTATCCCTTTCTTATATTTTTCAGTAAATTTATCTTTTTTAGCTAAAGATGGTAGTTTATGTAGACCTTTTTCAACCATTTCTTTACCCGCTGAAGCCATTTTAGCTGCAGGTCCACCGTATGACCTCGCATAAAGGTCAAATTCTTTACAAAATTCTTCAAAATAAGTCCTAACAATTAGTGACATAGGGTATCCACCGATGTCATCACCGTGTTTTTCTTTAACCCAAGGTCTAAACTTATGAATAAAAACCTCAATAAAGTCCTCATCGGAGTAATCGTTGAGGTGAATTTCGGTTATAACCTGTTTAACCACACTGTTTATGTCAAAATTGTTGTAATTCATACTGATAAATACTCAATAATTTTTAATTATGCGTAATTTACAGTTCGGTTATTATGATAATTGTCCTTAATATACTGTTTACGATATAAATCAATAAAGTGTCCATCCTCTTTTACAAAAAAAATAGAATCTATTTTATCAAATAGAGTAGGTGCGAATGATAATAACATTTCCCCTATGGTTACATAGTCAAAAATATCCCCATTTGTAAGTTTAAACGTTGGATTAAAGGTTTGAGGGTCATAAACCATATATGGATTGATATTCAAAGCCTCAACACTATAAGTCCAAGTATGAGGTAAATCCATATCAGTATGATTCTTCCATTGTGGATGCAAATGAAATTCCAACCCAGGGTATAGGGTTTTTAAAAAGAATTCTATTTGTTGAATTGTGGTCATATCCACAAAGATACAAATAAATTAAAGACAAAACAAATTATTTTGTGATGTAGGGAACAATCCCTTTACAATGTTCTTCAGTATTAATAAGAAATTTATCACTAAAAATCATCTTGTGATGTTCAAATATATTTGTGTTGGGAATTACCGATGTTATGATTAAAAACAACATATTAGAAAAATCAATCCCAATATTTTGATTATGTTCATTATTTTCAGGATTTAATGAAAAATCAATACAAATAACAAAATCTAAAGTGGGTACTAAATATGTTTGTCTATTAGGGTTAAATAATGAATTGAAAGATTCGGGTGTTACTCCTACATATTTGGCGTCAGGATACTTAGATAACAGGGTTTTTGAGAGAAGTCTCATAACCATTTCGTAATTGTCCTTAATTTCTTTTGAGTACCATTTCATATTAACAAATCGGCATTTGTTTTATCTTCACCTTACCAAATATATCTGAAATAATGACATTTAACAACCCTCCATTCGGTTTTGTTCTAATATATTCATATAATTTATCCACCATTTCTTTTGGAACGGTAACATTTGGACCAATCATCTTCAATAACAGTCCCATACCACCTGTTTTTTGTTGTTCCCAATTATCGTGAACATATTTGATTGCTTCTCCCTCAGGCATTTTACTATCGGCACTAATCTTCACCAATAAATCATCAATTTGACCATAAATCGGTTTTAAATATCCGTCCACGTTACCACAAATTTTATTAACAGGGGTATTTTCCAATATGTCCCCCATAGAATTAACCATATTACTGATAATATCTTTATAATTGAACAAATTAAACCCTGTTTTCTCTTGTTCGTGTAGTCTCAAAATTGATTTCTTTTCCTCCTCGGTGATTATAAATTTTCCCATAATAAATTATATTACCATAAATAGTTAAATAAACAAAAAACCCCACTCATAAGAATGGGGTTTAATTTTTTTTTCGTTAATTAGATTACGCTTTAACTGTGCTTTCGATAACGTCATATCTATCAACACCTTCCATATACAAACCACCGTTTGTATTATCTGCAATGTATTGTTCAACTTGTTCGAAAGTCATACCAGCAAACTGTGGAAAGTTTGCAGTAACGAAATCGAATTTAGTTCTCAATGTATGAGTACTTTCTGTAGTATCACCATCTTCAATACGAGTTATTTGCCAAGTCGTAGCTGCCGCCAATGTAGTAATTAAATTTTCTTCCATAATAATGTTTTTTGTTTATCATAAATATTCAGATATCGTGGAAATCCACCACGTTATCTTAAATTTGTTAATGGTGGGTTCTTAAAGATTGCGAAGTGATTATTTTCCACTCTATAGTTTTTATTATCAAATATCAATAATCCTTTAGGACCCGCAAAGATGAGGTATTGTACTGGTTTACTCTTATAGTTTTTCATTTGATAGGAGTTCACAACATACTCTTTGGTATTCTCATCAACCTTATACCAACTAAGTGGTTTAACCTGAGCATAACTCTCACCACTTTCAGTAGTAATTTCAAGGTCCTTACCGTCATATCTATCTTGTTTTGAACCCGAACAGAATTGTTTAATGTTCTTTGGGTCAATATTATACGGAGACTCAGTTAATTTCTTAATTGCCAAGTTTTCAGTTTTGGTTCCCGAGTCATATGATTTAAGATTAATCTCAACAAGTTCTTCCATATACTTACCTCCCTTGAACAATCCTTCCGCATTATCATAAATCCATTGTTGGAAACTTTTAATACTAACTCCATCAGGGGTTTCCATATTATTAAACACTCCACGCATATACCATTCAATAAGTTTTTTGATAACCATTGGATTGGTGTCAAAATAATTAAGGATTGACCAAGCTTGACCTGGTATGTTTGTGTTTGGAATATCAATTAATCCGTCTTCACTATTACAAATACCTTCACTATCGGTAAACCTATTTTTTCCAATATTACTTGGATATAATTTGTACAACGTGTCCAACATAAACTTAGGAAATCCTGAACTTGATTTTTTCAAGAAATTCTCATCCAATTTAATATCGTGAGTTTCTAAAGTTTTCTTAATCTTGTCATACTCATCACTCAAAATATAAGGGGCTCCCGTAGATTTTGTAAAATTAATTTTATCTACAGTGAAGTCAAACGCCTCCTTAGTTAAAACATTACTAAGTTTAACGGTAGAATTCGAATTGGCGTCTTTCATCTCCTTAATCTTCTCCGCATCTTCCTTAGACATTCCGTTTATATAAACAAATGATTTTTGATTTTTCGTATCAGGATTAAAGTTAGTAAAACGTACGACAATCTCATTCGGAAATTCAATCTCCGTCTGTTGTTCAATAATTAAATTTTTATACTGACTCTCAGTTATTACTATCTTCATACAATTTTTATTTATAAATACTTCGACCTCCTTGTTTAGGATGACCAATTAATAGTTTACAGTAGACAGTTTACTGTAAACAGTCAATAGTCCAATAAATACCCGAAGGGGTTCGGACGGTCGGAAACGTCGGGGGGTAGGGGGGGACCGAGAAAATTCCGACGAAGTCGGTGAACGGTTACTGGCATACAATCAAAAGTATGAAATTATTCTACCAAACATAAAAAACCCCCACAATAAGTGAGGGTTATGTGATGAGGTTCTTATTCCCCGTCGAAGATGATACCCATTTCCTCACCGTAGATTTTATCTCTACGAATGTCCATCTGATTTAACTCCTCTTCCAAGTTATCATAATACTCCTCGTTAGTAGGTTTCATTTCATAGGCGTTAGAACGGATGTATTCTTTCATCTCATCTTCGGTCATACCCTCCAATTCAGGGTAATTGTCTGTATCAACCTCAAGTGGCTCTCGGCAGATAAACGTACAGTAGGACTCAGTCCCGTAAACATTAATTTTCATATATAGTTGTTTTTGTTAATTATACAAATTATTAATCACACTGACAAGTACCGTCCCCACCATTATCGGGGTGACACTTACAAAGATTAGGGTTATATTCAATAACAGGTTCCTCCTTAAAGATAAAAACGTTAGAAGATTTTCCAACACTATCCAAATAGTCATAGACTTCCAACTCCTGACCCTTATACTGAATCCCATCAATAATCTCCCAAAAACCTTCGGGGGTGTCAATAACATTCTGAGTATAAGTGAAGTCGACAATCTCGGGAACAACATCAGATTCAAAATCATAAGAGAAGATTCCACCCTTGTTCTCATCAACAGTAAAGAACACATCCTCAGTCTTAGTAGGGAAGACATCATACGATGTCAACTCAACATCGGAGGGGATTACCTCATCGATATCAAATTTCAAAACAACATCACCATTTGCATCAATCAATTCAAAGTGAACGGTACCGTTATTAAACGGTCGGTTAATGTGAACCAAATCACCATCCCAAATATCAAACTCCATCTCGTCATCGATGTCGAATCGAATCTCCCATAGTTCTTCGACCCCACGGTCCTCCTTTAGTTTTTCAATCTGTTCAGTTTCATTTTTAGAGAGGGATTTCCCAATGAACTCCCCACTCCATCCGTAAGTATTTAATGTGTATTTCATAAGTTATTTGTTTTGATGAATTGGGTTTTTACAATTACCCTTATGTGAACCCCATTGTTGTTTACCAGCTCCAACGACAATGTACTCACAACCTTCCAAACTATAGACTCTATAATTTTGGTCGTAGTATTCTGAGGTGTTATCCAACTCCATTCGATGAGGGTTGGGGGCATATGGTTTATCCTCACAGGACATAAACAATAGAGCGGCACCCAATACCATAAGTGCAATTCCAATAAACAATATTTTCTTCATATATTTAAAAATTAATTTTCCCTTTATATTCTCTTTTTATTTTATCCAAATATTCCTGCATCCCAATAAGACACTGTTTATAATCAGTAACCTCTCCCAACTTGAAACGGATATTCTCTTCCTCTCTCTTGAATAAATCCATAATGGAATTATTAATATCAGATAGAATCTCCTGATATATACGTTCTTTATCTCTATGTTCTTTTACTTGGGATTCCAATTCAAACACCTCGCCCTCCAATCTCTGTATCTCACTCTCTTGGAAGAACTCATCCATTTCCACATTCTTATGGTTATCGATGAATTCCTTAAGTCCCCGTTTTTTCTCCTCACCAAAGATATCCTCTAACTTAATCTCTTTTCCCATTTCCAAATTTATAAAAGTTTAAAAACATCATCATCCCCAAACACAAATTGGTCATAGGGTGTAACAATCTATCGTTATATTCATAACACAATACATTCCCCAAGATAACTAACAAGATACCCAAAATCAAAAACACTTTCTTTATCATCACTACTTTTTTACAAAGGTAGTAAATTATATAAAATTTTCCAAAAATTTTTTTTCAGTATTTGAGGTCAAAATAAAAAGGGGGGTCGTGTTTATAGAAAATAAAAAATCCCCACCTATAAAGATGGGGATTAGTTAACACTCTTCGTTCATTTACCCTTAACAATATCGTACCCGACTACTAAGGTTATAAGGAATACAATTACAATAAAAAAATAAAAACCATTCTCTTCCATTGTAATTACTTTTTCTTTTCGTCACTTTTCCCTAAGACGTATCCCACGGAAAAAACTCCAATCACACTTACAGTTATATAAAATATTTGTTCTCCCATTATAATATATACTTACACAAAACAAAAAACCCCTCCGTTGAAGAAGGGGTTAATGTCTTACAAACCACACCATCCAAGACAGACCTTACCAAATGTAATTTTTTTAACGAATAAACATAAATTCTTTTTCATATCATATTGTTTTTCTATAAATATAAAAAAACCTATTCAAAAGAATAGGTTTAATATCTTGGTAACTTACATAAAGTTTCCGTCCATTCCAAAACGTCTAACTAATTTACGTCTACGTTTACAAGGACTACTATGTCTTCTTGAACTCTTAACGATTATTGAAATTATGATTATGAATAATAGTAACGCCCCGATGGCAATTAATAAACTCGCAGTTATACTAACCCCTCCGATAACAAGAAGTGGAGCAACTTGTTCATCCACTCTTTTACCCTTAAGTAATTCTTTCGCCTTAGAGATAGAATCCTTAATCTTTGATTTCATATCCTGTAGAGATTCCACACTTTGAGATTGAGCCCATTCCCATACTTTAGATAATACATTGTCCTCCTCAGGATTACCCGTTTGTGGTGCCGTACATAATGGTTCAGTTGGGTCCACGATTTCCCCCACAGGAACTGACACCCCATTGTTCTCTAATTCAGTTTGGATTAATTCCATTTCCTCAGACTCCATTACTAATCTTGAATTAGATTCATTAACCATCTTTTCCCACACCGCTTTACAATAGTTAGTTTCACTAACATCTATCTTGATTGGATTTACATATCCTTTCTCTCTCGCCAAATTACCTGTCATTTTCTGACACATATTCTTATCCCCACTATTAGGCGTTTTAATTATACAGATTTGTTTAGACGCATCTGTGATATTTGATTTACACCATTCGTTTTCCTCAGGTGTTGTAATAACAGTAGATTCATATAATCCACGTATATGTTTTTTATCTTCTTCAGTAATTATAAATTTTCCCATAATATATTGTTTCCTAATAAATACCAAAATTTTCCGAAAATTTATTTTTAGAATTCCACCCTTCCATATAAACAAGGGTCCATTTTTGGAAAAAAATTGCGCAAACTTCATTTAAGGGATTACCCCCCCTTTTGGGACTGACAAAACGTCATATATGGGGGGGATACGGAGGGGGGGAGGGGGTACACCCCCCCATAGGGAGGGGGCATAGGGGGTATGCCAAACTTTACCCCCCTGTCAAGATGACAATACCAAATAAAGTTATCAACATAGGGGTGTTTATAACTTCCCCCTGACAATGTGACTGTGTATAACTTTATTTGTTTATTCCAAATAGTATTTGTATCTTCGTAGACATTTAAATTTATTCCCCTATGTATTTTGGTCCTGTATATAATCTTACTAAAGAACAACGTGATGAGTGTAAAGTCAAACAGAAGGATTATGCCAAGAAGGTAACCAAGATGATTAAGAACCGTGAGTATACAGTGGGGAATGACTGTGAGAGAATCACCTTCCGTATTGTCAGTGTTCTCCCTGCTCGATACAAATATGATGTCAATGAATATCGTCTCAATATAGAGATAACTAAGGTGGAACATTCATATAGAAATGGGGATTGGAGTAACCGTACCCCATACAAGGATGAGAGAGTACGTAAGTATCTTATGAATAGATACAAAGATTGGATTGAAGGTGAACTTGGGGGTTTCCTAAACATCTTTGGATTTGGTAGACGTTACAATAGTAATGGTGCAACAATTTATCTTGAGACCCCCAAAATAATTAACCGTAGATAATTTGGTAGTGTCAAATATTATCACTACCTTTGTAGTGTTGTTATAGGGGAGACCCTAGCAAAGGGTTCGACTCTTCAGTCGCAGAGGGTAGACTCCGACCTACCTTATATTTTTTTTATAAGGGTCCCCACATTTATTCTATGTGTGCCGTGTTGTCGTGTAGGTGAGAAGCCACTAATGATATGGCGTTAGACTTAATAGTATTGACCAATACTTCCCCCATATTAAGTGGGAGATTGTGTGTGGCCATTACATATCCTATTAGATTATTTAAATCCATTGAACTAATGGTGATAATATCCTGAGGGACCTTCCCCTCCTTACGTGTACTATTAGTTCGGATGATTCCGAGAGCTAATCCCCCATCTTTACCATAGTATCTTACAGTACAATCCCCATTAATACAGAATGTCCTTGGGGTTAAATCACTTAAAAAGTCTGTCATTGTGTCAAATATTATCATAAGTATACAGTGGGGTACAATAAAGTACAGTTATTAACATAATAAATTGTTGATAACTTTTTTTCCACATTGGTCCTGACAGTCTGTCAGAGGGGATTGTTGATAACTTTTTATTAAAAATAAGTGTTAAAAAATTTGGATTTGTCAAAATGTCAGTCACGCTTTCGCTAAGGGATAGTCCCTTCACGGGGTTTTGGTCCCCACTCTGTATACACTCTCCCCCACAATTTACCACCACTATCCTTGCTGGTCATACTGTAAAGACCACTTTTCCCCCTCTGACGGTACTAAAAACAAAGGTTTTTTAGGTATATGTGAACTCCAGAGAAAAATAGAAGTAATGGTACAGTAGCGGTGGGAACACGTAGTGTGTTAGGATTCTACCTCAACGGACCCTCGTTAGAGGGGAATAATATCACATATAATAGACCATATTAGTCCCCTTCGTAGTGACTATTCATAGACAGATAACTTAGTGGTAGAAAGTGGGGATTATATCTAATAACATATAGTTTTATACCGTAGGTATCTTTTATATGTTATCTCATATAATCCCTTCGTACCTCATCCTGTACTCTATAAATGTTCAGGTTATTCCCTTGTTCAGTGTAACTGAACATCATCTTATACTGAACACAATCTAAGAGTATTATATCTGTCCCTCACATAGTCACCTCATATATGGGGGACACAGTAAAATGGGGGGATTTTACCGTATGGTAATAATCTGATGGTAACTAAGGGATTTATATAGTAATATTACTGAACGGGAATATACATTACAGTAATGTGGATTACGATAAATGGAATGATGAACTAAGGAATAAAGATTCTAATGGAACGGAACGTAGTGTAGTGGAATGGTCACGACAGTGAAGAATCGGAATGACTTAGTTCATTGTTTCATTTATTTTCATTATATTTATTAATATGAAATATCTTATCACAGAATCACAAATAGATAGAATGGTGTTTAAATATCTTGACAGTCAGGACTTTATTATTAAAGGTGATGACACAAGTTTATTCTTTATTAATTCAGAAGATGATGACACAAGTTTATTCTTTATTAATTCAGAAGATGATGAGCTCGCTAAAATTAGATATGATGAATATGATGGGTTTTGTTACATTAATATTGATTTAAATAAAGAAGTTTCTTCTATATTTTCTTTAGGACGAGATAATACTCAGAGAGTTATCAGTAGGTGGGTTGAAAATACTTTACAGATGAAAGTTATAAAAACCACCGACGCATATATGAACATTGATTCTTGGTTGAGAATCCCTAACTAATATTATTTGGGGTCCGATTAATAAAAGACCCCCACGTTTATAGTGAGGGTCTTTTGTATTGTTGTGTTATCTTATTAGAATCCTGATTCAGTAACCATCTCTTCCACTACTTCTTCCATCATCTGAATATCCATAGATAAAGTTACGTTCTCACTTACTAATACTCCACCTGTTTCTAATGGTGCGTTCCATACAAGTCCGAAATCATTTCTATTGATTGTACCTGTGATTTCCCATCCGTGTTTTGTATTTCCCCACGGGTCTACACTTTTACCATTATACTCAGTGTTTAATGTGATTTCTTTGGTGATACCTTTGATTGTTACCTCTCCTGTAACTGTAGTCATATCTTCACTAATCTTACCACCGAAAGTGATTGTAGGGAATTCTACCACATTAAAGAAGTCTTCTCCTTTAAGGTGATTATCTCTATCTACATTTCCTGTGTTAACTGAATCTACATTCATAGATACAAATACACTACCATCTTCTTGGATACCACCACCGTATGTGGCGAAGTTACCCTTAACGGTAGAAATCATTAAGTGTTTTACTTTAAACCCAATCTCTGAATGGGCACTGTCAATTGTCATTTTCTTCATAATATATTTTTTATGTAGTAATGATAATGAATTCCCCCCGTTGTGTCAATAGAGTATTGGATTATCTTGGTAAAAGTACACTATCCACCTCTACATTAAACTTATTTGAAAACCACCCCTTTATATGCTTGGCAAACATATAATCACTCACGGGTATTAATTTCTTTATATTTTCTCGGTCGCTCTTTCTATATGAAAGATATCTCCTGCTATATGCGGTTTCTATGTAAAACAATCTATCCCTATTGTTATTATAATAACACATTCTCCTGTCTAAGTTGTAGTCATTAATATCTACAACATCATAGTAAGAATCAAATAACTTGTATATTAAATTTTTTACGTCTTCTTTCTTCATAACTCACTTTGAAATGCTAAGATACTAATTTAATTTGAATCGTACAAATCTCCCCCGATATAAGTTTAAAACCTTATAATGTGTATTTATAAGGACATAACCTTATATTTATTACTATGGAATATATCATCACAAAAGCTCAGTTATATAGAGTAATGACTAAGTTCTTAGATAACTTTAAGAATACTCACGAGGAAACTTTTTTTGAGGACTTCATTTGGCTTTCAAAACCTAATGTTGAGGATTTTATTTTGGATATGCAATATGAATATAAAAACGGTAATTTGACTATTGATATTGATTGGTTAGAGGACTTGATGAATTGGTTCCCCATAAGTAAAGAAGACGCCAAAGACTTCATTAAAGATTGGTTTGAACAAACATATGATGTTACCGTTCAGTCTGTAGATTCTTATGACTTAATATAAAGATAATGGATTATATAATACCACAAGAGAGATTAAAGAACCTTATGACATCATTCTTAGATGAGAAGTTATCAGGCGGTATAAGTGAAATAGATAACTTTATCGTTATATATTACCACGACCTGAATGATGATTATTATGACTCCGAAGTTCTTATGGAGTTTGATAGTTCAGATGGTAGATTATATATTGATAAATCCTTTATCAACACCTTTGATAAGTTATTCCCCTTCGGTAAGTCTCAGTTATTTATTGAGGAGTGGTTTGAAAACTATTTCGGTGTTGAGGTAGAATACGTAGAAACTTAAAAATATATTTATTACTATGAGAAATTTAGTTACAGAAGTAAGTAAGATGAAAAAGATAATGGGATTGGACGAAGCGTCCAAACCTACCTATAGTCCTGAAGTAAAAACAATTATCGGGATTTTAAAAGATAATAAAGTTTACAGTGCCCAAATTCAGAAATTAATTAATAAGATTGAGTATCATTCTAAACAAGGATTGGTAGACTTTGGTTTATTAACAAGAGGGATTAAAAAAACATTAGAATTAAAAGGTAATAAAAATATTAATATATTCGAGTTCTTTAAACAAATTACAAAATCATTAGACAAGAGAACAACCAAAAAAGAAGTTGTTAAACCTGAGGAAGAACCATCCATTTTGGATAAAGACATCTATAAGAAAGAATTGTTTTTCTTACAGGTAGAACTTCTAAAACTACAGGAGTGGTTAAAACAAACAAGTAAGACTGTTATCATTGTATTTGAAGGAAGAGACTCCGCAGGTAAAGGTTCCACTATTAAGAAGTTCACCGAGAACTTAAATCCTAGATACTATAAGGTCGTTGCTCTTGGTATTCCTACACCTGACGAAAGAAAGAATTGGTGGGATAGGTATAGAAAACAAATTGAAAAAGGTAAGATAAACTTCTTTGATAGAAGTTGGTACAATAGAGGATTGGTTGAACCTGTTATGGGTTATGGTACAACCGAAGAATATGAGGACTTTATGGAAAACGTTCAGGACTTTGAAGAGTCATTGGTTGTTGATGGAGATTACTTATTTAAACTTTGGTTCTCTATAGATAAAGAAACTCAGGCAAATAGATTTGATTTCAGACAGAAGTCCCCATTAAAATATTGGAAGTATTCTGAGAATGATGAGAAGATGCAAGATGTGTGGGAAAAGTTTACTGAGTACAAACAAAAACTATTTGATAAAACGTCAACCGTAAACCATCCGTGGGTTGTTTTGGATTCTAACGATAAAAAGATTTCAGGATTAAATTCTATCAGATATATTCTACAGAACATTCCTTATGCTAATAAGGATGAAGATGTTTTAAATAAAGAATTTCCTGAAGCAATGACGGTATTAAAACCAAAAGTTAATTAAGTTAATGAGATATCAGGTATCACATACTCAGCTTCTTCGTCTTATGGATATGTACTTATCTAAGACCGAATATATCTTGATTGGTGGTGAATTTGTTGGTGAGTTAATTCTTCTACAAAAAGGAACTAAAGACTACCACGACTTTATTTATACATACGAAGATGAACGTTTATTGGTAGAGACAAATATCGTGTGGGCGTTATCAGGTTTCTTTAATATATCAGAAGAAGATATGTTGGACTATATTGGAGAATGGTTTGAGAATAAATATGAACTACCCGTTTCAGAAATAATTAATTGGACATAATATGAAATACATTATAACCGAATCTAAAATGAATAATATGATTAAGGATTATATCCTTAAGAACTATGATGTTGCCGATGTTGAGTTTGGGACCAAACGTGTTCAGTTGGGTTCAGGTCCAAATGATAAGGGTGAGTCAATTATTAATAGAAAAGTAATCACCATTACCATTAATAATCTTAATAAAAGAATGAATATTGATGAGGTTAAAGAAATTAAGAATTCTATTTTAAGAAACCTAAATAACGTTTTTAATATAGATTCAGGGGTTTATGGTTCTGAATGGGAACTAAAATTCTATCAAATAAAGAAAATAGAAATATAATATGAAATACATTATAACAGAAAGTAAATTGAACTCCTCCGTATATAATTTTATGGATAATTTATTTGCATCAAAAGATGGTAATCCTGAAATATATAAACTTGACTCTGTCGATTCTGATGGCGCGTCATTGATTGACTCATTTGATTTTGTTAACTCCGATTATTATAGTGATGAAGGTTCTGAATATCTTTTTAGCTGGACAGGTAAAGAATATTTTAAGACTATTCATAGTCAAGGTTATATAACTAAAACTGAGTATGAAAAGTTCTTATCAGAATCACCTATGGTTGTTATTTTAGATAAAATTGCAAAAGAAGAATTAAATAATTTTTTTGGTGATTTGTGGAAGCCCGTATTTAAACAATGGTTTAAAGATAAAACAGGATTGGATTATAAAACTTTAGACTAATGAAATACATTATAACAGAATCACAAGTGGACGTAATGAAGAAGTATATGTACGATATACTCGATAAGGATTCTGAATCTTGGGATGTAGAACACTTTAAGTTTAGAGAGATGAGAGTAACTGATGAGTCAGGAGATGTTCTGTTTAACTACTCTACTAATAATGAAATGTATCAGGGCGAAATGTCCGATATATTAACTATATCCCCCAAACTACTTAGAAAAATAGAAGGATTTCTTCCTATTATGGATGAGTACTATATCTCTGATTGGTTTAGTGAGAAGTACAAACGTAGAGTGGATGAAATAATGATTAATGACGAAGATTAATATGAAGTTACAAGAGAACATACATAGAATACAAACTATGATGGGTTTAATTAATGAATCAGAATCTAAATTCTTTATTAGAAGAGCCGATTTAGATAAGGTTAAAAAATTACTGCCGATTAATTCAGACCAAGTATTCCACGAGACAGATAGTTATAAACAATTTAAATATGAATTAACATTAAGAGCCGTGGAAGCGGTATTATGGAATGAACACGAACTCGGGTGGGAAGATTTACCTTCTGATGAGGAAATAGAGTTTGTTAATGATGTTTCTAATATGTTTGAAGACTTAATTAAAAAATTATATAAATCACATTCTTAAAAATAGATATGAATTTACACGAAAATATACAAAGAATTAAAGATATGATGATTTCTGAGGAAATGGTACAATCAGACGCTTGGAAATCAATAAAGAAAACATTAGATATTCTTAAAAAGAAAAAGAAAGTTTTATTATTAAGTTGTTCAAACAGATACAATTTTGATGAAAAGAATATTGATATCCCTAAATCAAAAATGATAGCAATGTATCTAAATGAAGAGTTAAAAGATAACTCAGTTTTAATAGATGTTACCGACCTTAAAATACTACCTTGTGAAGGTAATGTTTCTAGAAAAGACGGTAATAGTTGTGGACTAAAAGAATCTACCCTTAAAGACAAAGATAAGAACCCTACAGGTAATCATAGATGTTGGGTTAATATTAATAACAAGTCAGACGAGTTATGGAAAATATCTAAAGAGTTATTTGAATCAGACGCAGTCATATTCTTTAGTTCAGTAAGATGGGGTCAAGCAAATATGTACTATCAAAATTTAATTGAAAGATTAAATTGGTTAGAAAATAGACATACAACATTAGGAGAATCTAACATTATCAAAAACATTGAAACAGGATTTATTTGTGTTGGTCAAAATTGGAATGGTGAAAACGTGACTGAGACTCAGAAAGAAGTTCATAGGTTCTACGGATTTAAACCTAACAATAATTTGTATTGGAATTGGCAATACACAAAAGATGAGAATGATGAAACTCAAAAATCATATAAAGACTCTCATAAAAAGTTTATTAAAGACACTAAACTCCCCGATACTGAATAATATGAAATACGTTATAACTGAAAGTAAAATGATTAGCATCCTTCACAAACTACTTAATATGGAGTTTGATGGGTTTGACGACATATATTATAGTTGGGCTAACTACAACTGTGGTATGGGAGAATGTTGCGACCCTTACGCTATTGGTTTTGTATTACCTAAGAACCACTACGATGATTATCTATTTAAATTGGTTGACGGTAACAACTACTCTCCTGATGGTGAGAGAGATTACCCTAAAGAGTTTATGGAAGATTTACCTGAACCTTGTTATGAATCCCCTGATATTAAAGACCCTAACTTTGACACATACATTGGTTATTCAGAACTAATGGAGAATATTGAGAGTTATTTGGGGTCACCTGATAATTGGGAACAAGAACTGTTATATTTATTAAATAAAAAGTTTCACTCAGAAGCCAAACAAATAATATTTATCTAAATGAATTTTGTAATTAACGAATCTCAATTATTCTTATTGTTGGACAGTGTCTTCCCTGACTTGTCTGTTAAGAAAATACGTTCACGAAATTCTGCCCATACTTACATTATCGAATCTAATGATGATGAGATGTTTCACTATGAGAATGGTACTCTTAATGTTAACCCTGACTTTGTTAAAATGTTAAATAGGTTTGCACCTATCAAAATAACTGACGATATTATATCCACTCTTGGTAAATGGATTCATAAGAAGGCGGGGTTAAAACCTAGAACTATTTGGATTGGTCTTAAATCATACGATGTTAGTAATAGTATGAATGAATCGTTTGATAAATTACGTGCAAGAAGATTTATGCACATTGCTAACGATTATTTTGAATCGTTGTCACCATCAGATGTTTGTAACTATTGGAAATCTGAGGAAGTTGAGGATTACGTTAATGAAACTATGTCTGAAATGGTTCGTTTCATTACTGATGAATATCCTGATGTTTCTGCTGAGGATTGGCACGACACCTATGATGGTATCTATGGGATGTTGGAAGGTGTTGGTTATTCTAATAAGGTAAGAGATTTCTTTTACGACTCTTTAGATAACTGTAATCTAAATGAATCTGAGGAAAAAAGAATTAAGAGATTTGACAGAAGTCTTGTAAAAGATTACGGTAAGTACGGTAAAAAAATTGAGTCTTTAGCTCGTACATACTTAGATGATATGGGAAAATCTATCTGTGATTTAGTTTGTTTATGTTCAGAGGTTAACGGTAAAGAAAATTATATTGTATTAATTATCTCATCACACTACTTATCATCAAATTTTGAAACAAAGCTAACTAATTATATCACTAACTTTATTCCCGTAGATGTTTGGGTTATGGTAAATGTTAATCACCACTGTAATAGTTTGGATTAGTGGAAAATAACTTCCATTTTTATCATTATAGTGGAAAATAATTACCGTTTTCGATTGGTTCCCCCTCTATAATGGAAAATTCTCCTCGTAAGTACTCTAAGAATACACCCTTATCATTTACATATGTAATATACTCAGGGTTGTGATACCCCGAGTTTATTAAACTTATTCTTTTTTCACACTGTAAGTACCACAGGGCTAACTTTAATGATTTCGTCATTGTTTCGTATACATCCCCGAACTCGTGGTTGTCGTTAAACCATCCTGTCTGTGTGTTGTGGTTTCTAAACTCTATAGAGAAACATAAATTAGTTCCGTCTTTATAATGTTCTGCGTTGTAATGAATGTAAACGCCATTATCTTCTAACGTTTTATAAGTTTCTAAGGTAACCTCCATAAATAAATGTTTAGTAATAAATATTTAACATTTGTTGATTAATCGTTATTCTCCATATGATTGTACATTAACCTCATCACCCACGCATTCTCAAACTCATACATTCCACATACAGTAGACGCTTCATCTAAAGTATCATAGTAGTTTATATTACCATCCTTATCTTTCATATAGTCCATATTTCTAAGGTCTATAATGACGTACTTGTATTTCTGTTGACTTAACGTTTCCATTATCTGTCTCGTTAAATGCCCTGCGGTCTTGGTCCCATCATTACTCCATCGAATGATAAGATTTTCTATTTCAGAATATAATTCCATATTATAAATCTAATACTAAGTACTCGTCACTTGTTCCTAAACAATCAATTAAGATTAAGTTATCTTCTTCCATTACGGTAACTCCTTTAACTTGAGTGTGTCCTACAATACATATGATGTCATCCACCATATCTTTAACTAATGATTGAGGTCTAACCCATATTGGTGTTTGGGTTATATCGTTACCTCCGTAACTGTAATTATCACCCATTGTGAATTTGAATTTAGTAATATCATTACGGAACAACTCGTTAACCGAGTCTTCTAAATTATTCATATCGATATTATTGTTATTCGCCCACGTTTTGGTTAACCCAGCGTGACTGAAGAAGTAACTACTATATTGATAACACATCTGTAACAATCCCTCATCTACTGCAGGTTGTAACACACTGTTAATGTCTTTGGCATAACCAAACTGATAAGATGAATATGTTTCATTTACCCCATTTAAATAATGGAAGTCGTGATTCCCTATTAATAGAACAACCTTACTTGGATTGTCTCTCTTAAATTGTACAATCTCTTTAAAGTTTTCTATCTGTCGGTTGGCACTATAACCTCCGTCTTTGGCATCGAAATAATCCCCGATAAACACAATCATATCGGCATCTTTCTGTTCTACAACAATCTCTTTCCACTTACTTCTTCCGTGGGTATCCCCTAACGCAACTATTTTCATAACACTAATATATAATTTTCACACAACACCAAAATATAACTTTTGTACATTGTTATAGACAAATATACAACCATAGTTTGGTATAATCAATATTTTGTCTATCTTTGTCCTATGGAAATGGATTTATCAAAATATAGCATAGATGAACTTGTTGAGTTGCGTAACACAATTAATGGTGTAATTAGTGACTATAGAGACGGTTACTTCTATATCTGTAACGTTCGTTCATACGGTCGTAATTGGGTTGATAAGTGGATTCACAATACCCACACTCTTCAGGAATTATGTTATCAATATGATGGTGAAGATGGAATCGTTGATGTATTCTCTAACAACCCTGACTTATCTAAGATAGATAACTATGGTAATGTTATGTATGTCCCTACTATCGAGGATTATGAGAAGTCCAAAAAATACGATTTTTTAGTTAGAATTATTCCCGAAGCCGAGGAGACCTTGGCCGAATGGGGAAATCGTGATAACATACCATTTCAGTATCGTCCGAGATTTGAACCATTTTATACTCGTGAAGTTATTGACAGATTTAAATCAGAATTAGAGAATTTTGATATGTCTTTTGTCGCACCTGTCCCTGTAAAAAGAATTTATGACGATGAAGAGGAATAAAATCTGTCGTTGTGCGGCTACCGTTCCGTAATCCCCCAACCCCCTTTTTTATTTTCCATATATTTATTCTATATGAAGTACCTCATCACAGAATCCAAAATGGATAGTGTTATTGTTAATTACTTAACACATTATATTCACCCTGACTATAATTGGGGTCCTGAGTTGCACGATTTCTATCAGGAAGATGTTAAGAAATATGGAATGTATGATTTCCTTATTAATGATGATGTCGCCTACACTTATCACGGTTATCAAGGTTATGCTGGTAGTGATGAAGTTGAAGAGATTGGTATTTTATATATTCAAAAATGGTTAGTTGATAAACTAACAACCTTATTTGGTAATTTTTGGATACCTATTTTTGAGAAATGGTTTGAGGAAAACTCAGGTCTTAAAGTTAAAAAAATGATTGCAGAATAATACTATGAAAGGATTAATTAAAAAAGTACTAAAAGAATCTACGGAAGAATTACTTAGATACCGTAAATTGTTCAGTGATTTTGAAATACCTGAAGAAGGTCTTAAAGGTAATGAAAATGGAGCAACTAATGTTGATGATTTCTTTTGGAATTTTGTTGATATGGCGAACTATAAATCGGATAATGATTATAGAAGAATTAGTGACATATTAAAAGATTTAAATAAGTTTGCAGGTGTACCTGCTGAAAAGATACTTATTCTCGCTAAAGTACTTAATTTCAAAACAAAAGCCATCGATAAAAAATGGGGTGACGACATTTATAATGTTGGTGATGATAGTTGGTCAGACCTTAGATGTGATGTAGTATCTCGTGGAAAAGAATTCTATAATAAATCTTTGGTCGATTATGATTTAGTCCAACGTATGGCAAATGAAGACGACTATAAAGAATCTTTTTCCTACGCAATACCTTATACCAGTGATTTAATTTAATTATATGAAAAATAACTTACTAACCGAAATTAATAGATTTAAAACCCTTTCAAATATTAATGAACCACAAAACATTAATGAACAAGAGTTATTGAATAATATTAAAAACCTAATCTCTATCGCATCTGACAATGTAAAAGATAATGAAACGTATAAAGACTTAATGTCTTTCTTTAAGTCAGTAACTTCTGATGAATCATCCGATGATGAAGTAATATCAGGTAGTTATAGTGCTGAAGGACAAAAGAACGCATATGACGCATTACACTCATTCCAATCTCGAGTGTCAGATAAGTTTGGAGGTAAAATCAATACAAAGGTGAAGGAAGGTATTGAACGGTATAAAGATTTAAATGATGTTGAATCAGTAGATATTAAAAAGGTTGAGATTGGCATCGACCCTGATACTTTAACTGTAGATTGGGAAGTAACTATAGGTCCAAGTAATGATGGTTATACATACGAAGAATTTGATAGTAGAGGAAGTGCTGGCGGTGGTGAATCTGCGGTTGATGGTCAATTAAATCGTATGCACTCACTTCATTCAGGAACACCTAAATTAGTATATCATTATAATGAAACAATACCCGTATGTTTCAATTCAGACGGAACTAAAAAAACTAATGGTTGTAGTGGTAAAATTAACATACAACAAAAGTTCTTTAAATACGGTAAGAAAATATGAAATACGTTATAACCGAAAATCAATATAAGTTAATCAGAAGAGAATCTGATATGGAACGTAGGATTGATAGATTACTTATGATGGCGAAACTTCAAAATGATTTATATTTTGTACCTTTAGACCATCTAATCTTACATATCGCAGATAATGTCGCAGTCGAGATGGCAAACGAATCTAATGTTGAGGGTGATGACTATATCACATTTAGAAATCAAATAAAACAATATATTCGTAGTAATTTTTACGGACATATTAAAGACTTTTTGGAGAAAAATAAAGAGAAATATGTCAGCTAAGAAAACAATTAACTTAATCACAAACTTAATTGAGAAGTTAGTAATACCTAAGTTCCCCGTAATTGATAGTATTGAGAATATTGAACACTTCTCATCAGGGTTCAGAGGTGATTCTTACTTTGTTAACATAATAACATCAGAATGTTTAAGTATGGAAGAACAGGTTAGTATCGACACCTTAGTTAAACAGTTGTTTAAAATGGCATCTTTAGATTCATCAAATGATAACTCATTTAAATTAGAGTCTGATGATATCAAAGTATTCTTTGACTGTCAAGATGGTGAGGGGTTTAACTTCCACTCACCATACGGTTACAAACACTAACTATTTAAACCCCAATTCATACCTTTGGTTGTCTTTACACCAAATTCAATAGTCTCGTTAAGATATTCATTAAACGGTTTTGTTCTGTCATCTTTACCGTGGTAATAGTTACCCCAATCTCTATTTCCATCTTGTGCTGGTAGTGGTTGTATCTCTTTAATACCATTCCTAAGTATTTCTCTTATGTATCCACATTCACCACTAGGGAAGTTAGTTGGGTTGGTTTCTTTAATTCCATTTTTAACGGTATCTTCAACATCTTCTTTACTAAAGAATTTATCAACGTATGGCGTTCCCATCATAAACCCTTCGTGACTTTCTAACGCGGGTTTTGTTTTCACCCCATTTTG